TTCAACGTGAGAACTTCCCCACGCTTCAACGTGAGAACTTTCCCACGCTTCAACGTGAGAACTTTCCCACGCTACAACGTGAGAACTTCCCCACGCTTCAACGTGAGAACTTCCCCGCGCTACAACGTGAGAACTTTCCCGCGCTACAACGTGAGAACTTTCCCGCGCTACAACGTGAGAACTTTCCCGCGCTACAACGTGAGAACTTTCCCGCGCTACAACGTGAGAACTTTCCCGCGCTACAACGTGAGAACTTCCCCACGCTTCAACGTGAGAACTTCCCCACGCTTCAACGTGAGAACTTCCCCACGCTTCAACGTGAGAACTTTCCCACGCTACAACGTGAGAACTTCCCCACGCTTCAACGTGAGAACTTTCCCGCGCTACAACGCGAGCATTACCGATCTTGTTATTAACCGATAGCCAAAAATCAGGAACAGACTCAATATAAATATGTGTAAATTCCTCAAAAGATTTTGGCAAGGCGTCCCATTCGGCTTGGGTTTTGATAATGATTTTATTCATGGTGGAGTTGATAGCTTTTTGTTTTGATTTTGTATTTAATCTACGAAAAGGATTCTGGATGGGAATAGGCGCACGGTCAAGCAAAATTGTCAGAATTCCGAAGAATTTTCCGTACCATTTGCTCTTCGGACTTGCTCAATCCCTTATTCAAAATATCGAAAACTGTCACTGACTTTTTCGGTTTTTCGGCGGGAATCTGGTGTTTGGCCAAAGTGATTTTCCCCTCAAGCCCAGCCCCCTCTCCAACCTGAGTGAAGACACGATTTAGTTCCGTCGAGGCTAATTTCAGAGTTGGGAAGGAGGCGAGAGGAGAAGGCATACAATCAGGCTTTGAGATTTACTTTCGGGACTAGATCATATTTAGAGAGAATGAGTTCGGCGATCTTGGTGGGGTCAGTCTCCCGCCAATAAATATCAGAATTGTTTAGCTGTTCGGATAATTCAAATACTTTGTCAGCGTAAATAGCCTCATTTGCGGTATCATAAGCCACTCCATTATCCGATTGATATTTCGTTACTTTTTTCATGTTTTTATCTTAATTGAATTTCTCGACCAGAGTATATTCACCGGACCCGTAATCAGCGTATAGCTCCCCGCCAAAGCGGCGAATACTATCCAATGCTTGTGCGAGAATCGGGGTCATGCCGGGGAAATTCTCCAGTTTAGAATTATATCCGGTCACTACTTCATGTTGGTAGGTTTGACCATCCTCTTCTTTCTCGTTAAAAAATTGGCGAACGAGCCAGCGCAGGGGTCGATGCTCTTTCAGCGTCAGATTTTGATTCGGCGCGAAAGTCTTCCGGGCAGCGGAACTAGAATTTGTCTTATTTGAATTGTAATTTGTCATGGTATTTAGTCGGAGTTGTTTTGTTTTTTTTTATGAATCTGTCGTGAAATTGTCTTAAAACTGTCTTTAGACTGTTTTGCCTTAGAGTTTATTCAAAGCCTCCGCATAATATTCAATCTCTCGGGCCTGTTTATCCGAACCGTCATGCCAGACTGCCAGTGCATGCACCGGATGTTTCGGATCGCCGGACTGAGAATATACCAAATCCGTTTCCGAATTCTTCCGATAATGCTTGCGGAAAGCCTCAGATAAGGCATTCAGAACCGAAAATACTTCTGAGTAGGTCGAGAAGATTCGGAGAGTTTTAGTAAAATTATTTTGGTTCATAATGGGTTTTAATTGCTGTTTGACTGATTGAGTGCTTGCTCGGCAATATTCCGGACCTCTTCAATTTGCTCGACTCGATCCATGAAATTCATAACTGCATGTTTTGCAAGAACTTTCTTTACAAAGGCGGGCGGATTGTCGGAATTAATCGTGGGATAAGACGGGGTGAACCAAGTTCCACCATAATAATATGAGGTTACAACCTTGAGATGATTGACATATTCATGAAATTCCTTAAGTTCATCCGGCGTTACAATAATGGCCCGACCATCATTCTTTTCCGCCGTTAGACCGTATTTCTTAAATGCCTTCCCAATAATCTCCATACCTTTCGTAATTTCGGCATTCAGATTGGCGATTTCTTTCTTGAGGAGAATTTCTTCTAGTTGATTAGTTTGATTCATGTTTTTGTTGTTTTTTCTTGTTTTATTCTTTCGGTTTATAACTTGTCAGACGGATTGCCCGCCGTCAAGTCTTTTTTCAAGCCTTTTCGGCGGGAATTTCGGTTTCAAGATAATATTTCTTCCCGGCAAATTCAGCAATCAGCTTCCCCGTATGAAGACTGCGATGCACCTTCGCCTTATCTTTCCGCGCCCGAAGTTTTTCCAATTCGCGGGTCTGCTTTTCAAATTCGGATTTCCAACCCTGAAGGGCTTTTCGGAATTCTAAGTTTTGTTCATCTGTCTTTTGCTTTTCCACCAAGAGATCCGCCAAAGATAATTCACCATCCCTAATGTTGTCAACTACTTCTTCCAGTTTGGCTAATTCCTCCTCTAGTTTGCCAAGCTCCTGATCCTTCTCCGTATTCTCCTTCTCCAAACCTTTAATTATTTCCTCATTATCTTTCAAATTCCCTTTTAGAACTTCGACCTCTTCTTCGGAGGTCACAAAGAATAAATCACCATTCGGACTCAGGCTAATTTCTGAAATGTTTGTCTGATTCAGCCGGTGATACGGCAGGGATGAAATTTCGGCTAAAACTTGTTTAACGGGGAGCATGACTAAATTTATTTCTTGTTTGTGTAAAGATAGCGGAAAGAAGATTCCTTCATCGTTTCGGCCCTATTTAGAATTCGGACATATAACCCATCCATTCTTATACCCAAGAACTTTTGCTTCTTGAGGATCTTTGAATGGATTACTAATATCGTCTCTGTCATACCAAATCTGACCGGACTCAATAGGAGGCGGACCGAATTTCTTGCAGAGGAATGTGAAAAATTGTTTAATGAATTTCATAGGTTGGAGTCGTTTTTTTTGATTGGACTGACAGATTGGCTGAATCCGCATGACAAGTCAAGACAGAATGTAGGAAATTCCCGACAAATTTATTGATGGTTCTACAGACTCCAAATATTTTTGTTTTCAAGAATCTCCATGAGAGTCCGACGTATATTTTGTTTCTCTTCCTCGTCTTTTTCTTTTTCGTGTTCGGCGAGAAGAATCATTAAAGACTTCCTTCTTTCGTTATTGCTGTTTTTCTGCACCCAGTCAATAAAATTATGCAAATCTCTTGGGTAGTGTATAATATATTTCATTTTTTTTGTCTTATTTCAGATACTTGTCATAGAACTCTTTGATCTGCGGGCGTAATGATTCCAAAGTCGGATCGGTCTTCCAGTGAAAATTCAGATCGGCAAGTTTGGCGACTTCCGGCCCATGGATAAGTTCTTCCGATGTTGGTTCCGGCGCGCCATCTCTTGTGATATTGATGAAAATCATGCTGTCCCCATAGATTTTTTTAAAGAATGCAAATTCTGAACTATACCTTAAATCCGTCAAACAATAAATTGCATCCTTATAATTTGTCACCGAATCATAAATTTCAATCTGCTCTTGTATTTCCTTACACCAAAAATCAATATCTTCGTTCCGCGCCATTCGACCGAATTCAATCATTAACGGGCGCATTTTTTCTTTCTGCTCGGGAGTTAGTGCTGAAATATTTTTGTTGAAAACCCTAAAACAAGGCCCGTCCAGAATAGATTTGAGGGTATCAGCTAATGCAACTCTTTTGATATTGGGATTTATTTCTTGCAGAAGTTTGCAGAAAGTATCTTTTCCACACATGCGGGTTGATCCTAGTGCCAAAAATTTAATTTGTTTTTTCATGTTTTTTATTTTTAACGCTTTTCTTCCGTCATGTCTTTAAATCCGCAAGACAGCAAAATCTTACAAAATTTCTCCGGCGCAATATCTTCCGAATCGACCTTGGCCATTTCATCCAAAACATCCTTCATCCCAGACAGAATTTCCCATGAGTCATCAAAACATTCCAGCCTTGGAGTTCTTTTCCTTCCAAGGTCATACCACTTCACAGACATTTCCCCGGTTGTCCCGCCATCTTCATCATACATTCCGAACATAACCTCGTCTAGATATTTCTGCCCGGCTAGACAGGTTTCTCCATACCACGAACGGCTTAAATGAGTGAAAGCGCGGAACATTTTATTTGGATTGTTTGTTTTCATAAATTCGATCCTGAGATTGTCTCAGATTCCGCAAAAGTCAAGTCCCTTCTCTGTCAGAATACCGTATCGGCCATCCCGAACCGCTCCGACCTGCCAAATCTGAAAATCACAATCGGGCCAAACGTGGCGGAATTCTTTATGGACATGTCCGCCAATCGCCGCCGTGAACTCCTCATAATTCGGAAAATCCTCCTCTAATTCCCTAAACTGATACCCCGGATTAATGAAATCCCAAAGAGACTTCGGCTTGGAATGCAAAAGCAGGTATGCCTTATCCTGAATTTCCAACCTGTATTGCAAACTGAATTTCCCCGCGACCAAATCGTAAACCTCCTGACTGAGATCGTATTGCCACCAATTTTTACAGACGACGATGCAGTGATTTCCGGTCACGAAATTCCAATCGTTGATATTTTGTTTCAGCCATTCGCCCGTCTCTTTATTCCCTTCTTTCGTCATTCGCCCAAGCTCGTCAACAAAATTAAAAAGATCTCCGAGCATAAACCGATTGGTTATCTCGGGATGCTTATTTTTGATCTGGTCTAATTTATCCGTGCGGCAGTGAGGATCAGAACAGATAAGAACTGGGTAGGAGTCTAACTTTATGGTTTTCAATCGCTTTTAATTCCTCGGTCGGCCAGAATAGACCGTATGATCGCCCGAGCCTCCGGCCCGACATTCTGGGTATCAAGAATCGCTTGCAAATGATCTGATTGGCATTCAGACAGCATCACTTGGCGGCGCGGACCCAATCCGTCCTTCCCGAGAGTTCCCCACTGAGAATACTTTTTCTTAAATGCAAAAGATTGGCGGTCCTCATATTCTTCCGGCGGGACAATACGGACCTCGGAAATATGAGTCTTTCCAAACTTATCTTTCCGGTTATTCCAGTCATTATATAATGCAGCAGGACTGACTTCCAATTCAATTACGACCTGTTTCAACGGCGGACCTTTTGTGGCGTCCCAACCGTGACGGAAATAGTCCAATCCGCCATCGACAAAGCACGATGAATCTGTAGTCTGCCTGTAATCATGGCGAGCGCGGGAATAAATAATTTCCCCAGTTGATTCCTGTAATCCAGCGATGTATTGGTAAGTCTTATTCATATATTTCAATCCTTCATGCTTTGCAACTCCGCAATCATTTTATCAATCAAAGCCGTCTTTTGAATTTTCGCATCATGATAAGCCTCTTTCAGGCCGACCCGAAACCCCGATATGAAGGCGGCGTGCATTGCTTTTTCTGTATAATAGGTTTGCCCATGCAGAGTTTTATATCCGTAGCCATTCTGTCGTAAGACCTCTCCTGCGTAATAAGTTAGGTGGATTTCTTCCTGAGAGTATTTCTTTTTAAGGGTATCCCCGTATTTAGCCCAAAGTCGGGCGGTCAGATCGTTGATGATTTTCAGAATATCGGACATAAATTTTTCATTCTCCGCTCAGATTGAAAACACTAAGAGTATCAACGTTATTTTTTTCGACTAGATTAATCGTCCCGCCGAAAGATTCATGGTCTACCAAAAGATGGAGGACGGTAAGGGCGCGAGTAATGACCTCTTCATTGGTTTTCAGTCCGAGAGTCTTTTTAAGACCCGAGATAGATTCGGTGGCCCGTTCATCAAAGTTGAATGTCAGAGTTTTCATATTTTCTTGCTTTGCGGCGAAAAGTAATTCGCTACGCTCATTATTTTATATTTTGGCTTGCAATTGAACCACCAACATAGGATAGACTACGCTGGCGGTCAAGGATTTTTTTGGAATTACTGAGTTTAATTCGCGGTGAATTCCCGCCCTAGCTTTCGGCGGAATCGACTAACAAATTCGGCATGCTTGTTCGGAGAGCATTCGAGATACCAAGTCTGCAATTTTTGTTTGTTCGTTTTCTCGTAAAATGTAATCACGGTCTTCTCCGAATATTCGTTCTTGCCGAAAATTCGGATTTTCTCCAAGGATTTTACTCGTTCGACAGAAAAGACATCTTCGCCTTCAATATCAAATTCACAATCAGGCATGGGATAATATGATTTCATGGTTTGCATTTGTATTACTTGCTGAAATCAATTTCTTCAGAGGGCAGAACAATCACTTCCACAAGCTCGCGCAAGGGGTTAATTCCCAAAGGCTTACTATATTTGCGCTTACTGCCGAAAAAGAAGTCATAATACTTCTCAATCCGCCCACCCTTGCTCTTCCGGCCTCTGCCAGATTTATTCTTGGAGTCGTTTTGTTGAGCCGCCGCAGTTTGAATCTTTGACAGGATATCCGCAGTTGGACTCTCAGAAGGAACTTTCATAAGGAAGCCAGCCGGAGCGGCCTTACCAGTTTCATCCGTTCGGACAAAGAAAACATGTTTGTTTTTCGTCTTTGGGTTATCAGCCTTCTCCTCTTCTTTTTCGGCTTCCTTTTCAGCCTGAATCTTCTTGATATCCTCAATCAGATTTTTCTTGATCTCGGGATCTTTCACATTAGAGTGAATGACGGAAATGATTTCGTCAATGTCGATTTTATTAACAGCCATGTTATTTTTTTATTTTTAAGTGTTTGTATTAATTCTGATTACTTCTTCTGATGCAACATTGCTTCCGCTGTCCATTCTTTGATATCCGCTCGAAGGTCTTTCAGCGAGCAGTTCCCGTTCAAATAATCAATTAAGACATGCCAAGCGATGTCATTCTCTGGGCTGTGACCCAAAAGTTCAAGGGCTTCATTTTCAATATCCTGCATTTTGAGCAGAAGGCGACTGTATTCCGCTTTGAACTCTGTTAGTTTTTTATTTTGATCTTTCTGATTCATATTAATTTTGTTTAATTGTTTATCTTAGTCTCTGCTTTCCAAATTATTTTCCGCCCAAGCTTGAATATCATCCCCATCCTCCGACTCCCATTCCAGCCATTCACCATCTTCATAAATCTCCAATCCAAAGACATTTGACTCAATGGTTTTGTCAAGCAGTTGTGAATCCGCCAAGGCTTCAATCAGGCGAGCGCCATGACCTACATCCTTAACGGGATAACGAACCGGTTCATTCGGGACGTTGATAATATTCCAAACACGGAGGTCGCCCGGTCGGACTTGATTTGGTTTAGCTTTCTTCATAATATTTTTTCAAAAATTGATAGAGCTGATTGGTCGCAATGCTTCCTAGCTCCATGCTGTGTGCCGGAGTAATGAAACCATTGTCTGGATTTTGATATGCAGGCTGAAGAATGGTTAGACTGGGGATCTTCTGTTCGGAGGTATCATTAGAACACTCCATGATAGTTACTGCCCCGCAACCAATATTCGTGGTTATTATTTCGCTTTGTTTCATATTTTAGTCCTTCCGATACAATCCGATCAGTCGGATAAGTTCTTCCCTCGGAATCAATCCGGTTTTCCGCCCGATTTCAAGATCTTTTTTCAGGAAAATCAAGGTGGGAACGGCGCGAACTCCAAACTCCTCAAACTTCTTTTCATGTTCGTCGGCATCATAAGAATGAACGCAAACACCGGTTTCGGCAACTACTTCTGGTAGATAGGTTTGAAGCTTTTTACACGGCCCACACCACGAACTTGAAAATTTAAGAATTGTAATTTCGCTCATGTTTTTATTTTTATCAATCTGAATGATTATTTTTGTTTGTAGTTTGTATAATCTCCCAACGAAGACTATCCAAAAATTGATTTTTCTCATTCTGATCCCATTTGGGGAATTCCCGGCGAATCTTCTCCCGAGTCATTCCGTTTGCTCGGGCAACTTGAAGCAAGTCATTCAATTCTGCCATCTGGTTTTTCAAATTAAGACAAATTCAGACAGATTTCGGAGATTCAGTCAAGGCTTTTTCTTGCGGAATTTCCGCCTTATCTTCTTTCTGTGGTTTATAAACACGAAGATAATAACTAGTCGGGTCAATCCCTTCTCGGACCTCTCCAGTGACATGCATATATTTCGTCGGAGTCTCATTAAAGCGGATTGTCATGGATTCCCCGCGAGGAATCTTATATTTCGGCCTCAACGTCTTATTAATATATTCCCAAGCCTTTTCATAGTTTCCGGCCTGACACAGAACAGATAGCTTCCGTGATTCGGTCTGGTTCAGCCTGTAATCCTTATGTTTTTCAAAACCATGTATTTCCGGCAAGGCTGTCCCGGAATAATTCAGGGGATCTCGCGTTGATGTATAATGATCGAACAGCCCGCCATTCTGAGTGACAGCATTGTATTGCCGGAGAGTTTGATAGATTTCATAAGCGATCTGCCCGTCCCCGACGCGATCCGTTTGAAGGATGCCCCAAGAAGCATTTATTTCGCGGGGAAAAGGCTCATCATCTGTCTGAGGGTAACTCCGAATAAAATTTGAATAACATTGGAGATAGCCCTCGTTACTTATGCTGCTCATGGTTCCGCCGCAATAAATTTCCCTACTTTTTTTGACAGCTTCCTTTCCATGCTTCTTTTCTAAATGTTGTTCAATCGTGCGGAGGCGGATGAATGTTTCAATGTCTGAACCGGTATCCCAATCATACTTCCAGCCAAAAGTCTCTTCGAACCAGTGTTTAAATTGTCCCATTCGGGCGCGGGAATATGATTCAAGAGCCGCCATCAGAACTGGGATGTGTTCGGATTGAAATGTGATTGTGGTGGGTTTGCTCATTTTTCAGGGGTTAAATTTCGCCAAAGCCCGGATGACGGAATCAATCATATCTTTATGAATAACGGTGGGCTCATTGGTCTCGTTAGAAATCTCAACATAATCCGAATTATCCTCACAGTCCTTCAGAATGATCTCTTCGTTCTGCTCGGCGATTTCTGCCTTCAGGGTGATTTTTTGTTGTTTTTGAATTTTAATTTCAGTCTTCATGTTTTTGTCTTATTTTGTCTTAATTCCCATTGTTTGTATCTTTCCCTGTCCAACTGTCAAGCAGAATCAGAAGGAAAACCAGCGGGCCGAAACAACAGAGGGCCGAAAACAGAAATGGCTGTTCGGCGACTTTCCGAAAGCGAAATCCGACTGACCAGAGCCCAGCGAAGGCACCGAGGGCGAACCAGATTGGAAGGAGGACAAAGATATTAGTCAGCATGATCTTCTCCGTAATTTTTCACATTGAAATAACCGAAACCATTTTCTGCCCAATAATCCTCAAAAGACTTAGGGAAAAATACATTAATCGGCCTATTAAAATTACAAAAGAGTGGGGCAATATCTGAAGCGGAATAATTTGCGAGGCCGCAACCAATCTCGGTCATTAAAAAGTCCCATTGAGGATTATTTTCGGCGATCTGCATAAATTCCTTAATCTCCGCTTTAATTTCATGCAAAGGCAGCGTCCTAATATTTTCGTCTTTCGTGCAAAGCCCATAGGATTGCCCGACCAAGCCGACCTTCCCGTATTGCGCGCCGAACTTCTGAAGGGCCAATTTCGCGGCTCCGGCTCCGTGTCTGCCTGCACGATTCGCCCCGTAGCAAAAGATTTGCCCATCATGGAGTTCTGTAATTCTATCTGGTGTGTATTTCAATTTCATAATTTCTCGAAAAGATCGACTTCTTTCATGCTAACCCAACCGGAATGCTGCCCGAACTCACTAATTGCAGATCGGACCTGATTGAAGCCATAAGGCGGACACAAGCTGTCAAACCACTTCCGTTGTTCGGCCTCATGCCGCTCCATCTGTTCATCGGTCAGAACTCCGTCTTTATATTCCGGAGAATCATAATAACAGGCGGGCATTTCCGACCGGGCCTTTTCGATCCAATCGCTGAGTTCTTTAACGAGACTTTCAGCTTGGATTTTATTTAGACAGGCACAAATATCGGAAACATGTCTGTCTTCCCAAGACTCGCCATTATCAAATTGGATTAGATAGATTTTATTCATAAAATGACACAAGTAAACCCGAGAATTTATTCATGAATGGGTGGCTGGTTTGTTTTCTGATTCTGATAAATATATTCCATAATATCCCCAATCGGAGTGCAAGCAAGATCAGGGAATTCCTCTTCTAAGTCAAGATTGAATTCAAAATCAATTTCAGTCAGAAATAAGATTAGGTCGAGTTCGTCTGGCTCAAAGTCGGAAAGACGGGAAGAGTTAGTCAACACGACATCCCAAACGTTGAAGCAATCTTGAATGATTTTCTCTAAGACGGAAAGTATCTCTATCTTAGTCATGGTTCGGAATAGTTGGAAGATAGCACTCGGTAATAACCTCTTCTTTTGTTTTGAAAGTTAGCTTTCTTTCTAACCTTCCGCCCCAGCCCCACGCCTCGTTAAATTCAACGGTGAGATTTTCTCTTAGAAATTTTGTAATTTCGTTTTCGTTCATAAGTTATTATCTTTCAATGATTTAATCCCAAAGTGATCTGAAATATTTCCCGAACAAAATCAAGCCATTCCGAATCCGGGCATCATACCTCTGATAGCCTTCCTTATCAAACTTTCGGAGTTTCGGGATAACCTCTCCTTCCGCTGGATCGCCACACTCAAAAAACTTATCCTCCGCTGACTCATCCGCTGTATTCTCAAATGGTTCCTAAAAATATTGTAAAATATTCTTAGTTTGCGATTTTTATGATTGCTGGGCTAACCACTAGCCCTCTATCCAATAAATCTCCATACATATCAAAAATTCTTTTCTTAATGGGTTCTAATGAGGAGCGAATTCTATTTTCGGCCTTTCTTTTTTTATGCATTGAAGCCCCATACAAGACGGAGGAAACGCACAGCCGACATTCTCCGTAATCGGCATCAACAAAGTTTGCATAATCAAGAATGCTAACAAAACTCTCTGGGACAAGTCTTAATTTTTTGTGTCCTACTTTTCTATCCAAATCATTTTGAATTGCCTTGACTCGTTTAAACATCACCTCTGAAGATTTAGCTATCGCCCTTTTTCTTTTAAGGTGCCCTTTCGTCTTTAGTAAGCTCTCCAAAGACATCCAAAAATCGCCGAAATCGGAATCAATAAATCTACATTTTTCCCCAGAGGACTTGTATGTTGAATAATCAATAGATAAATAGGGTCTATCTTTTAACTTTTCAACAATCTCTTGCTCTGTAAACTTAAGAGATTTTTTACCTTTCAATATAAATCTCCCATACGTTTTGAATGCGTTTAATGTAAATCCAAAAATGGACGCCATTTCTCTATAAGTCATCTTTTCATGATTTTTTAATACAAAATCAATAATTTCTTGAGGAAAATTTTGTGGTAATCTTTTTTGAGGCATTCTATTCTTTTATATACTTAAATGGCAAATACCATCAGCGGACATTTCCTTGGCCCGTTCACCCGAATCGGATCATGCCGAATGCGGGGTGGCGGCTAACAATAGCATCGTCAATTTTCTGAACGGTGGGCTTTTGTGATTGAATACTCATATTATTTCAAAGTTATCGCGTGATGAATTCCAAAGTGCTGAATTACTGCTGCTCGGGCTGCTTCGTTATGGCTGTATATCGCGTCCATTGCCGTAACATATTTACGAAGGGCGATGGCAGCTAAATGCATATCTTTGGCAAATTCGTGATATACTCCGCTGTTTAGATCGGCGGCGCTACCCTCTAACTGTTCAATTAATTCGTGGGTTGTCATAAATTTCGGTGAATTTCCGCCTAATGAAACATGGAAGAATCCGTAAAGTCAAGAGGTTCCGGGTAGAATCGGCGAGATTTTCTTTCTGATTGTCTTAGTTTGAATTTCCGATAAGCGGGACGATAGCAAATGTGGAATACCGTCCGGAAGAATCGCCCGGCCCAGACCGCCGCCCAGTAAATCAGACGGATAGTTTCATTTGAGTGGTTTTTCATTGGTAATCAATTCGCAAACATGACAATCAACAACGGAATCGTCTTCGAAAAATGAAAACGCTGGCTTTCCGGTATTTGGGTTTTCACACAAATTCTTAATAGTGTTTATTTTAAGCCCAGACTTAAAGGGTTTTGGTTCTCGATTTTTGCGAGTAGAGCCCGTTTTTGAAACCTTCATGCCTATCCATTTTGAATAATCGGTATTAGTTTTCATAAATTAATCTGCCTTAAAATCTTCCTCTGTCTTGTATGTCTGCCCCATGTTCACGTCAACCAAAATCTCCCAAATTTCTTGGGGAATGCATTCCAGCTCTTCCCGAGACCAACCGGCGGCGTATTTCATAGCGGATTCAAACTCACCTTCTTCAAAATCCACATACAGAATATTAAGTTTAGCCCGCTCGGACTCTGTATAATCCATTTCCGGATCGCGAACCTTATTGATGTATTTACTTAAATCGACTTTGATTTCTTTGTAGATTTTCATAAATTAGTGGTGGTCAACCGTATCAATCGTTCGGTCTTTCAGATAATTTTTTGCTTCTTTCAGACTAATCGGCCTTCCAAAAGATTCAACCCCAACATCCAAACGAAAGCCTTTGCCCGTGTCTTTATTAGTAATTTCGCAGCCGCCGTGCGAGTGTCCGCAAAAATGTAAAGCCCTCTTACTCAACCCGTTATGAGAAATAATCGGATAGTGACAACAGACAATCTCCGTTGAATTAACATACATTTCGACATACTGAGGTAGAAATGTGATCTTTTTCCCTTGATGAATGAAAGACAGAGGATAGACTTCGAAATCTACCTCACCAAACTGCTCCTTCATCTGCTTTTGGTAAGCCTGTCTCTGACCTGATACGTGATTTCCCAAAAGAAGGTTCAGTTCTTTAAATCTCAGCCGTTCAATCAGTTTGTAGAATTTTTCGCCTGTGCCATCGCTGAAAATGAAATCCCCAAGGTGGAATACGATAGATTCTTCATCACAAGTTTCATTCCATCGTTGGATCAGAGTAGCATCAGATTCCTCTACTGACTTAAATTCTCTTTTTCCCCAGATGAAATCCCGATCATGATGGTGATGGAAATCACTGATATAGAAGAACTTAGACTCATCCCCTTTGAACTTTAGTGGTTTAAGCATGGTTTTCCCAATCAACATACTGAATTTCCCCACCCTCGTCAAGCGGTAAAGACAGATTTTCATGCTGGCGACGGATTACATCAACAGGAACACGGCGCTCCCGCTTCTCATTGTTCCGAATGCATTGTTCCAAACTTGTCTGAAAGACAACCCAAGTTTTCTGATAATCATGCGCAGTCGCCAGCCTGTTCCAAATCAAGCGGTTTTTACGATTATAGTTTGTGCAATCTATGATCAGATTTTTCCCGAGAATCATGAAATAACCGACCATGTTCTCTAAAGTTTGGAATACTTGATGATTCCGATCTTGATTTGATTCATCTCCGGTCATGCATAACCGCATGGTATCCGCATTTAAATAGATATAATCGGGGTTCTGTTCTAGGAATTTCCGCGCCCAAGTGGACTTGCCGGAGCCGGAGCACCCGATGGTCATTATGATTTGTTTTTTATTCATTCGGTGTTTCTACTGATTCTTGTGTTTCCATATCAACCTTTCCGTCATCAGCCTCTTGAGTTTCCCCTTGAAGAAATTTAAAAGATTTTAATTTAAGCCCTTCAAACACATCAACTCGGCGAGACAGAACAATTCCTTCATCCGCCAAACCTTTAGTCTTACAATAAATATCGTCTTTCTCCAAATATTCTTTGACCAGCAACTGTAAAAACTTATCACGCCAGCCGCGCCCATCAATTTGCTCGTCGGGTTCAATTCCACAATCGGCGAAAGCGGAATTATTATGAGAATATTCATGTTTTAAATAAAGATTATAATACAGTTCTTTCGCCTGTCCGATAAAATATACCGGAACATGCTTGAGCCCGTATTTCTTACAATAATCCATAACCTGCTGGAAAGAAAATTCAAAAACCTTCCCTGATGGATTGGTATAATTAATTCGAAATACGATAAAATCACATTTCCCAACCTCACAGCCGTAATCGTAAGCCTTGCCCTTCATACTCTGAATAGGCGTTCCCGTAGGAGTATAACCCACGACCTCACCAATTAAGGTGATTCCGTCCTGAAGTGCATCCTTGTATTTATTCGCAACAATTTCCCAAATGTTTGAGTCGTAAAAGCTGCCTGACTTTTGATCGGCGAACTCATTCTTAATTACGCGCCTTGACGCGTAAACCAGATCGTATTGCGATTCAATAACTTGCGCGCCAAAAAACTTTGCGATTTTATCGGCGACAGATAGTTTTCGTTTGGTTAAAACTCTTGAAATAACCCCATTCGCGCCGTGCCACTTAGAAGTAATTTCAATCCAGTCGTCAGGTTTAAGGGTAACAATTTCGCGCTTCAATTGTTTGTAATCAGGACTCAAACGAAATTGATTCTCGACCAATCTACTTTCGCGCTTAACTTTTCCGCCCTTCTTCGCTCGATTTTCGGCCTGATTTTGTTTTCGGAGCGCATCACGATTAATATATTTCTCGCACAGCTTTACATCTCCGATATGGTCAAAATCCTTATCGAAGTCATCTTCCTTGAATTTATAACCAGACCACTCCTCAATAGTGTGAGCGGGCGCAGCGTAACCTTCCGATCTCTCCGACCTAAGCGACAAAGCCTTAACCCGGCCATGTTTAGGCGAAAAGAAACCCTTGGTTTTCTTGTCTCGATTCAACGAGGGGTCGTCCAACGAATTAGAGTGAGTAAGATATTCCGTGTTGATTGAACTTTCGAGCGGGAAGAAAACGTAGGGCGCTCCTTCGGTGGCGTTCAACCCCGTGATTACATTATTGCCGAGCACAGACACACAAAGCAATTTATTTGCGTTAGAATGGGCTCGCGGCGCGGGAAGGCGGATTAGGCGGGCGCAATAGTTGGTATTTTTGGCTTTTACAGTTAGTTTGCTCATAATTAAAATATTTTTAGTCTTTCAATACATTCCGAACTTCTTCCGGCAGATTGTCAACAACAATTAGTCGATCAAGGAAGCCAAGGGTGACATCTTTTTGGCGGGTCCATCCGTAAATATTTTCATTCTCCTCATCCCAATCAAGATACCCATAACGGGCTGATTTCACTCGAATTTTTAGTTGAATGTCATCCTCGTAATCATTTTTAGCCTCGGTCAGTTTCGTAACCTGCCCCACTCTCAGAACTCCGCATCTTCCGTCATTGGCAGCATAAGTGATGAAGTCGCCGACCTTAATTTCTTTTCCGAATAGGTCTTTGTATTGGTTTTTCATGATTAAAATCCCTTCGCTGGTTTTATATATCCATTCGGCCAAGCCTCATACAGGGCGAAATACTTTTCCTCGTATTTTTTAGCGATCTCTTCCTGATTTTTAGCAAATCTCTTCAACCGGTCAATCTCTGTCTGGGCAACCTCCGGGGCTAATTCGACTACCCTCTGCCGGGCCAATTCTAAAGCCGTTCGCGGTTCAATACCAAACCCGGTCAATCCATGAAATGCATTTTCCGTCCATCCGGTCAAGATCTGGTCGGCAACATGTTTGATGATATCCTCTTGGCAGGACAGCGTTTCAATCAACTCTAGCTTCTTTTTTTCTGTTAGATGGTCAAGCCAATCTGAGATGTCAATTTCGATCTTTCCGTCTTTTGTTATGTTCATAGTTTCTCCAATTTGTATTCCGAATTCTCTGTCTGAATCACCCAAAAGTCAGCCTCGTCATTCCGGGTCATAGATCGAACCGGCGTTGATTCAAACCATCCATGCCGCCCCTCTGGATATTCCTTATTGGCGAGACGAAGTATAACAATCCGTTCTCCCTCCGTTGGTTCCTGCCCGAACCCGATAACCCAGTGGTCAGACGGCAAGCTTGCATTATCTTTCCCGGATTTCTTCTGTAAGAGCCAGAGGGTTTCGCCGGGATATTTATCTTTCTGTTGTCGGATTGCTTGGTTGATAATTTCTTCGGTATTCATAAGGGGGAATTTGCCGTTTTCTCTCGGTTTTGTCAATCAAATAACTTTTAACTTTTCGGGCGTTTCAAAAATATTCCCAATGTAAATCGCGTGTTCGATCAAATTTGCAAGCAGAATGTCTTTGCCGGAGTTCAGCCCTTCTACCCATTCACAATAAAACGCGCCAGCCTTGTATGTAATTTTATATCTTGCGGGCATGGTATTTACAATGTCGCCCTCGAAAGCTTCGTCCCCACTCTTATAAAACAAACCCGTCCCTCGGCAAACCTCATAACGGTTTTTCTCCGCCCACCAACGACCGTTACAAAAACAACTGTCACTTTCCTTCCCCCAAAGAGTTTTTTTGTCCCATTCCGGGAAACCGGCGGAGAATTTAACGACATCGCCTGACAGACTTATATAAGTCTCTGTCATTGCGTGGGTGCCGCACTGGTATTCCTCTACCCATCTGCTTAATGCTTTGTCCCAGACGCGAAAAAATAACGGAACAGATTTTATTTCACTCTTCATCATAACAAATACCCTCCCCTTGTTTAATCTGAAAGCCATCATGCAAAAGACTTGCAATTTCAATCGCCCTCTTTCTTTTACCAGCTTCAAAAACAAGACTGACGACCCGGCCAATTCCCATTTTTGAAATTTGAGCATGAGTTAAGTCACCGCCATCATGAGTTTTTAGGCGGACTCCTTGGTAGTAATAACTCCGGTGCATTTTCGCGCCATAACCATCCTCAATGATGTCAATATGGATTTCTTTTAATTGTTTGTCGTTCATGTTTTAGCTTGATTAAAAATAAAACTCTGACGGGTTTGCTCCAAGATGTCAAATTCTTTCGGCGGGAAGAAATCTCTCTTTTCAAACATCCGGGTCTTCCCGGTTAGCAGACAGAACTCGGTCACGGCAAAGACATACATAGTCTGAATTTGTTGGGGGCAATTCCCCCAATCAATCTCCTCACGCAAATACTCTGTCTTGACCGTCTTCCAGATGTTGGTCTCGGAAGGCTCAAATAGTTTTTTAATCCATTTCAGCATAATTTTATTTCTTTCTTAATTAATTTTTCGGCCACCGATTTAACAATGCCCGGATATTGATCTTCCGTGATATAAAAAGCTGATGTTGTGACTTTTAAGGAATCCAAATTTACAAGTCTTTTGTGCGGATGATCGACCCGATCAAAAACATCTCGAAGTTGATGCGCGATTGAATCAAATTCAAAATCGGTTATCAGGGAGGTACCTTTCGAATAGTAAATGTATGAATGGATCAGATAGTCAACCAAGAGTTTATTCGGAGATTTATTCTGGTTTGTCGGCATGGCGGAAGAAAGACCAATTCAGAAAGACATCCTTGAAGCCAACGAGCCAGACAGAAACCCATGATGAATGAATTTCAACTCTGCTTAACTCGTATTCCTTCCCGACAGTCAGATTGTCTTTGCAGAAGGTTTGCATATTCAAGAAATGCGGGTAATACATCGCTGGACAACCCTTGAATATGACTTTCTCACCTGCCTGCGGCCATTGATTAGATTGATTTTTCATAAATTATCGGAAAAGCTTCATTTTTGTCCGCGCCATACGCCAACCATCTTGGAAGACATTATTTGTCTCATACCCGACAATTTATTCAAATTCGGCAATATCCTTGTAGGCGAATTCAGTTTCGGCGCGCTCTTTTGAGATTATCAGGGAGACAAACAAGGCGACTTCACTTGCTGGAATCCCATGCAGGTCAGCAAATTCAACTGCTGCCGCGTCGTATTTTCCGTCGTTAATCAGAGCTTCAATCTGTTCTTTGTTTGGTTTCATAGTTTTTCAATCAATTCCCGAACTTTATTCCGAATCGTATTAAGATCCGTCCGACTCTTTTCCTTGGCGGAAATTTCCGAAAGGCGACCCTGAATACTCTTCAGCTCACCCAGAACCTCCGCCCTTTCATTCTTTGTCAACCCGGACTCCTCTAAAATACGCTTCTGTTGGGAAATCTTCGCGCGAATTCTGGCCTTATCCGTTTTCAGGGCGGCAATACAATTTTCATAGGTATCAGTCTTTGACCAAAACTTCCACTCGTTTGAATTTGAGCCGTAAAGATATGCCCCATTCATCTTTACATATTGTAAATCGCCGTGACTACTGAATGAATACTTAAATCCCTTCGTGGCCGAATAATCTACATCCCCGACATTCTGAAAACCCAGTTCATTCGCAATCTCCGAAAACCATTTGGCCGGAGTGGGGTTGTATTGACACATCGGATTGTCTACCGGCTTGCCGATTTGCCAGAGCGGGACAATCTCCTCATAATCCGAATGGGTGATTTGAAAATATTCTAGCTTGAAATCAATCCATTCAATCTCAGTCTCTCTGACTTGCTCCCAAGACTTAATGAACGCTTCATAATTCTGTCGGTCGGCAAGAGTCAGCCAAACCGTAAAATCTTCGTCATCCGGGTCAATTATCTTCTTGGAGAGTAAGTTGTTCTTCTCTGTCTCGTATTCCTCAATAGAAAGGGTGTGCCCAGTCTCCGCATTCTTATACCCAATCAGGAAGACTTTCTCGGTTTGCTGTTGGACAGACTTAACTTTGTCCGAGAATTGATACTGGGTTTTATCCTCGGGGACGGAAAATTCAATATCATTCAGTCGGTATTTAGTATTCGGGCGGAAGAGGTTATTCCCATAGGTTTCCCCGGCGAACTTCAGAATTGAAATTCCGTGTTTGGTTTCACAGACGTTGATTGTCTGAACGGCATAAGGTCCAGATAATGCGAGTTTCTTTTTAGTTTCCATGATGAGTATTTATTTTAGTATTTCTGAAACCAATTCTTTCTATCCGCAAACCAATCCGAATATGAATTATAATTCGCCGGAGGGCGGCAGACAAGCATTCCGAAAACAATCACGCCGAACCAGATATAACAGAAGGCGGACGCGGTGGCTTTGCTGTATGGACTGATCAGTAAAGCTAAGGCGGGCAGGGCAAAAACGACGGAGAAATTAAAAGCAATCCGCTTTAAGACAGCACTTGCCGAATTATACTTTCGATTGAATTCCGTCTCGGCTTTCAGGCCGGGGAAGGATTGACTGGCTCTTTGGTAGGTTTTCATATCTTATCGTTTTGCATATTGCCCGTTTTTGAAGTTCTTGTCAACGAATTTCTCAGATTTTTCTGGCCAAAACGGCGCAATCTTTTCCAGACTCGGCCATCGGCTGAAAGTAAATTTATCCAAAATGTAGAATTTTTGATAGGCTTGAATAGTGTCCGGCTCCGTCCGATCTAACTCTTCCTTGAACGGGCCAAAACAGCGGGCGAATGGTGTCAGGCCAGTATTAGGGAAACTAATAGACGGATAGTTACTTTGAATCCAATTCAGATATTTGGTTGAATCATGGTCGCGCTTATACCGGATTTTATATTCGTCTAGCTGAACGCGAAAATGCTCTAATACCCATTCAAAGTTTTCCCGCGAATTACGAGTGAAAATTGAAGCTGGGTGCCGGTAATGGGCGCGCTTGTGAGAATTATCAAAGGGCGTGCCGCCGTCTGGGAAGGCATAAAGAAGCAGTCCGGCTGACTCAAGCGGCATACGAGACGCATGTCGGTTATTTTGCATTCGGGCGGATTTTTCCGGGCAAGAATCAAGGTAAAAGATATTCATTTCAAAAGGTATTCAATCAGGTTAGGGCGAATTGGTCAAGATACACCTCTTGCTTTTTGGGTATATCCAATTTTTCCTTTGTCTTTTAAGGTCGGGAAACTTCCGTATTTTTCCTTCGTCTGTGCGCTAATTCCCTTCAGCAGACTAAGGGGAGTAAAACAGCGATAAGGGAAAAACGACTCTTTTTTATTTTCTCCAAAATCGGAACAAACTTTTACTCCGTTAAGCCGCACCATAATACCATTGTCTCGGGCTGAAAAATTAAACTCTCGCGGAGAGAATACGTCTCTAATTTTCATATTTTCGCCCTCCTCAAAATATTCATCCCAATCAATGCAAAAGCTTCTTGTTAAAACTAATTTTTCGTTAAAATAATTTTCTGGTATATTCATAGTTTTTGTTGTTTGTTTTTTATTTCCGAAAAGTCAGACTGACCATTTTTGTCCTTGGGCCGATCCCCTTATAAGGATAAACGACCAAATGCCTGCCCCAATCATACTTTGTAAAAGTTCTGTAAAAATCAGGGTCGGAACCCAGAACGCGGAGAATATCTTGCGGATCTCTATAGGAAACTCTGTGAGAGGAAAACAATACGTTGATATTGAAGATGAAATCCGTATAGCCGGATAGAAGTAGGAACATCTTTTTGATTAGTTCTTTCTCTGTCTCAAAAGTTCGGAGTAAGTCTAGATTCACAACTCCGGGATTCAGCCCTCGGAAATTTGCCATGACAGAATAAATATCGCCATGGTGGAAATTGCCGAAACCGATCTTCTTATTCTGGATAACGGCCTCTCTGTCGGTATCAACCCCGTGGAATTGATCTGGCTGAATTAGCCCCTCTTCTAGAATTTGATTGAATTCACTTTCTGAAATTAGTCCTCCGTCTTCCGAACATTGGGCAGATAGAGTCCAGTATTGCTTTTCAGCAGGAAGGCTCCGCCCGAAAAACTCCCGATACGGACTAATAATAGTCTCATACCGAGAGAGTTGTTTTTCTGTGGTGGAGAAGATCAAAAACGGAAAATAATTACAGAGGATTAAGACCGGCGATCCTTCTTTAGTTCAGCCAAAAAGGAAAGAAATACCTTTGTTCGATCTGGGTCTTGGCAGAGATAACCAATGAGGCGACAAAGCTCGATATGATTTAAATCATCCTGAAAAGGCGCTAAATCCTCGCGAGAGAAATACAAAGTCAGGTCAACCAGAGATTGGTTTAGGTAGAGGCCCCGATAATCATTAACCTTCGAGATAATTTTCACCTCATCTGCGTCAGGCCCTAATGCAGATTTGGCCATAATACTGTAAAGAGATTCAACTGCCTCAATTAGTGATTCTCGCTCTTGTTCTTCCAGAAGAACGTTTTGGTGCTTTTCTTTTTTTGACATTTGATTGTTTAATTGCATAATATTTTATTTGTTTTGTGTTTACTAACGAAATTTAAAAGAAAATTAAATTTCCGCTGAATGCCAAGAGACTTCAATCAGAGTGCGGCTAGACATGCCGACTACCTTATATCCATAACCGGCGATATGTCGTGTAATACCGTCATACAGTCTATCCTGAATCGGCCCGAGTTGAACGGAGTCATCCCCATTCTGAACCGCTTGATTGATACGTTCCGCAATCCTCTGGACAGAAGATTCAAAAGTGGGGCTTTCATCTCCATCTACGAAGATAGGTTGGCGCTTTAACTTTTTGACCTTTAATGAGTTAATTCGGGCTTCTCGTGCAGAATACATAGGATTTATTTTGTTTTGCGTTTTAATGGATATTTCTAGGGCTACATAACCTTGATTTTCATCAGGCAGAATCCGAAATTTATAGCCAAGGGATAGAACGTAATCGGAAACATATTTTTTATCGGCATTGCTAATGTTTTCAACACGACAGAATCTAAAATTCATCTGTTTGGCCAGATCAATTAAACCATTGATTCGCTCTTGGTATTCCGAGGGTGATTGTCTGTATAATGAATTTAAGTTACTGATTAGGGCGGGCCCAAAATGATCGGAATACATAATAATGTTTGTTTTAGCTGTTATTTATAGAGCCCAATGTTTCATAGACCGACTCTATCAGTTGACTGAAATCAGTCTGCGTCTTTTCCTCCTTTTTGTCAAGAGAGGAATCTGTCTTTCTGGCGGTTTTCTCCTTTTTCTCTCCTTTTCCGACATAACCCTCGGGGAGTTCGCCCGCTTGGCGCATTTCGGATTCTACCTCATCTACTAGTTTAGATAGGGAAGAGCCTTTGGGGAGGCCGCGCGAACCAGATTTCAACAAACCCCTAAGATTTTCCGCGCTTGTTCCGTCAAATAAAGCAAAATCGACAGAATTTCTCGTCAATCTTTCTTTTCCAATCCGAATGTATTCCCTAATCTCCTTTTTTACATCATCAATCTTCAAGATAATTCCTGTCGGCCCTTCGCCAAATTCTTTTCTCATGAAGTCCGAGAGGGTTTTGCACCCGATCTTATCCAAACCCCTATTTCTCCGCTGAAAAGCTCGATCAATTGATTTTAGTGTTGACCCATCAGACAAAAATGAGCCGCTTAAATATCGAGAAGGGAATTTGCCCTCTTTTTCTTTAAAATTCAAAAGACTTTTCTTTAATTCTTGAACTAATTCTTCTCCTACCAAAAGGTTTTTCTGCTTGACTCTATTTCCCCCTAAAAGAAAAACTAAAGATGACCCTCCAGATAAACCGCGTCCGCCTACCCTCAAAGAGGAGTCCAGCGCTCTCCATCCTCTAATTTTAAAGCAATCGGGAATCATTTCCACTTCTTTGGATAGCGAAGATGGGTATTTCCCATGTTTTGCTTTATATTCTTGCGCCCATGATTTAATTAAATCCTCGTTTAAATTTAAATCGGAATTAACATTGCTCCATTCCCAATTAGGGTCACGGTCTAGCTGTTCAAGAATTGAAGTATTCATTTAAGGCACGGAAGCAAAAAGCCGCAAATTTGCTAGCGCCAACGATCAAAAGAGGAACGAACGCGCCAAACAAGACCAAGGCGAAATCCTTGTATTTACAGATCCATTTATTTGAATTTTCGACTTCATGTAAATACAAATAACCCTTCATCGTATTTTTGGGCATAATAACATGATTTACTTGTCCATGGCCATCGTGAGTAAAAACGGCGGTCATAAAACCTTGTTCCGTTAACTCAAAAATTAATTGTTCGTCACCCTCTTTGTTGATTTCGCCTTTTAATATCCGAATGTAGTCTTCTTGTCTTGTCATAGTTTTTATCTTTTATTTCAAACTTTCTAATATATCATTAACCTCTTTCAGAGACTTGTCAAGGGTCTTCTCTGGCTTTTTAGAAACCTTCGCCGGAGCCCGACGCCCGGATTGATACCCTTCGGGTAATTCACCGGCTTGACGCATTTCTTCTTCTACTTCTTTGGAGAGTTTAGAGAGCGAACCTCCCTTTGAAAGCCCTCGCAACCCCTCCTGAAGCGCCCATTTTATCTGAGAGGTTGTTGTGCCGTTTAAAACAAAATCTGACGAAGAGTTTTCTACGTTGCGCTTGTTCAGAATTATATATTCTTTTAACTCTTTTTTTATTTCGCTAATGGATAAAATTTTGCTTTTCTTGGTGGCATATCCAATGGGAAGTTCGTTGTTGTTTTCCATTTCTAGCTCCACTTCGTCAACTAGTTTAGACAAAGATGACCCACCCAAAAATCCACGCAACCCATCTCTAAGATATTTATCAATATTTCTTGAGCTTGTTCCATCGGAATGACAAAAATCACTATGCGCCCAAGGTCTCTTCTTTTCTTTTTCGATATATTTTTTTATAGACTCTTTCAGCGAGAGAGGGCAAAGCGGAGGTTTAACAATTCCCTCCACGGCTTCTTGGCCGCAAACACTTAATTCTTTCTTGTAAAAATCTTTAAGTCCTTTGTAATTAAATCTCTTCGTATCTCTAAGCCCCTGTTTTAGATACTGACTGACACTTCTCCATTGAGTTATACCGTCTGAGAGGGATAAGTCTTCCGTAACACTTGGTAATTTTTTGTTTTTTTTAAAAAAACTTAGAGCTACCTGTTTAATTTCGTTAATAAAATTATCCCCCTCTAGCGGGGAAGGGCGAAAAAGATAAACCAAGCTCTTACCATTTGGCAAGCCCCTGTGGCCCTTTCGCAAGCAATGATCGACTTGTCCCCATTTTTTTATACCAAAATTTTCAGGGATCATTGACGTGTCCAAATCTCTTTGGTGCGGATATCTCCCGTGTTTGCTCTTGAAAACATTGGCCCAATCGACAATATCTCTAACAGATAAATCGCTATATCCTCTAACGGCCTTACCAAAAGCCATCTCAGCCCATTCTTTAGAAGATATATTAAGTTTTGTATAGGGGGTTTGAACAAAGCCCAAACCGTCATAATTATTATCGGATTGGAATTCGCACCAATGTTTCTGGTTTTTTATTTTGTTTTCTTTAATTAATTTTAAATACTCTTCAAGTGTTCTTCCTTTGTGCTCTGGGTGTAAAAGTTTAAAAAGAGACCCTCCAAATGTAAGACCTCTTAACTTTTGCATCAGACATGCGTTTATGGATCGCCAATTTAATAAATACTCAGGGGGAATAACCTCCGAAGAACTACTGAGAACGGGATATCGCCCATTTATTCTCCGATAATCTTCCGCCCAGCTTTTTATTAGGTCTTCTGTTAGTCTCGTATTATTCTTGGGGCGAGGATCGCTCCATTCCCAATCTGGGTCTTTGTCAAGTTTCTTTAAAATTTCCAAATCCATAATGACTATTCTTTGATATATCCTTCTTTTTTTCCCTCTGCTTTCGCCCTATGAACCCAATTAATCATCTTCTCCTCCGTCACCCCCTCCGGCAATTCCGCAATCAGACCTTTCTTCTTTGCCGTAATCCAAATCTTCCAACAATTATACATAAATTCATCATTCGTTTTAATCCCCATCATATAAACAATCTTATCCCTGTATAATTTCATATCCACCGGCCCCATCAAGTCGGTAACAAATTGATAGATGAAATCGCTGGTGTCAACCCTTTTTAAAAACTCATGGTCAATTTCGTCCAACTCAACCACCCCATCGCGGGCCTTAATCATCAACGCGCACTCTGTCAAGATATCCTCCGCGATTTCCGCCACCATTCCATCCGGCACCCCGCCAACTTCCCTAACTGCTTGATTCATAAGACCCAAACGGACCTCATAAGAATTTTTCGCCTCGGGGTTATCCAAAGTTAAGGAGGTGAATCGTTTAATTGCATCTGTCTTAAACTCGTTCTGTTTGATCTCATCCCCAAGGATTGAAAGAGGATTGTAAGAAGTTCGGTCAGAATTATCCGTTTTCACCCGCTCCTTCTTCACCCGTAAGAACATCGGTTTGAAATAATTAGAGAGACTCATAGAGCCAACAATAAGTTTAAGGTGATTATTCAACTTTTCAGCGGCGTCATCATCGGTAATACTCAAATCATTAGGCAGAAGCATGGTGACTTTACAATAAGTCTTCTCCGTATAATCCCGAGTGACCCGTCCGCTCATTTGAATGATGTCACCATAAGAATTACGGATATCATGGATAATGCAATGCTGCAATGGCGGGTAATCACTTCCCTCCTTAAACATATTTAAGGCAAGAATTACATCCACACGGAAGGTTTTCTCCTCTTTGGATACTTTCGTAATGAAGGCGCGGGCATTATTCTGGCGTTTCTGAGTTACTAAGTCAGCCACGATCAATTCCTTCTGCCCGTTCTTCACGATCACACAGCCATTCTCTCGATCCTCCCGGACAATCTCCCCCAAGGATTCTAAAGCCAATCGGACTTGATTCGCCTTAAATGTCGCGCCCGAAACGGAGATTTTCGGATGGAGGAAGATAATTGTCTTCAAGTTGGGATTGAAACTGACTTTCAGGGCGTCCCAGAAATTTGTTTTATAAACCGCATATTCAAAACTGATCTGCTTATTCCAAAAGCGGCATTCCTCCTGAACGCGGTAGAACGGCACTTCAAAATGACGGAAGGATTTAATGTATTCTTGCGGAATGATTGACAATTCATCAGTTCGGAAATGAGTGGCCGTAACCAGAAGGGTGCTATTCGTGGGATTTTTCAGAACGGAGAGAAAAACTTCCCCAAGTCCATTCGGATTCATATTCCCGCGCGTGTCTTCCCCGGTTGAAACATGGTGGGCCTCGTCAATAATTAGTTTGATCCCGGACCAAATCTTCTTTTTCGGATTCCTTTGAAAGGCTTTCGCGATAGTCGGGGCGCAGCAAACCATAATGCGAAGTTCGGGGGTCAACTCTGGATTCTTATTCGAAATGAAATCCAACAATTGATTGATTGTCCCGTCCGTTGTCTTCCCGCAAAGATTCTGCGAGGTAAAATATTCAATTGAGCCGTCCGAAAGTTTGATATTCCCCGAGAGAAATTCTTGGCCAATCTGTAACTGGGGGACGACAATAATAGCCTTCCGACATGGGGTCTTTACCCAGTTCAGCGCCGCGATTTTGGCCGCAAAGGATTTGCCCGCGCCCGTGGAGGCAGTCAGGGAAGTCAGTCGGTCGGAAACAATCTCTTCGAACTCCTTTTGCCAGAGAAACGGGTCATGCAATTCCTCCTTTGGGCGAGAGAGATAATCGGCGAGATTGACTGGATATTTGTATGCAAGTTGCCAGAGTGGTTTCGGTTGGTTCATTAGACGGAACGATTGTTTTCGGACTGAATTGATAAGAAGTTTTCTGATTTTGTCAAGTCTTGTCTCTATTTTTGGGCGGAAAAAGCCCCAAGGGTAATTGAAAGTGGGTTAACAACTCCCTCTTTCCCCTTGGGGCCTAGCACCAAATATAAATCAAACGAAACTAATATGAGCAAGAACTAACCTAACAGAGAAGAGGTTGGCGGAATTTGACTAGGAGGTCAAGAGTAATTTACGGTTCCGCCACCAAAAAGAGTGATAAAAGCGGCCATTTTTTCGGGAGACGAGCTAGCCCTGATTGTGGCCTCCACTAGATCAAGTTCACCCAGATACTCTTTCCCCATCTTTTCAATATCTTCCTTTTCAAAATAAAGACACAGTTCAATAAACGGCTTGTCACGGTTTGAAAGGAGATCTTTATAATGACCCGTCAGAGAATCCACCTCTGCGTCACTATGCTTTCCATGACCCTTGCTTCGGAACAAAGATTCGTAGGCTAGCATGCGAAGAGATTGATCTACATGCCCGCGAACAAACTCTTGCTCTTCGTGTTTTTGCATTTCATTAATTTTAGACATAATATTTATTTTTTTGTTTTTGTTGTTTAATACTCTAACGGAAATTCATTTTCTAGGTTTTCGAACCCAAGTCAAGCGTTTTTCGCTCTAAATTCAAATTCATACTTCTCCGCCAAAGCCCAATTGTGAAGCCGATTGACTTCCTTCATTCTCTTAAAATTGTCGGCCCCGATTTGACGGCAGGCATCCAGATTGACAGATGACAGATCTATCGTGGTCGAAGGGACCGCCTTGGGGTCAACGTAAAGTTTTCCGAATTGACGAATTTGATAAGATAGCGCGATATGCTCACTATTGAACGAACCAGAATACTGACAATCATTATATGTCTTAGAATCGTATAGCGCCATTGAGCCGAATCCGCTCGCTATCTCCACAGGCTCCCCGGCCAAAAACTTCTGGCGGTCCTCTTCCAGATAGAACGGGGTCCGACTGAAATAACATCCCGGATTGCCAAGTTTATCTCTGAATGGAAATAAATCATATTGACTGAACGGATCTATGTTTTCCGTCCAGTCCGGAATATTCGACTGAATAGTGCTAGAGATAACTCCGACACACAAAGGGAGAATGACTAGATTGTTATACAGGGATAAAAAGTCATCGCTCGTCCATTCAATGTCAGTGTCGATCACAAGAGACGCGCGAGAATCATAATTCAGACCCATTCTCTTGCATTTATTCCGGTAGTGGGCAATAAGCGAGGTTCTGATTGTTGATTGAACCGAACCAAATGAAGGCGCACCCAATTCCTCATACTGATTGACAATCAATACTTCTGGATGGCTTGCCTTCCACTGTTCAAGAATTTCATTCGTTAGGTCCGCGTGATCGTTGCCGTACATGAAAAATTGGAACTGAAAATCCTCCAATTTCATTAAATTTTCCAACTGATAGAGAGTCCGCTGAATATGATTCTCGCTATTTTTCCAGAGTAAATAAGTATTGATTACTGTTTTTGTCATAAAATTGTCTTTTCTGTTTTCTCTTTCCTGCATTCCCCGTGTATCCTTACATGTATGAAACTAAAAGGCAAGCAAAAAATCGAGGTTTTTCTAACAGACTCCCAAAAGGAGTCTTTAAAGGCGAAAGCTAAGGAGCAAGGAATCAGCATGGCAGAAGTCATCAAAAGGGCTTTGATTGTAGAGGGGGTAAAATGAGTAGAAAGTATGTCGCGCCAAAGTATTTTTACATCTATAAAACGACTGATACTAAAAACGGTAAAATTTACATTGGGCAAAGAATGACCAAAAGATTGCCGCAAAAAGATCATTGGTATGTAGGGAGTGGTATGATTATAAAATCTATTATTAAAAATGGTGGCAAAAATAGACTAAAAAAAGAAATTATATGGGAAACAGACTCGCCCGAAAAACTAAATCATTTAGAGCAAACCTTCATAACACTATATAAGAGCCTGTCCCCTAGGGGGTATAATTTAGACACAGGCGGAAAAGGGAACCGAATCTTTTCAGAAGAAACGCGAAGAAGGATAGGAGACAAAACAAAGGGGCGAAAAGTGAGGGAAGATACAAAAACAAAAATTAGACAAACGCTTTATAATCAAAATCATTTGGCTAAAAATTTTAGGTTGAAATCCCCATCGGGGGAAATTATTGAAGGATCTAATTTAAGGAAATTTTGTCGGGAAAATCTTCCAAATTTCGACACTAGCGGTTTATACGCAGTTTCAACCGGAAAGATACCGCGATATAAGGGCTGGACAAATCCGGATAACCCGCCAAAAGAAAAGGGGGCTATTTTTCGATTTATTTTCGAGTCAGGAGAAATAAGAGAAGGAAGCAGCCTGAAAAAATTTGCCGAAGAAATAGGTGTTGAAGCGTCTAGTATATGGGCGCTTTCAAAAGACAAAATAAAAAAGGTAAAGGGATGGAGAAATTTAGGAGGGGATGATCTTAGGCGCAATGCCAAACTAAAAACAGGTTGAATTTAAAATTCGGTAAAGCCAGAAGATTATCTAGCTGGTATAACGTCCTCTGAATATGCGGTTCGCTATTCTTCCAAAGACAGAAAACATTGATTGTGGTTGGATTAGTATTAGTCATGCCTGATAGTCTTGTTGAATCTTGCTTTTGATTTCTTCCAGCTTCACCCGAATATACTCCTGATAATTCCCCTTATACGGTTGAAAATCCGCCCATGCTTCATTATAAGGTTGCGGCCACATGATTGTCCAACCCCCATGTTCGGCGAACTTCTTTATTTTCGCGCTCGTGTCGTCTAAAAGTATAGAATGCGAATTGGCACAAAGATATTTCGCAGGAGTATAAACTACATTTCTGACCATGCGGGGATAGTGCTTTTTAATCCACATGGCTTTCCCGGACAGACATTTCGGATTCCGCGATGGGCTCGTGAGAAAAAAAACGTCCCCATAGGTATGAAGCATTTTCATGATTGGGTCCGAATGGGGGAACTTCTCAATCCCGACCCAGAAGTCTTCCTCTGTCTTATCAATTGCCAGCCAGAATTCTTTCGTGGTGCAATTTACACCCGGCCACTTCTCCATATTTGGCTCATTCGGGGGGATTGTATATTTTGTCACGCCGAGAGCTTTCATCGCGGCATTACAGAAGTCTGCTAGGCACCCGTCGAGGTCTTGAAAAATGTGCAACTTTTTATTCATCAATTATTTATCTCCTGTTTTCTTATCAAACCCAATCCATTTAAACCGCTTCTCAAACTCTTCCTTCGGCCCCCTCCATGTATGCCCTCCATTTGCAGTCGGGTCGGACCAAGTTATAATTTCGGGCTCAGTCGGCACCCCACCCTGATTTTCCGGGTCATCCTCCCTATTATGCTCAACAATCTGATGGCGGACGCCTTGCCCATCCTCCTTCTGGATTGCAAACCAGTATTGTCCGGGTGAAAATTTATCCTTTGGAGTCTTGCTCATGTTTTTTATTTTGCCGAATTCCCGCCAGACGATCCGAAGCCGCCCTCATTTCTGTCCGTTTCCTCTAATTCGTCAACCTCAATCCAATCAATATCAATGTTTTTCACCGGGCGAAGTTGGCAGACGCGATCCCCGACCTTGTAGCATTTATCAAGATTGACCCGCGCCCCCATAACTTCCCAATGAGTTTCATTAGCGTAGGCATAAGGTCGAAGAACTAAATCTGATGGCTGCACAATATATTTCATACGAATCCGGATCTCTCCCCTAAACCCACAATCTATTGTAGGACAAGAGTTCGCAAGAATTAAATTGTATTTACTGATACTTGAACGGGGTAGTCCTTGTAACCACCAATCATTAATATCTAAATAAGTATAACCCCTCATATCAAACTCCTCCTCGGTTGTTTGCGGAGCGACAAAAAGATTCGTCCCATATTCAATATAATCAATCTCGGAATAAATACCACCTCCGACTTCCGTCCCGATAATTTTCGGTCCAGATGTAGAGAAAACATCATAGGCGGCATCGAGATCATTTGCCTTAACGGGTAGTTTTAGTCCTTCAACTTTCTTAACGAGAATTTTTACCTTAGGCATATATGAATGAATGAAATTATTTAGACTGAATCATTTGTTTTAACTTCTGACTAGAAACTTGAACCCGGCTTGCCAGAAGTTTCTCTTCGAACTCCTCCCTGCTATATTCGGTGTTTACCGGCCAATTGTCAAGAAGAATCAAGTCAGAAAATTCTGGCTCGTTCAGCCATTCCGCCGCCGTCTTCTTTTCTTTACTTTTGGTCTTACTGACAAACATAAACTCCTCCGGCTGATAGACCGACTTGAAGAACCTGTCGGACTTGTCAGGGTTATAATCCGTCACCACGATATAATTCCCTTGCCAACCGTCTTGCAAAGCCTTTTGATTATCGACAATTTGCTGTTTTAGGTCAGGTGAATGCGGCCACGTATCCGGACTAAGTTTGACTTCCCCGCCCGCATACCATTTGCCGGAGGGTTTAAAGAAATCAACTATAATAACCAGAGGAGGCGGATCGCCGAACGACTGGAATTTGCAAGGACCGAGATTGCAGACCTGACAAGCCCGTGGTCCGTCTTTTCCTTGGGGATGCAGATATTTATTACACTGTTCTTTACTCATTGCCAGCATCCCCTTCTGTCTTGAAATAATTCCCGCCCTCAATCTTAAATTGATTGTCCTCCATTAGTTTAGCTAATTTCGGTTCAACCGCTAGAGTATCCGATTTGGAATCACAGAAATTGTCAACCAGAGTTGCATAACCGAAAACCGTTCGGAAGAACTGGGGGTTGAATTTCCGGATCAGCGCGCCAAGTTCGGCATCGGACGGAGGCTTGAGGCTGAATGGACGAGTCATTTCCTCGTATTCATTAGCAAAATCCATTAAATTTTGCCATTCTGAGAAGTTGGCTTTGGCCATTTTCACGCGTTTTCCCCCGTTAGAATCTTTCCAATCTGATGCTTAATAAATTCAAAATCGCCCGAATCATCGTTCTCAATCAGCCGGAAAATCAGTTCGATCTTCTGAAATTCAGCTTCTTTCATAACTACGCAATCATCCCCTGAACGAACTCCGATATCCCAAGCCTCTTCCTCGCCGCCCTGATATGAGCCGGATTCAATGTATTCTGCCTTTGTGTGTTTAATTTTGTCAATCATAATTCAGAAATTGTTTTACCAACCATCAAACTCGCCAGAATTTTTCGCCAGTTTGTTGAACTCCCTCTGGCTGAGTTCCTTACGCTCAATCGTAAAGACATCTCCATCCGCCATTGCCTGAAATTCCCCGATCCAGTCAGGGGGATTATCAGTCCAGTAACCGCAACCTTCCCGTTTTAACCACCAAATCCGAACTTTCTTGGCAGGCTTAATTGTCTTAGCGGCCTTTGTCTTGCTTGTATTATTTTTTGCTTTTGTCATTTTTATTTAGTGCGTCAAACTCTTTAATCAATTCATCTCCGAATTTCAATTCCTTAATTTTGTCAATGGCAAACATCCCGACGAAGGCCATAACACAGGAAGCGGATGCAAAGACGGGCTCGGAACTACCATCTTTATTTCCTTTATAGCTTTTCACAACAGCCCCACCGAATTCCCCCTTGTTCGAAACGATGAAGCCAACTCTAAAGGGGATTTCCGTGTGATAACGAACGGAAGAGTTAAATTTGGGATCTTCCTCCCTGTAATACGTAGCGGTGAATTGAATGCCATTCAGATTGAGGGTTTGCTCGACTTTTTGATGGAGAGCCAGAAGGCTCGGTTCGACAATGTTGAGAGGATTATTCATTTTAGGGATTTTTATTTAGTTTTCTTTTTCTTCGTTTTTCTATCTTTGGTCGTCTCATCAAACTCCTCAATCAGGTCGCAATCAAACTCCAGTTTCCCGAGTAAGTCAACAGCCAACATACTAACAAACGCCATGACACAAGGGGCTTTTGCGAAGACCGGTTCAGAGTCCAGCGACTCCTCCATGTCAAACCCCTCTTTTTGCAAATATCGAATGCGTTCTCCTTTGATGATCGCCCCGGCAAATCTCCCGTTAGGACAACTGATGAAGCCGCAGCGTTTGTCATTGGTCTGAATTGTATAGAAGACGGTCGAGCTGAAATCCGGGTCGAATTCCTGATTGTATTCGGCTTCGAAGGGGATATTATTCTGAGTGAAGGATTGAATTATTCGATTATGGGATGATAGAAGGGCGGGTTCGGCGATATTTAAACTGTTCGGTAGGGATTGATGGGACATGAAATTGGGTTTTTAGAATGAATTCTGAATCTTCTCTGAAATTGCCTTGGCGACCGTAATGCGATCACCGAGCGGAACATAAGGCCAAACCTCATCAAAAATGCTTTCCGCCAGACCGATCAGGTGATGGTAATTCCCATTCTCGCATTCATCATCGCATTCGGCGAAAATCTCAGCCAGTTCTTCATCAAGTCGTTCTGTATATGTTTTTGAATCCATAGTGTTTTATTTTTTATTTCTCTTCAAACAGTCCTAAGTCATCATAATAAATCCCCGCCGAACTCTTCCCGCGAACTCCATCAATTTTCTCCGCCGGTTTGTCAGATAGGAGGCGGATGACAAACAAGTCTTTCGCCAGAGCCCACGCCTTTGCATTCTTCTGGACAGAGTTTAAAAAACTGGAGACGGTCGCTTTTCGATTCCAGTGTTTGTGATCTTCAAAAGCGGCAACCAACCAAGGGCTGACTTCCCAAGTCTTGATGCGGGTCGAACTTACCTCGCAAATTCGTGCAAGTTTAATGTCGGTATTCGTAGCGACCTCGTTAAAGCGGCCTAAATTACCCAAGCGGAGAACATCTTGATTCGGCTGGGTCTTATCGTCAAAGGTATGAACTTCTAAATTATGCCCGTCTATATTTACAGTTCGCATGTCGGAATTATTTTTTCTTTCCTGCTGCCACATTATAACCATCCTCGCTATAGCTTACTAGGTGGAATTCAATATCGCCAACATAAAACGGCTCGTCTACAAATTTCCCATTAAGTAGATTTTGAAAAGTCAGCGTATATTGCTCCTGCCCCGGTAAGCATTTGTATTTGGGGTCCAATAGGAAAGGAAAGGTTAGGCGGTCCGATTTAGATATTCCAACATAAGGGTCTGCACCGATATGATTTACTAAAATTTGGTTTGGATGGTATCTAATTTTCGCGTCTTTGAGATGGAAGACGGAACCGTCCTCAAACTGGGCGTATATAAATAAGTGGCTCATTTTAAGAGAATAGCGACTTTATAGCTTGGACGGAAAACAATTACATCCTTATTCTGCTCGTTGAACTTCTGAACGGCATTCTGAAACTCTTCAAATCCAGATAGATCGGAGATTGAAAAGTCTTCATAGGCGCGGTCCTCTGTATCGTTCTCCACGATATAATCGGCATCAAGTTGCAGAACCGGCTCGGATTCGTCCACGGCCCAAATAAAGTCGGGAGTATTTTCTTCTTCCGTCCGATCTAGAAAACTATCGACATCTTCGTAAAACTCATCACTCCAGAAAACTCGACCCGTCCAATTGTCCGCCAAGACCTTCTCCGCCTTCTGAAAGCGTTCGGCGTCTTTCTGCTCGGACCAAACTTCATTAGCCAAACCATTAATTACAATGATTTCGGCCTCAGTTAGGAGCTGATTCAAAACCTCTTTATTCCGAAAGGACTTCTGGGTCGAACACCACTCATTGAATAGATTGCCCGTGTATTTATTGGCAAACCAGCCCGGAATTTCCCGGCCACCATCCAGACGAGCTGGAATGAAGGCGTCATCGGACAGAACTTTCTTGACTTCCTCCAAACGCTCCGGGGTTAGTAGGCCAGTGAGTTCCAGATTCAGGATGTTCTCTAGGATGTTCGAATAACAGGTCAGGACGGGCTTGGCTAGCTTCTTGGGCTCGGTTTGTAGTGGTTTGTCTGATTTGCGCATGGGGGAATGTTCTGAAGTTTTGGTTGGGCGGTCAAGGACAATCTTGGGAATTTCTCGTTAAGACAGGCCGTACGGAGGGGAAGAAGGGTAGAATGAACTGAATGCGGGACGGGTTGACCTCTCCATACGGAGCGTTTCCGGGGTTGGGGTCGTGGACGATTACCAACTCTGTGCTGCCCTTGACCTTCTGAAATTGCCCAACGACTGCATGGGTGCCTTTTGGATACTTCTGAGAAGGGACGGACATAATGCAGAACGAGCCGTCAAGGTGAATCCAATTCAGAACGTGATCCCAAGGACGATCATTCCAAAGGAATATCTCTAAAAGGAATAGTCCTCTGTCTTTCAGCCACTTACGAACCAAATCTTCGGCTAGAATGCCTTTTGAGTGGTCGGACTCACCTACGAAGTTCGGAACACAATCCACATTCAATTCTAAAATTGACGCAATGCAGCACCGCCAACAATCACCTTTACCCGGATCGACTACTTTTTGGAATACCGGAATCAATCCTTGTCCTCCGACATTGCTTTCGAAACGCCAGAACATAGGGCATAAATTACCAGTCCGATAAGATAATCAAGAAGACCTACCTGTTCTACTCTCACCTGCCAGAAATGCATTGCCGAAATAAAACCTCCGACAAAAATAAATCCAGCGGCAATTTTTTTAGGTGTAAAATATTTGGTATATTTTTTCATAATTTTATCTCTTAAATACTCTTAAATCCTCTCCGAATTCAGAATCATATTCCGGGATACTCGGTTCGTCAAATTGCGGGGACCAAATGCAAGTTCGGATCGCGCCCGACCGCCCCTTCTTCTGATTAATTAACCAGACCTGATTCCCGAAAACTTCCAATCGGCGGCTGTCCGGATCGTTACAAAGGTATTTCGCCAACCGATAGACAGAATCATCCGAAACTAACAATTTCTGTATTTCTTTTAGTCTGCTCATGATTTGATATGATTTACAATTTTACCTGTTTCCATATAGTTCTGTCGATAGCCCTCTTCATTATTATGCCGTGACCAATCAGCCCATTTCGAATAGGGTTCATTCCCCATTTTGTCATACCATCGGAGCATATCTCGGCAGCAACGACTGATATCCGACCGCTGTTCACAAGAGGATTCATCAAAGAGTTTTCCAAGCTTGAAAAGACGGCAGTGCCATTTCTTACCGATTTTGGTAACTTTCACTTCCAGCGGTTCTACATATTCTTTCATGCTCTTAATCTCCGTCTTATCTTCTTTATAATTCATAAAATAGTCGGAAAATCATCCCGCTTGTCCTTTTCGTATTTCCAGACTTCGGAAAGTTTTTCAAATTTAAAACCTAAAACATGCCCCCTCCCGCCAAAAAGTTTCCTATCTATTCCATCCATAAAGCCTTCGGACTTCAAATAATTAAAAATTTTAACCCTTAATATATCCTCACCTTCAGGGAGTTTTACAAACGTCAAATCTTTTCTGCCTGGAATACGGTAGAAAGAATGGTTTTTAAAACAACAGATTTCTTGTAGGTCTTCTAATTTCATAACGAATGATTTTAAATTATTTAGTCGGCCCCTTCCGTGCTCTGTCTGCCAATTCCGCATTCTCAAAAATATTCCCGACGACAACCGGCCCGCCACCCATGAACCAACAGGAATCCAGATTGTAATCGCTCCAAGTGCAAGCAAAGCCCGCCCCGCGCCATTCGATTACATGATTCCCGCCGTTTGTATTCACGATATCGCCCTCATAAATTTCTTTGCCTTTCCGATCTTTCAACCCGGTCCACTCCTGAAAGACGGGCTTGTCATCAAGAATGTCGAAATTGAACGATCCATATTCTTCCAATGCGAGGGTATAAAATCTTCCGATTCCATTTAGAACACACCAAACTCGTAATTTAATTTCTCTATTCTTATTCATAATTTTATTTTTTAACGATCAAAACCAAACGGGGGCGGGCCATAGACGGTATTGTCACTATCTGGCGGCGGTATTCTCATCTTCTCGGATAATTCCAAAAATCGCTTAAATTCCTCAAATTCATCACCAATTCGGACCTCCTTCGGAATTTCAGTGGAGCGCGGGGTTGAAGTCGGAGTCTCAAGGGCGGAGATTTCCGAGAGAAATGCGGCAAAACTCTCGGAATCCTCTTCGGTTAAGTGTTTTTCAATATGACAGATGAGTTCGAAGTATTTTTTGTTTAGCTTTTCTTTCATTTTTCACCCTTCTCTTAGATAGACATCCCAAGACTGAGAATTTCCCTCGAACTTGTCAAGAAAAACATCAGCGGTTTCCCTCATTTCTCTGACCATTTCTCGAACTGTCCCGCCGCCGAAACCAGAGGTGATTTCATAACCGTTCGGACTAAATAGTGACCAATACACTTCCGACCAACCTCCGAGGGATTTCTCCCGGTGAACATCAATACTGCAACCTCTATGAATGAATTTCATACGGAAGAGTCCCCTTCGTATTTCCAATAGCCCTTTATTTTCTTAAATGCGACCCAGTAGATATTATCATTCGCCCAGTCTTCCTGCCTGCTAAACCACACGCCTTTCTCCGTTATTTTAACAACATATGCACGAATAAATTCCGGCGAGCCGTCCCAATCGGAATTTTCCTCAAAGAGTTCAACCCAAGTCCCGACATGCTTTTGCCAAGACGGTTTTGTATTTCGGATTTTGACAATCATAAGTTATTTGACAATCTTCTGCCGTATTTTCTCATACTCGTCAAACTTTAAGCCGAATTGCCGCCAAATTTTCATATCTCGGTCGAACCACCCGGAAGACCAAGAATACCTCTGTTTTCTTTCCCATGCATTCCAGTAGGGGTTCAGATTGTCCGGAATGTCCCTATCTTGGGCCTCTCGGCCTAAAACATACGGGTTCTTCATGACTTACTCCCTTTGATCTTAATTTTATCCGTCTTTCTGATGGCATCCCCAGCCAAAGCACGAATGGCAGATTCTGCTCCTTTGAAGGCCCAAGGCTTTGTCAGGCGGGAGACAGTATAAATGAGAGTGCGCGTTCCGTCTCTGTGGTGAATTATTTTGGGATTTCTCATATTTCCTTACTCGCTCCGCTCGGGCGGAAAGTTATTCGCATTCGCTCATAGTTGTCAAACCTTATTTTGATTCTTCCAGAAGTCTCTGACCCCCATAAGTATTTTCCCAAGATTATTTTTCCCACCCTTTTTAATATCTACGCCCCAGTAAGTATCACCCCAAAAATTTAACTCCTCCAAATATTTGTCTCTAGTATTCAGCAATTTTGAGCGTAATTCCAAATCTACCAAAAACTTCTCGAAAATACACCGACTCATAACATCAAATTTTCGCGCATCCCAATCAGACGGGGCGGCGTCTTTAAGTTTGAACTTCCTCCAATTCTTCTTAGCCTCGGTCGGGGAACAGGTCTTAAAATACTCTCTGTCGCCCAGAACGATCTTCGCCGCCATATATGCGTTTTCAACCGATGGAAAGCCAAAAATATTTACGGGCCAAAAATTAGAAAGCCATCGGTTCTCACCAAAGAAACCTTTAATTTCCTTATCGTTCCAAACGGCATATTTGGCGTAGTCGCCCTTCTGATAGGGCTTTCCATCAATTTTAACATCACTATACAACGGGTTATCACTCATGATTTATTTATTTTCCTTGCTTTGCTTGTCTTCCAGTTCTTTCCTCACAACACTCGTTTTCAAGACGGTCGGGACTTCTTGCTCCACGATGTCAGAGACAAAATATAAGAAATCCCCAGTTTCAGTTTTCTTTTTTGAGACATGAAAGACGCAAATCATATCTTCAGAAAACTTCTTTCCGCCCCGATTGTCAAGTTGGAAATCCATAACGGTCAAACTGTCTGAATCGTCTTTCAGAGTATACCGGACATACTCTTTTTTATTCCGACTGGTTCTCTTCTCGACCTCTCCGATCTGAACTACGGAGATGTAATTTTCCTTTCTGTCCGGGGCGGTTCGGAGTTCTTTTAAGCTCAGAAGGTTGTTTATATGTTTGCTGTAAATGCCTTTCAGAGTGTGAGAGTAGGAGAAGCCGAGGTAATGATTTTCGGCCAAATAAGTCGTTAGGTCGCTGAAGCGTTCATTATATTTGAACTTTAAAATATACGGTTTAGTCTTGGTTCGGAGGGTATTCAGGCGGGATTCTTTAATCAGCGGTTTGCCTTTTTCGTCCTTCAGGTCGGTGGAGGCCCGTTTCAGAATCTCAATTAAGTCAAAATTGAAGCGAGAGCCGAGATTGTTAATGATGGGTAATTCTCTGGGTGTCAGCTCATTCCATATTTCGAAATCGAGTAACGTTTTATTTCTTCCTGAATTAGAAACACTGTCGAACCCGCCACTTAGAATAAGAGAGGATACAACACCTAGCGGTAACTTTGCATTCTGAATACTTAGGAAGAGATCGAATTTATTAGTAACAGTCGCCCTGAAAGACTTTAACCGCTCTAGATTGGCATCCGAAAGATTTCGAACACTGCTTAATCCCGTTCGAATACCCCCATTCTCCATGGTATAATCATACTCACTCTTAATAATATCTGGAGGGAGTAGTTTAATACCGAAAATTTCTAGTTCTTTTTGAATCGCAGTAATTTCTTCTAAGGGGTTAGCCAAATCTTTTGTTCCAACGAGACAAGACCAATACCATTCCAAGGGATATTTATATTTCAAATATACCGTTAATGCGGATAGATAGGATGTCGAGATAGAATGCGCCTTGTTGAATGAATACGAAGCTGACTCGTTTAGAAGCTTCCAAATCGCGTCGGCTACAGTTTTATCAAACCCCTTTTCCTCGCACTTATCATAAATTTTCTTTTCCCATTCCTTTACTTTTTGCAAGTCCTTCTTACCTACAATTTTACGAATCACCTCTGCTTCCTCATTTGTAAATCCAATGGCCACCGACATTTTCATTAACTGCTCTTGATAAAGCGGAACATTACGGGTTTGGGATAGAATGGGTTCGAATACTTTATGAACAGCCTCCGCATTATTGTTTTTGTAGGAATTTACATAACTCAAACTTCCGGGCCGGGCCAGCGCATTAATGTCACTCAACTCATTAACATTTTTAGGTTTAATCGCTTCTGTTACTCCATATGCGCAATCAGCCGAAATTTGATAAAGACCATAAGGTAGGAGTTTACTATCCTGAAATTTCTCATAAATAAATGGATCATCATCTAGATTAATCTCATCAATCTTCTCGGGGATAATATCGGCGACTCGTTTAATAATTGCATTTGTGGTGAGGGAAAGAAGGTCTAATTTCGTCGCAAAATTGCTGACGATTTTCATATCATACGAGCTGACAATATCACCCTCTTTATTAATCTCAATTGGGATCAAATCAGTTAATTCATAAAAGGATACGAGATAACCGGAAGCGTGACTGGATGTGCCGCGCATGGTTTCGCATAGTCTTTTGCAAACAGAAACGGTGTCGGGGTGTTCATCCGCCCACTGTTTGAATTCCTTACTTTCCTTATATGCTTCATCAATAGATTGAGCGACCCCGAATCGGACTTCAATCATATCAGCCACACGACGGGCCTCATCCTCGTTAACTTCTTCTAAAGATTTGTAAACGTCCTTGAGGAGAATCTTAGTGGTAAATGTAGAGATATTGGAAATCTTAGATACACAATTAGGATAAATTTCCTTGAGCCAAGCAACTAGTAAATCCCTGCCATTACCTAGGTTAACGTCTGCGTCGGCCAGTAAGTCACCCTTTAAGAACAACTTACCGTCGATCATCTTCTTGCCATTACGAGCCCTGCTTACAAAGCGTTCAAAGAAGAGGCCGTGACGAATTGGATCGACGGGGAACCCAGTAATTTTCAACAACCAAGCAATACAACAGCCACCGATTGATCCGCGCCCGTAATCAATAAAAACCCCTAACTCACGAGCTTTATTGATAACCATCCAAACAAGTAACATGTAATCAATGAATCCCAACTCGTTTAGAATTTCGAGTTCGTATTCAATGCGTTCTTTATACTTAGGATAATCTTCTTTCTTAACATGTTTGCAGCGCTCTTTCCAGCCTTGTCTAGCGAGTGCGCGGCAAAATTCTAGATTGGAAACATCATCGGGAAGATTTAGATTTTTCTTCTGTTCATCGGTAATTCGGATCTCGGGCAGGCGAATGTAACCATAATTTTCAATGGTATATTTAGAGAAATTGGAAGTGAAATTATTCATTATTAAATCTAGAAAAATAGGGGCTTTGTTTAAACGCTTCTAATAAATCGCTTGGGCTATATTCATTCAATTTTTTAAACTCATAAACATGTTTTACAATAGTAAAAAAATCAATATCGTGTATTTCGCGTTTGAGAAAATTCACATATTTATGAACCCATTGAATATTTTGTTGGGTATATCCAAGGTTAGAATCAATTCTATCTAATGAGGCTGTTTTTTCTTGGTCATTTATAGCGAAACATAAATCTAATCCAGAGATGGCACATTTTCTATTTTGTTTTAGAAATAAATCCCAAATATATTCGACACTTATATTAAATTCTAAATTTCTAGATGCCGCACCACCCCTAATTGAAGAAAATACTTGACCCGATATCTCCCCGGCACCTCCCCAGTTCGGGTTATCAATACCCTTTCTGGATAAAAGACAACCACAACTTCTGGTTTTTCCAGAGAAAACGCCGTCTCCTTTGATCACTGCTGTGTTCCCGCAATCGCATAAACAAGTATACGAAGTCCTTCCCTTATCATCAACATGTCTGTCTAAAACGGTTAACAAATTAAATTTTTTACCAACTCTGTCTTTAAATTTCTGTTTGAAGCGAAAAGCCGATGTCCTTCTGAGTCCATTTTGTTTTAAAAACTGAGATATTTTAGATCTACCACTAAATTTTGTCGTTTCGGCGATTTCGGGTGATCCCATACCCAGAGAGAATAATCTTTTTATTTCTGTCTCTTGTTCTGGGGGGAAAGTAATTCCCCTATTTTTAGCTTTTTTATTTTGACATTCTTTGCAGGCCGCTGAATATAAATTCTTAGAATTTTGGAATAAATAGCTATTAATTGGTATATATTGTTTACATTTTGAGCATGATTTCATATCATCCTGCTCGTAAACAATTTTACCTTTTTCTAATCCTAGTGTAAACGCTCTAGAAGCAACTGCTCTTTGTGTTGTTTTTAGTAAAATTGCACAAAAACCAGTTTCTTTAGTTGGGTAAATTTTTTTAAGTAACGAATCATCCTCATCAGACCAATTTTTATTCTTATCAGTAATTCCTAATTTGAATGCATGACCCTGTAAGGAGGATTTTGTCCTTTTAAAGATATCAACCAATTCATCTAGAGTTTTTTTACTATAAATTTCTTTAAATAAAATATTTTCTTCATCTTTCCATTTTCTATCCTCTAAAATATCTAATTTGTGAAGTTTATTTTTTATACTACTTTGTGTTCTTTGTAAGAAGGAAGATATCTCATATAGACTCTTTTTATAAACGTTGTCTTTCAAATATTGAATTTCATAGTCATGCCATTCAAAGTTTCTTCCACCATGTATTTTTCTGGATGTAGCAATTGAATATACTTTATTTTTAGGCATTCCCAAGATTTCGGCACATTTAGCTGGACCTAATTTGGAATAATTCTCTTTTAGAAAATCTACAATCCCTTGATCTATTTTCGTATCAACGTTTAACCCCATCTTTTTAGCTTTACAGCAAACTGCCGAAAATGTTCTCCCTAGTTTTTTGGCGCATTCTTTTCTACCAAGAAGATCATGGTTATCTCTTAGGAATTTCTCATCTTCTTTAGACCAAGAAGAACCTCTTCCTGATGAAACGTCCTGCTTGACACTTATTTCAACCCCATCCCAAATATCACTCATCTAAATATTCTCCATCTTTATAATTTTATGATTCTACTTATTAACCGATTTCCTTTATCTTGTCAAACCAATTCCAACTGCCAGATCTGCTTTCTGAAAACCTCAACATTCAATAAAACATCGGATAGTGCCTCGTGCAGATTCCCAGCATCAAATTCTACCCCCAACTCTTTGCCCATGGCCCCTAGAGAACATTTTAAACCCTTCTGATGTATACTCTGCATTTTGTAACTCCATGCCAGAAAAGCATTTGAAGAACTTGCGTCAGGTTTAATACCCTTTTTAATCGCCCGCGACAAACATAAAGTATCGTAAACTTTAAAGGGTTGGTAGAGGTAATCGTATCGGGGTTTTAATCCGAGTGCCCGCCGCCAAGCATTAACAATCATGGAATCATACCCTAACCAGTTCTGGGATACACACTTATAAGATTTTGAGTAGAGAATATCTTCAAACTCTTCCAATACTTTCTTCGGGTCTTCTGCCCTTTCTTTATAAAAATTATAATCAAATCGGGTAATTCGAGCAGCGTCCGCACTCATACGTAACTGCGGCCACCAAATATAACGACTCTGCTTGGTTAGATTTTTTTCTAAAGTAAAAGTAACATAACCAATTTGAAATGGCAGCGTATGAATAAGGTTAAGTCCACTAGCCTCCATGTCGGGGCATACAAAAAGCTGATCTTTCTTATATCGAAGCAAGTCTGATCCTATCATTTTGCTACCTCCAAATAGTCAGACAGGCAAAAGTTCTCTGAACAGCAATAATCAAGTTGGGGCTTATTAAAGCTACTGCGCTCCTTAATGGTTCTAAATACCGTCCATGCCTTACTATCAGAATAATCCGGATAGTAAATCGTCTTAGTTTTCATAATTTCGTATTCCCCCTTTGTAAAATTCATAAGAGCTTCATTAATAAGGGGTTCAAACGGAAGACCAGAATTAACCTCCTGCATGAAAATCGGGCGGGTTGGAAAATCGGGAACAATCGCACTGCCGAAATTCAGAGTATTCCTCGCCAGAAACGAATCGAAGAATGGAACGGACAATAAAAGATTATCGGTCCAGTGCTCTTTCAGAATATTATAAGAGCCCCTGAATTTATAATATTTATTCTTTATGTTCGTATAAACTTTAGAATACAATTTTATCAGGTCTTTATATCCGTCACCATTCCGCATAAAAACAATTACCTTGGACTCGTCCGCAATAGACGCCTCGGTATGGTCTTCTGGATTGCTACACACCCACATTTCAAGCCCGAAAATCAACTGTAAGTCGTTCTCCTCGCAGAGTTTCCAAGCCGCAATCATATCGTAAAAACGGGTTGACACAAAATACACCTCCTTAAGTCCTGCCTTTTTCGCCAGACTGACAATTGACTGAGGTCCATCAGGCGCGCAATCCTTCTCGGGCCACCACACATTAATCGCGCGTTGAGATGAATCAGAATACCATATCGCTGTAATATTTTTATTATCAATCATTTAATTAAGTTTTCAGTCCCCACTCAATCCTCCACCTTCCCAATCCGAATATCCCAAATGTCGGCGAGCCAATCATCAGGCAGCTTGTGTATACTGTGCTTTTTATGGACATTCGTTGCCCAACACAGCATCTTGTAAATTGTTTCCCCGCCGTCAATGACTTTCGAGTATTGAATGGACTGGTATTGGTCTTGTCCGGTTCGCTGATCGACTATTGTTGATACGGTTAATTTCATAAAATTGCATTAAATTCCAAAATGATTAGTCCCAAGTAGTTCATCCCTCATGCAGTATTCCAACTGTCCATCATTCGGTTTTAACTGGGAGGAATGAAAAATGGCTCTGTTGCCATCTTTAATTGCCTTCTCCCCCTTCTGGATACAGCTCCCTGCCGACTTCCACCCGTCAAAGGTATTATAATATCTGTCCATGGCTTCCTGAGCAAAATCAGATTCTTCTTCCGTGGATAGTGGATTTTCAAGGATTTTCTTTAATTCAAAATAGGCTAGTCGGTATTCTTCTTTCATTTTTCAATCTCCTTCGTCTCAAACTCTTTCGTCCCATACCCGCCCTCTCTCAGAACCTCCAAAATTCTCTTAACGGTCATCTTTTTATTCCACTCAAACTTGATTTCAAACGGAATAGATTCGCAATCTCTCCGGAATCCACCAAACGCTTCCCGAACGAAAACGCTAACCAAGCCGCCCTCATGGAAAACAATATTTGAGAATCTATAATTGTATTCCCGACCCTTGCCAAACGCCAACAGCACCCTCCGATAGAATTGATATTCCTCGCCTTCCAGCAAATCAATTCTGCTCATCCCGCGAATCGGGACGAAACTCTCATTTGTATAATTACAGAGTCGGCCCGTTCCAATCTCTCGGATGACCGCACCATCACACAGCTCTTGGTGATAGAAACCGATTTTCCATTCAGAGACAAAACCTGTCTTGGCCAGAACCAAATCGCCAACAACTGGCTTTTCGGAATTGGCGAAATGGACATACTCTCGACCCCGCCCGTCCCGATAGGTTTCAGAACGGTAGCCATCACCACCATGACAGAGCATTTGGGTGAATGATAGCTGATTGATGATATTGGCAAAAATCCGCTCCTTATCTGTCATGGTCTTATTTTGTTTTCTTCCGTTTTTCATTCCGAGATATCCTCCCAAATCAATTCTCCCCTTTTATCTTTGATAAACTTAACTTTTTTCCGGGTCGCCTGATAATTCATTTTGGGGAACTTCTTCCCGGCTAAAGCCTCGTTAAATTTCCACCTGAGATATTTGAGATTCCAACCGCGCCATTCAATTTGATCGGATTCGTTATTCTGGACGATCTTGTCTTGACAGACTAAATCAATGCAAATGTCCTCAATCATTGCTTCCGCATGGGAATCGCTGTTTTCTCGGATAACCGGTGAGAGCATTAGGCATGGCGCTCCAAATTCATAACCCTCATCCCAAGTTAAAACATCAAATGTTACTACGTCGCCTTCTTTTATAGAGAAATATTGTTCAGATTTCATTTTTTGATCTTCCACCCCATCTCCCGGCAAACCTGCTCGGCCTCTTTCTTGGTTTTCTTGGCATCCAACCAATACTCTCCCAAATTCCCAAAAGTAACAAAAGGCTGAATTGACCACATCCATTCGCCATTCTCATCATTATGATTCAGGAAGACGGACGGAATTTCGCCCGAAAGCAGCTTTTCCGCAATCTGTATTCCTTCCTCATACGCCGATCCTTGCCCGAGACTTCTTTTCAGTCGGCGAGCCCAATTGGATGAACGGATAGATTTATTTTGTTTTTTCATTTTTTAGCCCGAAACCAATAAGTTTCTTTCCCGTTCAGGTCAAGAGCAATTTCCGCCATCGGCCACTCCCAGCCGGGACAATCAACCTCCATGCGGAGAACCGCAAAGAACAAATCCTTTCTTGCATGTCCGCGAGCAAAATCCCGAACAATCTGCCGCCCTTCCTTCTGAATGTATTTTTGGGCCTTCCGAATGGTTGAAAACCCGCCGAAATTCTGTCGCAAACACTCATTCTCGGAACCGTTTTTTGTTCGTCGGCGGATCTCAACAAAGAAGACTGACCGAATTTTGTTTTTCTGCTTATTCATCCCCCAAACCCCCCAATGTCTTTTAATTGTTTCTCAAGTTTCTCCACACATTCCCTAGCCGCCGCCAATGCCTTTTCAGTCAATTCTTTGGCCCGAGCCTTTGCCTTGTTCGGATTGAGATAATACTTCGTTTCTGTCATACCGTCATAATAAGAATAGCACTCATAAAAATAATCACCATTAATTCGATGATAAAGACTATCAAAATGGTGATTTTTTGAATTATCCGGTTCTGATTCAAAGACTATGGACGATATCGCGCCCCGCTTGTCGGCCCCGTAAGAATGAGTCTCATCGACCGAATAAACTGTAATTGGATATTTAATTTGTTCTTTCATGATTTTTTAAGATTTAATTTCCATTATGAGTCGCCCGCCATTCGCCCGTGCTTCTTCTAATGCCTCCGCGACATATCGGAGTTCGGCAGGGGACCAGTTATACAGATGAATCGAAGTATAAAATTCGCCCAAATCAGTATGGGCCGAAACCAAAACCCCGTCATCGGTTTGCTTGAAGTAAACTGGGCAGCCCTCTTGTTGAACTTTAATCATTTTCCGAGCCCTCCGAAAATATCCTTGAAAGCATTCATTTCATTCATTCCGCCTGCGTCAAATCCGTTTGCGCTTTTTGCAAGATCGTTCAAAGCCGCCGAGACAGCTTTCCCTTGATCGAATCCCTTGCCATAGGCTAGATCAAACATCTTCCGCAAACCTTTTGCACTCAGCGTTACATTCCCCTCGGAGTTAAAACCCGGATTCTTCTTACTAATTTCCGCCCATAGGTCACTTTTTGTCATAAATTTAATCAACGGTCGTCAACATTAGGTTCCGAATCACCAATTCCTTCTGGCTCTCCGTTAAGACAAACAAGGCTTGACTCAACTCCACCGAACGATCAATCAGAGTGAAATGCGTATGTGGATTAATGCCCTCCAGAGTGTCAAATCCTACTTCCAACCAATCAATGGCAAACTCAATCTTTTTCTGCGTGCCGAATTCGTGATCGAACGAGCAATCCAGAGACCTCAGAGTTCCGACATAAGGTATTTCATCAAGATCGACCTTGGGATAACGCAAACGAATTGCGGTTTTCTGTTCGGGGGTTAGTTCAAGGGTGGGTTGGTAGGAGGTTTTCATAATGAGGGTTTATGCGAGTTCAGTCTGTTGCTTTAGCGTCCAGAGTCAAGAGGAAAGATCGAATTTCTTGCCATTCAGCATTCCGCCAGCCGGACTCAACATAGATCCGACAGTTCTCCTTCCCGCCAAGATTGTGTGCATTGCAGTCAATGTATGCTTGCGCGCCGACTTCGGTTAGGAATGGTTGGACGGAAAGCCAAGTGTCCCGGTAATAGCATTTGTAAAATCGGTAGTCAATATCGTCATGCATTTCGTCTTTTTTATTTAGAACGGCAAGCAAGTCTTCATCATATACCTCTTCACTTCTGTCCATCCAAATGAACTCGTCGGACCAATGGGGATCAAATCCGTAAGTCCGCTCTTTCTTCTGAACGCAGAAGATCGGTAAATTCGTGCATCTGCCGTCCTGTCCCCTCAGATTCTTAATAATTTTCCGAATTGATTCTGGTATTTGGTCGATCATATCTGTTGGTTTTATTTTCAATCTACAATTCTGATTAGTGATTCCCGCTCGGATTTCATTCTTTTAATTCTCAGTTCTTCTAATTGCGGGGCGACTTTTTCACAAAAATGATCACACCACTCCCGATATTCTTTTTTTGTTTTGAACAGAGGTTTTGTCTTGTCTTTCTGTCCGGGGAAAAGTTCTATTTCTTTATTCATCCTTTTCCTTAATTTCCCCACTTAGAACCAATTGTCGGCAAACATCAAAATGGTCATTCGGCCCGCCGCCTTGATACAACCAAGCCCCTCTGGCCAGAGTCTTAGGATCGACCTCCCATGCCATAGTCTCATTTCCCCGAGAGGAGCCTGCGTAGGTATCGTATGTTCGTTCAATCGTTGAAACGAAGAAGACGCGGTTCTGAAAATAGACGTGGGTTTTCAGAATTGGGATGTTGGGCTGGTGTTCGTTTTCCATACAATCAAGGAAGCCATGTTTTTCGGTATTCGTCAAGCTCTGATTTTCCATTTTTTTCCAAAAGCCAGTCATTGTAGTCCTTAGCCTTCGGGAGCGCAATAATTATCCTTTCTTCCGAGAAATAATTCAAAAGAGTCTTCCGGAGCTTTTCGGCAGCGATCCCGCCAATATTTTTATTTCCGGGTTCGTTATTCAATCCAATTACAATTTTTAATGGATTGCTCTTAATTAGAAAACCAAGTTGCTTTGAACTGATTGTCGTTCCGAATAAGCAGATTGTATTCCGTATTCCGGCTTCATATAGTGCTAGAATGTCTGCTGGGCCTTCCGTTATGAGGATTGTTCGGGATTCGCGAATAGAAAATTCATCACCAACAAGCAGGAAACTGCCGGACGGATTGAGATGTTTCCATTTGGGTATCTTGTTTTCCTTGTGCCATTTAGTATAATTTATGAGTCGGCCCGTGAACCCGATAATTTTATCTTTCTGCGGGGATAAAATAGGGAGAATCGCCCGGCCATTCAACTGCCCACTGCTCGCCACGCCCATTCGGAAATGCTTTTGAGTCTCCGCACTGATTCCTCGGGATTCGAAATAGGAATAATCAAAAATCAGCTTGTCGAGAATGGATAGCGGCCAAGTCGCGGGTTGTTTAATTTTGGGCTCTTCAGTTCGGGCGGTATAATGAGTCAGTATTCCGTCCGATTCGGTTCCGACTAATTGGAGAATTCTTGAGTTGTGCTGGCGGTCCCCCGTGCTAACGACACAATTGAAACGCAAGTCGGGCCAAACGCGCAAGTGATTCTTAGACCGTAAATTACGCCCCTCTTCTCCACACGCAGGACAAAAACAAACCCAAGAACCGTCCGATTGGGTTACTTTGTTTTCTAATTTTTCCAAATCAATCTTATTCATTTACGTGGGATTTTTCTAAATTTTCGAGGAACAGCAAGATAATTTTTCTCCGCTTGAATGATTTGGTGTAAACTGGTGTAGTATGAGCATCAAAAGATTAAATTTGGAGTTAAAGCCAGAAACAGACGCCAAGCTAAGAGAGATCGCTAAGTTAAGCGGCCTTAAGCTTGTTACTATTATTTCAAACGGGATTACTGAACAATATGAAAAACACATCAAATCTACCAAAAATTAAGTGGACAAAGGAACTGGATGAAAAACTTATATCTCTGTGCGAAAAAGGCAAGGGGGTATTTGAAATTGCTGTCGAGATGGGGACTACGCGCCCCGCCATAGACGCAAGAAAGGGCAAAATAGGGATCAGAAAGAAATATAAATTCAAAAAAGGGGTAACATTTGAAGATTCATTTGTTTTAAAATTTAGAAATTTATTTTTCGAGAATTTACCAATGTCAGAAATTGGGTCTAAATTAGGGCTTACCACTTATGAAGCAGAGGGTGTCTCAAAAAAACTCGGGCTAGTCAGAAAATCAGAGTTCAATGGCTCGGACAAGGGATATCAGACTAGTTCTATTTCCTCCAGAAAATATTCCGATAGCCTTTTATCTGACATTAAAAACATGTTAGAAAATAAAAAATTTACAAAAAAGATTATAAGCATCAAAACGGAGTTGCCCCTAGAGACCGTGGAATATATATGTCGGCAATATGGGTTTAGAAACCCCAAGGGTGGCCGGTCTTGGTGTGAAGAGGAAGACCGCCTATTGATTGATATGCTCGATAATAATATTGATATTGATGAAATCTCCAAAACTCTCATCCGAAGTGACATTTCCATTATCCATAGATGCGAAAAACTTAAAATCACTTATAAATATAAAAAAATTCTAGATCGAAAAAATGAAAATAAAAACAAAAGATTAATACTAGAGCAAATGTTGAAACAGAAAATTAAATTTGGTAAGAGTCGATGTTTGAAAATGAATTGGGATTTTAATATAGATTTAGAGTATATGTTACAAATCTTCAAAAAACAGAAAGGTTTTTGTTTTTATTCCGGTGAGTTATTATCGTGGAAACCAAACCATAAAAATGTTTTGAGTATAGACAGAATTGACTCAGGAAAGGGATATGTGAAAGACAATGTTGTATTATGTATTTGGGATATTAATAGAATGAAGCAGGAGTTAGAAGTGAATAGATTTATTGAAATTTGTAATATTGTCGCTAAAAACAATAGCTTGAATCCCGAGATAGAATATTTTATCTAAATCAATGACATTCATCAAAATGCAGGTTCTTCACCCTTATCCGCCTCCTTAATAAGTTTCGATTCGCTAACTGCTTTATTGATTTTTACGGCCTGCTGACCCGTCTTAATAAGCCATTGGTCCTGCGTGCCGCAATCGGTCACTTTGAAGTTGGTAATATCGAAATTCATGAAGTTCGGGGTATATTTAACGTCTTTACCCTTGCCAACCCTAATGTAATTCAAAAACGCTGGACCATGTTCCCACAGGTAGCGAGTCTTCTGAAAAATCATTTTATTTGACGGGGCTTTCATCTCCGGAGTTGAATCATTCAGCATTTCATCAGGAGTGCGCCCACGAAGAATAGCCAGAACTGCAACCAACCATCCGATCCTATCACTGAGGGAATTCGATGCCGAGGAATCGTCCGGACCATCTTTACTAAGAATATCACCAGAACGATTTTGTTGTAGAGCAGAAAGAAGCGGGGAGGTTGTCCAGTCACAAAGATCTTTAATTATTTCGATCTTCTGGTAGGACTGACTGTGCTCTCCCTCTTTTGAATTAAGCTCTTTCTTGTCGTTGTTATTCAACTTGAAATAATCATATACGATAACAGAAGAACGTGAACGACCGCACTTAGTCAATTTCCATCGTTTGACAAATTTCTCAACCTCTGACATTCCCATATTCCCGATGGGTTCAAACCAAATATTCTTATGTTTTAAGTTTTGAATGCGCCGAACCTCCTCATTAATTTTGGGAGCCCACTCTTTCGAAAATTTCCATTTCTTAGAATCCATCAAGAATGGTGGACAACCAATATTTCCCGCAACATAACGAACGATGGCGTCATTAATTGTCATCTCGGAATCTAAAAATAATACAGCCATATCTTCCTTGTCTGGATTGGCCGCTGCTATATCTCGCGTAATATCAAGGAGTAAAGTAGATTTTTTTGATCCTTGTCGAGCCGCCCACATGTAAATCTGTCCCGGACGAAGTGGCCCGATAATATCATTCCATGTTTTATACGGCATGTTGATAAAATCACTGATATTTTCCGGATTGCCCATTTCTTCAATCACGGAAGGAAGTTCTTCCAGAAGGTTCTTCGCCTCACGCTCATTCTGGGTAATGCTAATTAAAGATTCTCCCAAATACTTATCCGCGATTCCAACCAATTCCTTCGCCGATTTATCCTCATTTTCCAAAACCTCCTTCTGAACTTTGATTGCGTTCTCGTGGATGGTTCGGATGAGAGTTTTCTTCTTTAAGGCTTTAGCCAAATCCAAAATATTCCGTTTATCGACAGGGCGGATTTTCAATGCAGAGCAGAAATCACCCACCTCAAGCCCCTCCAATGTAATCCCGAGGGATTTCAGTTTTTCGGCTACCACAATTTCATCCGGGCGACCCTTATTCTCAACAATGTTTGATATAACGGCGAAGATCGGGGAGTTCTGCCGAGAGAAATCTTTTGAGTTGATGAAGGGGATTTCTACATAGGATTCGGGGTATTGTAAGAGAATTGCAAGGATTGACTGTTCAATTTCAACTGAAAAAAGGGATTTTGATGCCATATATGATTTACTGTTTCATGATGCTGTTTTCTTGGTATCTGTCAACGAAAAACCGCCCGAAGGTTATTAGCCAGCGAGCGGTTTCGTGCTAATCTCCGAATCACCAAGCCAGAATAACGCCCGCAAGGAATGCACCTGCGAGGCTCGATAGGAACCAGACGAGTTTCATACTGACTTTCCGTTCAAATAGGTATGACTTAATGCCTTGGGACTGAATTGCCTTGGCTTCGTCTTGGGCTTTGTCGATACCTTGATTGGCTTGACTGAGTTTGTCTTTGTTTTGATTTGTGTTTGACATAAATTAATTTAAGATTTAATACCGACCAGAATAGCCTTTAAGATACTCATCTGAAATACCCCGCCAAGCAATTCAAGAATATTCTGCTGGTCTTTTTCTTCCAGAGAATCAAACTTAATCGCCAGATCTTTTAAAATCTCAACCGCCCCGGTCCGATTCCCCTTGGCGACCTTAATACCGAGCCAACATAATTCCTTCTGAACATCTTCTCTCTGAAGTCGGGTGAAGATTGTTTTCAAGGCGTTCCCGATGATTGCGCCGCCGCGAGCGCTAATCTTCTGTGCCTCCTCCACGAGGGAAATTAGTTCGTCAAAGCTAACCCCGGCCTCTTCGGCAGATGAACCGACTCGCCGGATGGCTTCTTCCAATTCCTTCTCGGTGACAAAGAACTTGGCCCGAATGCCTGAAAAACCCTCTAGAATTTTGTTACTCTCCAAAACCTCGCTGGCAAATTTGTTAATTGCGGCTGTGATTTTTTCGATTTCTTCGGACGAGCCCCCGAGAGCGTTTTTAATTTCCGTCAGACAGGCATTGACTTTATCCGCTGGGTTTGGATTGATGTAACGAATTTCGATCTCTTTATCCAATTCCTGACTTTCAATAAATTTTGATAAAAACCCGATAGGAAGAACTACATGCGTGCTCCCGACTTCAACGGGGCAATCTGCAAAATAATTCCGCGCGGAATCTTCGATTTTTGATGTGATAATTACTAGTTTAGACATAAGATTATTATTTTTTGTTAAGCGGTTTACTAAATACGATTTGGGAAAGTCCATTTTCCGCGCTAAACATATAGCCCTCCGCTGACTGAACGGCCCCGGTCATATTTCCCTCGCTGTGCCATTTATCAGGGGGGCAAATAGCGCCAGATACAAAGATGCGAACCCCGCGATCATCAATTACGGAACCGAAGCGATGGCGATGGCCACTTAGATAATAAAAATGCTTATGATTAGAAAGGGTTTCTAAATTCTCTCGGAAAAGAACGGCCCCTAGATCTTCTAACTTCCGCACGCCGTCACCGTGACATATTCCCACTAAAGTCTTTCCATATGAGAAGTATTTTCGGGGAAGTGGGCGGTTATCGACGCTTACGTTTTCATGCTTTCGGAAATAACTCTTAATATATGCCCCCATTGCGTATTCCGTTAGGCGACTATGATTGCCCGGAATGACGATAACCTCAACCTCGAACTGGGCCGCAAGACGCTCCACGGTCTCAACCATTAAAGAACAGGTATCATCAAAAATTTTGTGCCAACGAGAATCACCATCAATTCGTGTTCCACTAGAGGTTTCCATTCTTTCGTTTTCAATATGGATTGCGTCACTGGCTACAATAAGACCAATCTTCTTCACTCGATTTAAGTCAGCACCATTCAGCAAATCATCAACGGTTTTCCGATAATAATCCTTTGCAATTTCAATCTTATAGTCCTCATACCCAGTGCTTTGTGATTCTGCAAGTTTTCCAAAATGTGGGTCAACAATTGACAAAATATAAAAAGAGTCGGCCTCAGCATTTGGTTTCTTGTAAATGAATTCTTGTGGAGAGTGAGCGGCGGCTTTCTCAATAAAAGTCTTCAAAATGTCCGCGAACTCCTGCTTACCCTTAATGCGAACAAATTCGGCCCTAACGCCAATTTTCCCATCCCAAGTTGAATGGCGGAAAGAAGTGCATTCCCATACATCCAAATCAATATTGCAGTAAGCGACTAAATCTTGAAGTGTCTCAATACCTTCCGTTCCTTTCGTTTCCACCGTCGCCTTATCTCCTTTAATATCAACTTTCGGAGCCGCCGAACCCTTTACCCCAGAGCCACTTGCGGGTTTTCCTTCGTTTTTCAGAACCCCCTCCACCACCTTTTCGACAACTTCAGCCGTAACAGCCCCATTAGAAATTTTACCCGCCTTCTCCCATGCTTTCCGGCGCTCTTCGGGAGTTTTCAATTTTTGCAAAGCGCGGGTTTGTGAAATAGCGGTCGGAAGGATGATATTTTGCCCCTTCGCTAAGTCTTCAACCACGGAGGCCGCTCCAATTTGGCGGTAAGCCTCTCCCCGGCTAATCCCCCACCGCTCCTTACAATAATCTTCAAAGGTTTTATGTGATTCAACTAGTTCAAATTTTAACAATTCTTTACTCTCTTGAAGTGTAAGTTCGGACATGCTATTTGTTTTATCTTCCATTGTATAAATCTTATCCTCGCCCCCACCAATCTGAACCTCTCCCGAGCACGAAACGCAACCTTCTGAGCCCCAATCAATCCGCCCGAACATCTTGCGGAACTTATTATTTCTAGCCGTCTTCTTCAAACCGAAGAATTTTCCAATCTCCTTTCGAGTCTCTGAGGCTGAATTATTTTTCGCAAACTCTCTAATATAATGCTCTGCCGACTGATTTGTCTGGGTTTGTTTTTGACTCATAAAGGATGAAAGGCCGGATGGCTTATTGATTGTTTGGATGATTTGTCTTTTGGTGGACTTGTCAAGGCAGAATGAAGGACGGAATTAAACTTACTCAAATCTGCTAATTGGGGAACGGAGTTTGGTCAGATCAACGAAGGGGATAGGGAAGAATTTGGCCTTGCGGGCCTTCATGGCTTTCGCTTTGTCTTTCTGTTTGTTTTCTCGGTTCTTATTTTTATGTTTTTTCATGACAAAGTGTATTTACAGGGGATTACACCGATGGGACAATCAGGGGAAGATTGGGGCGTTCTTTTGCCTTAACACAAACCGGAGCCCACCAACCCTGTCGGCGCTTTCCAGTATACCCGCACTCAGAACAACCTATGCCTTTGCCGGGCTGGCCGGTATAATACTGGCCCATATAAGATTCCGTGCAGCCTGAACATTCTTGAGTCCATTCCCCGTAGGTATAAATTGGACCGCCGCCAAATGTCTGGAAGGCATCTTGGGTATCCTCATGAAAGCATTTCATTCGGCGGTCTAGACGGGTATTCAGAATTAACTCAGCTTCTTGATAAAATATAGTTTTCATGTGGCGGGTTTGATTGATTAGTAATCCTGTTTCAGAGTTCGGGGCGTTCCATCCTCTCGGTAGAACCAAATACAGCCGCCATACGAGCGTTTTTCAATCTTTTGGCCCGATTTGAGTTTGGGGGTTAGTTCATCTTCGGTGAAGGCGGACAGGACAATCTCAGAGGGATTTTCAGAAGTTGTTATTACCCAGTAATCAAACGGACGTTGGCTTGGACAGATCCAGCCGCTCTTAGCCGGGCCGCACAAGCCTTTCGTTTCGTATTTCTGAATCCCAAGATTATCCCCAACATTCTTCTCTGAAAAATTATCCACGATTTGCTGAACATGCGTAAGATAAGTTTCCAGTCCATTCATTACATCCTCGCCCAATACAGGGAACTCCATTTTTGGATTTTGCGGGAAGGCCAAGAACAGGAAATCAATAGTTGTGACTTCGCAATCGGGATACATATATCGAACCGCACGCTCATAGAGCTGGGATTGGATGTTGTCATCGACCTCCTGTTTCGAAAATTTCTTTTTTGAAGACTTATAATCTACTATTTTTACACTTTTTTTACGATTGGGGAGGGAGGTGAAGATTAGCTTGTCAATAAAACCCCTAGCTCGGTAGGAAACGCCTTCTCGGATTACTTCAAAATCAAACGGCTTTTCAATTATGATTTCAACGTCACCATCGGGGCCGAAAAATTCTGTATTCAGGGCGGTCAGAATAAACTTGTTAATCATATCATATTCCGCTTCATCAAAAATTTTATGCTCGGCGGAATACTTCTTTACAAGATACCAAATCTGTCGGACGGGGCGACAAGACTGAAATGCGCGGATACGGTCAACAAGGGGCTTCCGGCGTTTCTGGCAGAGTAATTCTAGGATTCGATGCGTGACATCGCCCTTCTGACTGCCCGAATTGCCCTTGTCGGGAAGCTTCAGAATGTAACTTGCGTAATAGCGAGCGCTACAATGGGTTAGCGTTTTGATTTTCGACGCGGAAAGAGGCTGCTTGTGTTTGAAGTCGGGGCCGAAATTAATCATTTTTCATTCCTTCTGCTTTCCCTTGCTTTTTTAAAAGTTTCATAAGTTGTATCTACAAGCATACCACCCTCCGTAAAGATTCTGTAAAGAAGACGATCCATGTAATCTGCGGCAAGGATAATATGTTTGAGAGCCACCGCAACCTTTATCTTGTTGAAATCGTATTTTTGCTCCATCAATACATATTTCATTCCCTTGTCTGCCAAATATTTTTCTGCCGCTTCTTTTTTCGCCAAAATAACAGCAGACTTCATTAATTTTTTCGGCTTCAATTCATAAACAGTATCACCGATAATAAAGTCTGGTCGGTAGGTTCTCTTCCGGCCCATAAATTCGTAAGGGATCGTCATAGTTTCCCCGTTTTCAAAAGCAATCCCAGCATCATCTTTTTCTATCATGAACGATGCTTCTTGGAGGCTCCTAAAATATCGTCCCTTGTATCGGCCCTTCCATCCGTTGCCCGCCCCGTTCGGAGTGGGTTTTCCATACATCGGGTTGTTCTCACCAGAAGAATTTTCCGATTGCTTTTTTCTTACTTCGTTTAACTTCTTTTCAACCTCTTCTTTAGTAAGATCAAAGGCCCAAACATCTTTGAAGAATTTTCTTTTCCAGATTTTTCTTGCCCATCCTCTTTTTTTTGCTAATTTTAAAATAGAGGTATATCCAACTTTCGTCTGTTTTTCTATGTTTGTTATATCTAAATCCGTTTCCTCATATAGATATTGGACTTCGTTCTTTTTTTCTTCGCTTATCTTATTATCTCTTAGCGGAATTTCGTATTTTTCCAGAACCCTTTTAATGTTTTCTGTCCCCGTTTTATTCTTAGAGAAAAGTGATTCAAGTGATTCCCCGTCCAAATAATCTCTTACAATTTCTTGTTCTTGTCTGTAAGAAAATTCTTTTTTATATTGTGAAAATTTCAAATCATATTTGGCCGCGATTCTAGAAATGACAGGCCAAGAACAATCAAACTCGGCGGCGATACCCTGACATAACCAGCCTGCTTTGATCAAAGCTATCGCTCTGACGTGATCGTCTATCCCCATTTTTATAGGCTTCTTAGAGGTCAAGTCCGAACTTCTCCTTAAGCATTTCTTTTGAAAGATTATTTATCTCGTTGTCGTGTAATTCGATAAACTTAAATTTGTTTAATTCGGCCACGAGCATTTTGTCATAATCTGACTTTAACTTTTTTAGATATCCATCTTCCGATCCGTGCATGAACTCATTGTATTTGAGGTGAACCGATATTGGACTAACCTCAATAATAGTCTTGGTCGTAAGATTAACCAAATCAAATCGCTTGCCACCCGTCTTAGGGATGACCATCTCCTCTAAAACCAAATCATGTTTCCAGTATTTGAAAAGAAAATTTTTAACGGCAAGCTGGGGTCCGCTAACCTTCCTTTTCCAATCAATTTTATACCTTGAGGGATTCAGATTAACGGACTTGCCAGATTTAATAAACCACTTCATTAAAATTTGGAGGCGAAATGGTTGACGACCTCTGGGTTCTGCTCTAGCCAAGCGTTTACACCGCCAATACCCTGATACTTTTCATCAAAGGGGAGGTTCTTTTCAGATAGCTCCTTCTTAACAGCATCATCAAGATAATACCAAGCTCCAGCTCGGGTAATCAGGTTAAACATCTGAAGAAGATCCAAGACCTCTCGTTCGCGCCATACAGAAGAACCATTGGTCCGGCCATAGATAATGGGATAACGAACTTCTGTCAAATATCCCTCAGAGTTATCCTTAACGATCTTGCACTTGGCATAATGCCCGATAGGTCGCCCATTCTTTTCGTCATTCTCTCGGATAATATCATCATTATAACGAGGTAAAAATTCCAGCACTGTCTGGGCCGCATGTTCAAGAGCGTGCCCACCTGATGCACCACCCTGTTTTGGAGGGGTCTTGGCGTAAGGGTTGATATTAACCGTTTCCCGCACCTGAGAGATAAAAATAGCGATATGCCCACGCTTAGTTAGTGCCGTGGACACTTTCTTAAGGAATACACTGGTAATAAGAGCGCCACCGGCAACAGTCGCCGCCTCGTCCAAAGTCTTTTCAAGATCGGCCCGCTTTGCCATCATATCTACGCTATCAATACAGAATATGAACTTGTATTTTTCCTCGTTTTTGACAATAAGCTGGCGAACGATATCAAAAACAAATTCAAATACGTTACTATCGACAATGAGACATGTTCCGTTCTCCCATTCATCAATAGAATTAACAAACTTTACACCAGAGCGAGCTTTGATTTCAGGGGATAAGCGACCCTCGCAACGAAAATAAACCCCTCGGCGCAACTCCTTGTCAGAAGACTCTTTGAGAAAGTTTTTCATAAAGTCGAGAGCAACACTCGATTTTCCTCCGGAAGTCGCGCCCGTCAGCCGGATAACGCCCGGAGGAATACCGCCTTTCAAACGAGCATTTAGAATCATACTGGAGGAGGGAACCGTATAATGAATTTCGTCTTCAAAGTTATAGTGGTCCGTCTTATTTGCCTTAAATAGGACGTTCAGAACGTTTTTGGACTCGGAGCCCGAAACATTCTCTTCCCCATCATTCCCCGTATCTTTTTTTGGTCGTGCCATGATATTTTATAAATTATTGATTATTAGTTAGTTTGTGTAAAAAATCTGTTTTTAGTTTCTCGAAAATTTCCGTCACGTCTTCGCCGTTTTTATTTGCCTCCGCCGTCGCCAGAATAAATGCCGCATTCACAAAAAGACTATTGAGCAAATTAGCGGGAGTCCCTTCAAAGCGAAGCGGTTGAATTTGAAAAGGTTCCGGCTTTTCCTCTCTTCCGTATTGCTCGCGGCAAAACTTCATGTATTCCTCGTCCTCGCCTGCCCGCCATTCAATCTTGTTTACATTCTTACTTACGTTCACCGCCCCCTCTGCAACAAAAAGATGTGTGCTTAGGGTATATAAATCCTCGCCAGACTCGTTTTTTGAATTATATTTTGACTTCTCCATATTGTTTGTCCTTCTTTTCAATCTACCTCTCCGACCTTATCATTCCGTCCGCGAGCCCGCCAAGCCTTCTGGACAGAGAACGCCTTTTCAATCACGCGCGCTTCGGCATCGGAAATACCGTAATCCGACCACAACTCTTTATGCCAGTGAAGTTCCTGATCGTGAAAAACTTCCAAAACCTGCATTAACTTGCGTTTCCAGAAGAGGTCCGAGGTCTGGCGAGCCTTCTGGAAGACGGATTTACTTTTCTTTCTGTATTTGGGATTCCGTGCGAGTTTAGTTGGAGTGGGCATGGGTTGTATAGTGTTTTGTTTTGTTGTTTTTGTCAAGTCAATCCCGACACCATTTTCTTTTAAAACGTCAAAAACGCGATTGATGACTTGTCCATAATTATTCTCTCCCGCTTCCCGCGCCCGCGCATATCCCTCTTCTTTCAGCGGCCCGCATCGTTCACAGGCCCAATGCATCGACCGGGTTTTCTCTCCACACCAAAAACAATCATGTTCGGGCATGATAAATGGTTTAATTTCTGACTGATTTAAGTTTTCCATAAATTTATTTCAACAATTCTAAAAGGTTCCTTGCTCGCTTCTGAACGATAATATCCTTCCCAATCTTCTCTTTTTCTAAAACAATCTCCTCCCGTTTGCTTTCAAGATTTACTGCCCATTTCTTATACAAATCCTCAACTTCCTGCCGATTAAACCAGTAAGTCATTGAATTAACCTTCAGAGCTGGGCAGAAACCTTCCAGCCAGAACTCTCTGTGTGGCAGGCGTTTCCACATCTTGCACAGAAGAATCATCTCCCTCTGAAAATTCTCCTTAAGTGTCTTCTCTTCGACTAACCTTCGAAGGATCGCTTTCTTCTCCGGCATCGTCAAACAGACCTTCTCCGCCTCCGTGTATTCTATTTCACTCAGGCTGACTTCTGTCTTGTTCCGGGATCGAAGGACATTCTCTCTCAGACTGACAAGACCTAGGCAATAATCCAAGACCTTGTAGGTTTTGTTCGGATCGTTTTTCAGTCTGACAATTTCACCCTTTTTTGGTTCACGCATATTAGATATTCTTATACTGACTATCAGTTTTTGTTATTCAGTCTTGCTCCTTCTATTCTTCTCTTCTTCCCGCTCCTGTTCCGCTGCCATTCGTTCAGCCATTTTCTCGCGGGCGCGCGCCAGAGTATGGCAGGACCACCCGTTCGAACCGAACATTTCATCCCCCGGCGGGCATTCCTTTGGCTCGCAATGAATTATCAGAGGATTCCCATCTTTGTCTTTAACCTTCATGTCGCCGCCCTTACTGACCTTAATCTTGAATACTTCCCACGCCATACCCACGTCAAGAGGGGTTGTTGAATCCTTCTTACTTGATTGCCGGAAGATCGCCCAATCGCCTTGCCGTTCGACTAATTGATAATAAAAGCCGTTCTTTGTGTAATTTGTCAGTGCCGGAATCATAGTTTTGTTTTTTGATCTGTGTCTACATCGTCTTCTACCAATTTATATATAACCTGATATTTAGCTATTTTATATTTTGACTTGTACTGAAAGATACCGTGACAATTGGCATATCGGGCTTCTTGGGCGGATTCAAAATCATATTCATCACAACAGGCGCGACTGTAAGAGCCTTGCGCTTTTCCGGTGCCTCGGTCAATTATACGGAAGACTGTTCCGGGTTTTATTTCTCTTGATTTCATAAAATTAAAATTTCATCAATTCTGGATTCTCAAACGCATTCCCAATCTTTTCAAGCGAGGTCGAGCCTTTCGCCGCCGCATGTTCATTCTCAATGAAGCTATCAATGTAATCTCCGTTCAGACGGAAGGAGCCCCAAAAGAAGTCGATGACCGCACCGTCGAATGATTTACCGTCGTCTCCCTCGTATTTGCAAATATCACCTTCGAATAATTCTGCCCCGTGAATATCTTTCAAGCCTGTATATTGAACGGCAATACAATCATTTAACTCCTCCAGTCTGACCGGCATGAATGCGCCGAGAAGGATGGTTTCCCCGAAGAGATTCACTCCGTCCAAACAGGGCTCTTTGTGCGGACCGTGAACCCACTCGTTCGTCTTTTTGTTCCAGACTCGGAATTTGATTGGTCGGTTTTTCATTCGGGTAGATTGTAATAGGTTCTGACAATTTTTCTAGGTATGTGCGGCTCAAAATCAAATACAATGCTGCGCGTCCCATTTTTCTTCTTAACGAAAGTCAGGGTATAATGAATTTTCTCGTGCTCGGTCAAATAATCACGGACTCTTTCTAGGAAGTAGGGTGAAAGAATTGTCTTGGATATTTCGGCCAAACCTTCCTCCATTGAGGAAACCTTGTTCGGACTATCCTCATAAAGACCGTTCTGAGCAATTAGCTCGTGGTCTTCATAGTCACTAAATTTCACCATCTCTTTTTTGATTTTCATCATGCGTTCTTTTTGCAGAATTTACGGAACCTGTCAAGAGCCTTCTCCTCTCCGAGGTTAAATATTTTAATCTTGTATTTTCGGGCGAGCCGAATCGCAGTCGCGGTCCCGCCTTTCTCCTCTCCGTTCTCCGTCCAGCAAATTAAAAAGTCCGAAGGCGTATTCAAAACATAGCCCAAACACTGGCAGACATTTCGACTGTGCATACATTTCGCATTAACACTGCATCGGTCCCACGCCGGATGTATTTCCTCGGCAATCTTCCAAGCAGCTTGCGGCCATAGGAGTTGACTCGGGTTATTATTAAATCCTTTCCACGGTAGATAAATTTCCTTCTTGCCTCCGGCCTCGTCACAACCAACTTCGAAACCGTCGTAGTCCGCGCCCGAAGCTCCTCCGGAACGCAAAGTCCAGCCTTTCTTGGCGAGAAATTTAGCTATCTCTTTCATTTTTTCCAAAACGGGCAAAGGTGTCTGACGCGATCCGACCCCCGTATAATAGCGAATTTTGTTCATGCTTTTAATCCTCGAAACTCTTACGATTTGAGATACAAATGCAGCATTAGCCGGTCATTCTCTTTGTCCAACGCAACAATAATCTCTTCCAGACTCGCCCCATAAGCCAACATCCGCGCGACAATCGGATTTCGGAGCCGGACTTTTTGAAACGCCTTCTCCTGTTCCGTCAGCGGGCGGATTTTCTTAACGTAATCTTGCAAGTCCTCCAAACTTTCAAATTCTACCGGTAATTTCTTAGTCATAAATGCTTAGGTTGTATTCCTCCAGCTCTTCTGAGATCATTTTCCGAACCTCCGATACATCAATTGAATTCAGCCCGTCATATTTCACCCGATGTCTGAGTTTGGAATCCAGCGAGATCAAAACCGCTCGGTATTTCTGCCCATTGAGTGCCGCTTGAAGTTCTTCGGATTCCTCGGGTAGGGTAAATTTTAAGATGGACTCCATATTTCGGATTGATTTTGGTAATAATCTCTATCTTCGCGAGCCCGAGCTAATTCTTCCTTCAATTCAATTATCTTCTCAGCGAAAGCCTGAGTTAATTCCTCCTGAGAATAGAGTTGACTATCGGGGAAAGAGGATTCAATCACCTCTTTGATTTCTTTTAGAATGCGTTTTTTATGCTTTGTCATAACAGATAGTCTGCCTTATCTGTCTTCTATGTCAAGCAGTTTCCAGAATTTCGCGGCCACGATCCGATCTTGTTCCTCATCGGAGTATTCCCCATTTCCTACTCGGTGGGCATAGGAAAACGCATCCGCATTCTGAACTAACTTACGGATTGCTTCGTTGTTCCCGCAATTACAGTATAGGCTGATTCTGTGCAGGAAATCTTCATACATCTTTACTTTTTCTGCCAGTGTTGGGATACGGTCGGAACTCATAGAGACTTCAGTCTAAGTCTGATTCTTTCTTGCTCTTCTGTCAAGCACTTTTTCTCCTGTTCCCGCCAATACAGCTCCCGGTTGATTTTCTTCTTTTCAATCTTTTGGATGGATTTCGTGGTCAATTCCGCCATGTCCAAAACCTTCGCCCTCTGAATGTCCAATTCGAATTCAAGAATATCCGGGCAACCAAAAGACGGATCGGACTTGAAGAAATAAGTGACACGAGACTTGGCCTGCCCGATCTTGGCATAGAATTTGGCCTTATCTAAAGAGTCTTCCCAATTCTTGCCATATCCGCCCATTCCGACCGCTCGGAAAAACTTTCCCTGTTTGTTTCGGACTACGTAGAGTTTCATTTTCCGACCAGCTCCTTCTTATCCGCCTTCTCCGTCTGAAAGCTCTTCCCGATCTTCTTCAGTGGATAGTCATGGAACGTCCGAAGTTTGGGCGACCAAAAGACAGTACCGCCGTCTCGATCTTCGTGCCAGAAGGCAGAGTCATCTTCCTGAATGCAGCGGGCGGCATCGTTCAATTCAACAAAGACGGAGTGCTTGTCTTTGTATTGATCCGTTACGATGTCCAGCCGGAGCTTTCCGGACTTAGGTATTTCTTCCGTCTGAATGATTGTTCCACCGATCATATTAGTTTTTATAGATTAATTGCTCTACGAATTTACGTGTGTTCGGATGAAGCAGGATCTTCTCTTTATTCTTCCCATACCAAGTCTCTATATCCAACTTCCCGGTGATTGCGAGCCCAGCCCCGACCCAATCACAATACATTTCCTTGGCGTCATTTATTGACATTTCGAGAATCTTTGTATCCCCGGAATCCTCTCGAAGAATCCAATGTTGCCAGTGGTGGGAATTCAAATGTTGATGGTGTAACCAAGCCCGATTAAATGCTACTTTAACCCCGGCCTTGGTTTTCTCAAAAGGCAAAGTATAGGAGTGTTCACGCGACAAATATCTAATATAGGCTTGTTCATAGGAGTCCGAATAAGTTCCAATTCCATAAAAGGATTCCACGTAAGGGAACAGTTCGCATGGTAGGAATTTGGACCAATCATGTTTAAGACCGCGCCAATAAAGGCCGAACTTAAAACACTCACGCGCTACATAAAATTTATGGCGAAAGAGGTAACGAAAATAAAGATAATATTTATTCATTTAATAACTTAAGGCTTCTGAAATTACGGGGAACTGCTTCTTGAAAATTTCACGAACAGATAAGGCGATATCCCGATGTTCTTTTTGTGTATGGGTATCACAACGAACTTCAAAATAATGAATCCAGCTACGGATGGTCCCGTTCATATAGATCGTTGTCTCGGTATTTAGCGGAAGAATCATTCGGGCGCACTCTTTGGCAATCCCCTTTTGAATCAATTCGTCGTATAAGTCAATTGCCCGGTCTTGCAGGGCATCAATCTTGTCAAGCAAATCAATTTCCAAATTGACCTCTTCATCTCCGACCTGTCGATTGGTTTTCCCCTGCATACGCCATTCTAAGGGGTGAAGTTTGGTTACGGCTGCGTATCTCTGACTGAACTCTTGAAATGTAAATGTCTTGTGTCGGAGAATTTGTGCGGCGATTGCGCGAGAGGTCTTGATTTCGACGCAGAAGGAGGCTTGCTCAAAGACCGACCAATGTTTATTTCTGATGCAATAATTGATAAGTTTCGCGCCGGTCTCGACGTTTAACTGGTTTGAAGGATTGCTGACTCGCGCGCAGTATGAAATTAGTTCTTCGGCAGTTTTAACGCCATCAATCAAAGGTTGGGTTACGGAAATTAATTTGGTTTGCATCATTTATAAATTGTTACAATGTTTGTGGCGATATTTGTTCCTTCGCTTTTGAAGGCTCCAGCCGGAATCTCTCTGTATTCCCACTTCTTGTCCAGCACAAAATCCTGAAATTTCTTGTTTGAATGGATGGAGTTTGGCAGGATGAACACCAACTTGCCACCCGGCTTGACAAATTTAAAAGCGTGTAGGGTATGTTTCAGCCAGTCGGTCCGGGAATACGGGGGGTTTCCGATCAGAATATCATATTCCGGAAGGAAATTGTCATCTGTAATGGGATTAAACTCAAGAAAATCCCCAACGTGGATAGCAATTCGACCAAAAAACTCTGTCGCTACCTTCTCCGCCTCTTCTTCACAAATTTCAACCACATCAATTCCTACCGCCCCTTGCTTAAAACATTCCCGAATAAACCGCCCATCCCCACAACTCGGCTCCAAAATATCCTTCCCCTTTACATCTGCGATTCGAACCACCTCTTCAACTAAATCAAGCGGGGTGTAAAACGCCTGCCTTTTCTTCTTTATGTCTTTCGCCTCGCCTTCCTCCATCGCAAACATGAGCTTGGCAGGGTCTCCCGAAAAAACGTGGCACTTCTGCTTCTTATCCCAAACAGCCCCGACCAACAATAAAAATTCTTTGACTGCCTTATATTCCTTCGGACTAAGCTGCCCAACCAGATGAAGTTTGTTCCCCTCAATTCGGGCGGCGCGGAGGACGGATTCGATTTCTGGTGTGAGTTTTTGGTCGGCCATAAGTTAAGATTGTCTTTGGTTTTGGTTAAGTTGTCAAGGCAGAATCAACTTTTGTATAGCTCAATATCATGCATCACCATATCTTTAACCATTTGATTAAATGTAATTTCTGGAATCCAACCAAGATTTTTTCGAGCTAAGGTTGAATCCCCTTGGAGCAACATGACATCAGCCGGGCGATAAAACTTTTCCGAAACGGAGACTAAAACGACCTTCTCTCCTTGAGGATTTTTCCAAAAATATTTCTCATTTACGCCCTCTCCCTCCCACCAGCAGTCACTAAAACCAGCTTCCCGAAAGCTAATTTCACAAAACTCTCTTACCGAGTGGGTTTCGTTGGAAGAAAGAATGTATTCGTTCGGCTCACTCTGATTAATCATGGACCAGACCCCTCGCATAAAATCTCTCGAATCCGACCAGTCTCGCTTGGCATCTAACTGACCAAGAATCAAGGGTTCGAAATTTTGATCTTTCTGAGCCTTATGATAAATTCGGGCTACATTAGAAGTAATCTTCCGTGAAACATAGTGATACTGCCGGCGCAAACCCTCGTGATTTGTCAGAATGCCATGAATTACAAATAGATTATACGACTCACGGTAAATTTTACAAATAAGGGATGCGGCACATTTTGAAACGCCATAGATAGAACGAGGAGACATTGGATGTTTTTCGTCTTGCGGGCTATACTTTACATCCCCCCACTGCTCTGAAGAGCCAGCCGAATATACCCGGCACTTAGGATTATGTTTCCGAACTGATTCTAAAATATGAATTAATGCAATTGCATTTGTCTCCATGCAAGCTGCGGGCGAATTCCAAGAATCAGGAACAAAAGCAGACGCGCCGAAATTGATAAAATAATCAGGTTTTTCCTTAGCGATTAATTCGTCAATTGAATGGGCGTCATTTAGATCCATCATCTCTAAACGAAAGCGCGGATGACCAATAGCTTCTTTTAGGTTTTCTAAAATTGGTTGACTTGTTCTACGGATAGTTCCTATCACCTCGTCATCCGTTGAGGAAAGTAGATAGTCTACCATATTTGACCCGTCTTGCCCATTTGCCGCTGAAATAATTATTTTACTCATGACTCTTTGATAAATTTGTTAAACTTTTCTTTCTTTCTCTCCAAGAAAACAGTCGCATTGTCATACATATAATGATATAGGCCAAGCGCCCCTTCATATGTTCCGAAATCAAGATTTGTATAGTATCTGCCGGGATAATCTTGATATTCTACTGGCTCTTTATGGTAGTAATGTTTGACGCCTACCTCAGAAGTAAAAATCTCTTTTAGATCTGCAACAAAATCAGTATTGGAAACTATTCTGATAGCGACCCTAAAATTTGACCTACTCCAAGAAAAACATCCGTTCCCATCAAAATAACCGCGAACAAAATGGCGGACAAGACTTTTGGGAAGAATATCTTCTTTAGGAAGCCTAATATAGGCCCCTTTTTGTCTTATGCATCCAGCTCGCTCCAAAGAGTCGTAAAGTAACCCGCTCCAAATAAAAAGACCATAATGATTTTTCTTTTTCTGATGGTGAACGGGCGCTTCTGCTTTTAGGGCTTTTTTAAACTTTTTAACATGGTGCAAGTCTCTTCCTTGCAAAGTTAAATGAAACATTTTTCCCTTTTTTGAGGAGTAAATTGATCCATCGGCGAACATCATCCCCAACCAATAAGCCTTTTCCTCTGTATCAATCACATTAAAGAAGGGCTGATCTAAGTCATATTTTCTAGAAAGAGCCGCCCTATGGCGCATGGGAGTTCCATTTTCAACTAAGCGACGACGAATTTGCCATTCGGTATATTTATTTTCGTATTTAGAAACCAGCTTCTCTACAGAGAGACCATTATTATAATCTTTGGACATTTCGGAAAGAATTTCTTTCGGTATTTCTAGTTTGGGCATAATTCTATCTTATAAACCTTTCTCTATTCTTGTCAATTACTTTTTCTTCTGCCCGACCGTGTAAATTGGAGTATTATACATTTCGGTCACCCCGATTGCCTGACGGAGGATAAGAAGGCCGGTTTGTTTATCTCCGCCGTTCTTCTCCCATTTTGAATGCAATTTCAGTATTTGATCGACCAAGGGCAGACGGGCCGGAACGAAAGGCTCGACGGAAAGGCCGTATTGAATCGCTTGGTTGAGCCATTCGTGTTGCTGAATTGTTTTTGTCTTATCTTTCATAAATTAATCAGCCAACTTGCTAAATTTAACCGGTCCAGTCGCGCCCCTCTGAATGAAAATTGCGCCCAGTTGGAAGCCGGTCTGGGGCCATGGAGCTTTCGGGGTGTCCAGAAAAACAATCTCGCGGAAGCCGAAACCTGCTTGCTCCATATCACGGATTCTTGCCCGCATGAAAAACGCATTAATCAGACAGAGGAAAACGACATTATCGGCAACTTCCATTGACTTTTTCAGAAAGGGTCTTAGCTGTGACCACGGCGGATTAGTAATCGCCCAATCCCATAAGCCAGAACAACTTAGGAAATCTCGACCCTCCTGTATCTCGCACCAATCTGCATTCGGCATCGCCCGCGTGAAAGCCCCGCCGCCTCGGCAGGGTTCTAAAATTCTACCTCGCGGGTTGAAATGCCGGACGATCTTCTCGGCTAAGTCATCCGGAGTATAGACAAGATCGTGCTCTGGAGTTTTCTTGAAAGTTGGAACTAGGGGTTTGCTCATTCAGGGAAATATTTTGCAACAGAGGCTTCATAGTTTTCCGAACCATTCAGAGGGTGATCATCGTACCACTCTCCAATGTCGGCTTCACGGAAAGACAAGACATGCGGGTTGATGCAATCGTTGGGATAGTTCGCGTTTTCAATCGGTCCGATGATTTCCTCTCGGTCTCCGATTTCGTCATGATCGACTATGATTAATTCAATTTTGTAGGCTTTCATAAATTATTCTCGGTCATCTTTTTGTTCTGCCTGAAAATCCTCTTCAAAAGAAAAACCCTCAGGGAATTCCAAACTATCTTTCAGCGCGGCCTTAAATTCCTTATCGTCTGCCGAGCCGTCATACTGGCCCCCTATCTGAGCTGAAAATTCGTATTCGTCCGGGGTAAGTCTGTCCTTCCCGACGAAACCCCAGCGGAGAAGCCCGCCACGATAACGGAGATAAATCATCCGACCATCTTCCGTTTGCGCTTCTAATTGGAATGGACAGAATCCCCCGCTTTCAATGATTTTCGTAATTTTAGCCATGGGGATAAAGGGTCGCAAGTAAAATAAAAAATTTTACACAGTTGTTTTCACTTCTGTAAGAAAAATATGTAATCATAAATAGGAAGATGTTAAAAGCGTTTAAATACCAAATTTACCCAAATCAAGAGCAAAAGGTGCTTTTGGCAAAGCATTTTGGTTGCGCTCGCTGGATGTATAATTGGGGGTTGGCAGAGAAGATAAAGGCATATGAGAAGAGGGAAAAGTTGAGTTGTTTTGATGTAATGAATCGTGTCACTTTACTGAAGGCAAGTCAAGAGTTTTCTTGGTTGAATGAAGTAAATTCTCAGTGTTTGCAGATGGCGGCAAGGAACTTGGATAATGCCTTTCAGAGATTTTTCAAAGAAAAGAAAGGTTTCCCAAAATTTAAAAGCAAAAAACTTAATAGCCACTCCTTTCAGTGCCCGCAAAACGCCAAGGCCGATTTTGGAACCGGATACTTGCAAATACCGAAATTTACAAAAGAAAATAAAATTAAAGCCAATTTTCATAGAACTTTTGAGGGAAATATCAAAACGGTCACAATTTCCCAAGTTCCTTCTGGCAAATATTTTGCGTCAATTTTAGTAGAAACTCCCGATAGCAAATCAGAACTCAAACCGATAACCGAAAACGGCGCCATCGGGATTGATACCGGGATTAAAACTTTTCTCACAATTTCAAATGGGCAGACCTTTGAAAATAATAAATTTCTTAAAAAATCACTCAAAAAACTAAGAAAACTCAGCCGCTCGCACTCAAGAAAGAAAAAGGACAGCAAGAACAGAGACAAATCGCGAATCAAACTAGCTAAACAATATGAAAAAGTAACAAACCAGCGGAATAATTACATTCATCAAGTCACGGCAAAAATCGTCAACGATAACCAAGTGGACACGATTTGTATTGAGGATTTGAATGTAAAGGGCATTATGAAAAATCGGAAATTGGCCAGAGCAATGTCAGATGTCGCTATCGGTCGGTTTTACGAAGTTTTGAAATACAAGTGTGAATGGAAAGGGATTAATCTGATTAAAATTGGCCGATTTGAACCCAGTTCTAAAACTTGTTCAAGCTGTGGCGAAATTAATCATGGCTTAACCCTAGCCGATAGACACTGGACCTGCGTTTGCGGGACCAAGCATGACCGTGATTTAAACGCGGCCATAAATATTAAAAAATTTGGTTTGCTTTCGGGCAAAACCTCACTACCGATGGAATGTCGGAAAGTTAAGCCTGTGGAGACTCGCGTTAGTGGGTCTATGAAGCAGGAAGTCACGGCCCTTTAGGGCAAGGTAGTTCACTTGTCAAGGCGGAATCCTGCCTCACCTCCGAAAAATGAAAAACCCGCCAAGTTTAAAAGCCGGGCGGGGTTAAATCCAAAAAAATAATCGTTTTCTGTCAGTCTTCCTTAAATTCCCGATAGCGGGCGAAGTATTCCTTGAAGCCAAGGGGAGGAAATAACCTTCAGGATTCCCGCGCCCAAGACAATCAGGAAGACGATGAACCATTTATTGATAAGCCATTTATTGATAAACTTCTTGGTGGAAATGATAGATTCAATCTCTTCCTGTCTTGCCTCCTCCAACTCGTTAATTTTTTCCAAGGCGTCAATTTGGCCGGTATGTTTTATGATTTTTCCGTTTGTGAGGAGGCATTGTTGTTCAACCCTCTTCAGTCTTTCGTCAACCCCATCTATCTTTGCGTTGAATTCAGCGCGCCAACGATCTCGATCCTCTTTGTCAAGTCTTTGCAGCAGAAGGATTTCGGCTAGTTTTACATCAATCGCGTTTGGATTGAATGTGTGAGAGTGGTCGGGATTATTTGTCATGATGAAAATAGTATAGAACTATGAGAGCTAACGTTTAAGGTAGTTTTGTATTAGTACGCCAGCTCCAGCACGCCCAAAATTTTGCGGACCACCGTGGACCGGGGTTATCACAACCATGACGGGCCATAAAGGATTTTCTGCGCTCAGGATTTGTCCTTTTTATGGATAGCTCACTATCCCCAAAGCGGACGAGGACAACGTTCCCCTTTTCGTTTTTAACCCAAACGCCGAATTTCTTACTTTCTCCCGGAGTGCGGAAGGGTTTGTTTAGGGTTTTTCTCTCTTTCTCGGCTAGAGCAAGATATTCTTCGGCTTCAAACATTGAGGAGCGATCCAACTCTGTAATTAAACCCTCTTCGTCTTTGCAAATATCCTCCTTATTATCTTCCCAAAACCGAGCCGCGAACAAAACTTCTTTATCGGTCTCGCCCTCTACTGGACTGAACTCTTCATCCAGACTCGCATTGATTTCCTCCGTCTCATACTGATCCCAAGTCAGACTGGCCGTAACGTGACAACCGCAAGTCTGGATACCTTCGGACGCAACCGCCTTCTTAATTGATTCCTTGGATGGCTTCCCGCCCTCATATCTGACTTTACCGCCGCGCTTCTTATACTCTCTGGTAATCCATAAAGACTTGACATAGCTCGGTTTATCAAATTTTTCATTCGCTGCCTGTTTGACCTTGGAGTGAAGGGATTTATTTAGATAAATTACGGTGGCGGTCGATTTCATAAAGCGGAGAAAGGCTATGCGGTTTTTGCTTATCTAAGTTTACACTAATAGCATCCGTCCTAGAAGCGCCTTTCTCCGTTATTTCTTCTCAAAGAATCTGGCGCAAAGATAAAGATAATCACTCAGCCGGTTGATATATTTTAAAATAACGGGCCGGATTGTTGTCCCATGTATGCTTTTCATCCAGAAGACTCGCTCAACCCTCCGGCAGACTTTTGAAGCGACATCCAAGGCGGCGGCATTCTTATTACAGCCATACAGAACCCAATCGGTCGGGGTGAGATCGTATTCGGTCTCTAACGTATGGATTCTTCGGTCGAGTTTTTCCAAGTCGGGCAGATCAAAGATTCCGAAGCCTTTCTCATACCGGCTTTTCTTATCATCTTCCGTTGCGATTTCACCCATGATTTCGATGAATTTCAGTTGGACCTCTTTCAAGGTTTCAATCACATCGTAGGCGACAGGACAGGACTCAACGCTGAGATAGATTGAATTTCGGGCTAAATACTCGGTTAATTCAGCCTTGGCCAGTCCGAGGAAGGCGGAAAGCTCATCAATCTGACCGACTAGTTCAATCCGACTGTCTGATTTCAGAACTCGCTCGCCATATAGCAGGGAGGTTGTTCCGGTATCTCCGGTTTTAGTCGCGACGGATTTTACAGATTTAGGCATGGTTAAGTTCTTCTTGTTTATGTGTCTGTCTGCCTTTGCTTTTCTGTCGGAATAGGTCTTCCAAGAACGGAACGCATAATTTGCATTTGGTGGCGCAAATACCCGCCGCCTGCAAGTCGCCCAAAGAGGGGGCTTTTTGAATGGCTTCCTCTAAGGGGATATTATGGCAGATACAGGAGATCGACATTACTTTAAAATTTCACAAGCCCCACCAGAGCAACTTGCCCCCGCCATTGTATCGGCATCAACATATTCTTGATCGTTTTCCTTAATATTTGCCCAATCAATATCTTTCCACTCTCGTTTAATATCCAACCAATCTTTCCACAAACTTACATGTTTTAGGCAGTAAGTCATTTTAACCATATCGTTATTAAAATATCTTTCAGTAAACTGTTTTGCCCGACGAACCCAATCTTTTTTATGCTCAATCGTTTCGTATTCACCCTTGGCTTGATAATAAAGATTAAGTTCTATCGCATAATTGGCTAAGGCGGAGGTGTATTCCTTTTCTTTCATTCCGCGAGATTTGCGCGGCTTCTTGGGCTCAACGGGATCGGGCTTCTCGTCAATTTTTCGAACCCCTAATGCCGTCTCGCAGGCAACCCAAAGATTATCAAACGAATGCAATCCATCAACAATCAATCCCGACGCCAAAGGAACAGCATCCCCATATTTTTCAACGAGTTCTTTAGGATCTAAGACTTCGGCAAACGGAGCCTGATCATAAATCAAATCGCCCTGCCGAGAAAGGAGAGAGATTCCGGAAAAGTAACCTCTGTTTTCAAAAATATAATCCCTTGCGCCATCCCATTCATCATCACCCACATTAACAGTTACAGATATATTATGGGTCACAGCTTTATTCAGACCCCTGTCGGCATAAGTTCCCGGTAGAACCCAGCTTTGATAAGCTAGTTTAACCTTTTCAAGAAAACCAATGGCTGACAAATCACCCTTTACAATAGCCTCGGAATTTACCTCACATGGAAAAGAAATAACGTTATCGGTCTTGTTTGTGGAATAAACGGATTCAACAACCGCGCACTTATTCTTCCTCTTCATGATCTTACCGGCAAATTCTTTTTTGTTCACCTGAGCGCGGCGAAGAAATTTTCGAGAATGCTGCGCGTGAATACCAGATCCGGTCATAAGAACGGAGGACGCTGTTCCGGAGGGTTTTGTGCAGGTAGTTCTAGCGGCGGGATTTACACCAATAATTTTGGCGACTTTTTCGTTTGTTTGTTTTACGATTTCAACGCCAGCTTTAAGGTTTTCCTCGTTGAACAGAGTATTCGGTGAGTCCATCCATCCAGTAACCGAAACGCCGAGGAGTGCTTCTTTGCGAAGAATATCTTCCGTAGCTTTGCCAAGATAAGGGGTAGAGTTATAGCCCGCCTGAAGAGTCCCAATAAAGGCGGCGTGCTGGCATAACTCAAAAAATTCTTCTTTAGTCTTGCATTCTAACCCGTTGATCTCGCATAGGTTGCAAAAGCCGAATCCAGACTGTCCGCTTTCTGAGATGGGCCAAAACCCAATTTCGCAGCAGTTATGTATGTTAAAACCATTACACCAAAAGGTATGACTTTCATTATCTACCGTAATATCATACACATCTTCATGACAAACGAAATCAGCCCCGATAATATCTTTGGATCTTTCATTTTTGGTTGTATACTGTCTTTCATTTATTACTTTTTCAAGTTTTTCGTTTTTATATTTTTGTAAAAATCCAATTTTTTGATAAAACTTATGAATATCTTTGGAGATATTAATGTCAAAACTTTCCTTGCAGAGATAGTCCCCGTTACTAAAACTAACCAATGATGGTTTATTGGTTGTATAGTAAGAGGCAATTCCAATTGAAGAAAGCATCAATTGAACATCGTCCACTAATTTTTTAGATGTCGTTTTTAAGGTCACTCGATTCCCGCAAATGCTTCCGTTGGCCGAGTAAAGCCCCCTTAAAAAAGAACAAACTTTTTCATTTTTTGCGCATAAGAAACGATTCGGAACAGAACGGTTGTAGGTATAGCATAACTCGTCAGAAGTTATGGTCGTCTTAACTCTCCATCCATAGTCCTGAATTGAGTCCGCGCGATTAATAATCAGGCTAGCTATCTCAGAGTCAAAATAGTCCTTGTCGTCCTTTCCGATTAAAAGCATTAAAGTTTTAGAAGCTTTATGGTAGGTTCCGTCACCCAAAACAAGCCCATCCATGATTGATTGATTATCTAATTTTACATCTGTTTCAAATGGTCCTCTCAAAATATCCAGAGACTCAGCTTGCCCTACTTCAATCAAATCACCCTCACTCAAAACAAGATGATTTTCTGTTAGCTCAATTGAGCCGAAAGTTGTCTTGTAGCGATAAACATCTTTAGTTCCAGTTTTCCATTTTTTTGTAACCTTTGTCCAACCCTCGGAAGACCAAATGTAATCACCCTCCAAAATATCTTTCAATTCTCTAATTCCATTTTTTGTCAAGAGCTTGGCGTCCAATCTCATACATGGGTTTGTTGATTGATGTATTGCTCCGTCATCCACAAAATAAAAACCTGGCTCACCGTGGCTTTTTATATTCTCAAAAATTTCATCAAACTGTTCCTTTGTTACCTTACCGCGCTCTAATACAACGGAATTATTTGCACGACCTCTTTGAGCGTTTTCTTCAAACCAATTTCCTGTTTTGCACTCGCGCATCTCCTTGTCAGTCAACGAGAAAAGACAGATCAGGGCGCTGCGCCTCACACCCCCGCTGATGATCGCATCTGCAATATGACAGATAGTATCATGAACATTTAATGAGGATAAGCGGTTCTGTCCGCTATCAAGAACCGAATTAATCAAGGAGCGAATCTTGTTTAGAGATTTTTCTAAGGGTTGTGGGCCGGGGGCTTTAAATTGACCAGCAATAAGAGCACCAGCGGGACGAATTTCACTTAAATCAAATTCAATCTCGTATCCCTCATACTCAGGATAAATACCGTTTTCAAAAAATGAATTAATTAGAACACCCCAGCACTCCGACCATCCTTCGATCTGATCGACTGGCCGATATGTTTTTTTGCCCTTGGTCGGTTTTTTAATATTTGGAAGTTTCTCAATATGATGATATTGCACACTATAACCAGCGCCACAACCATTCAAAAGAACATACCCAATTTCTTGAAAGGCACGAGGGCGATCTACAAGAGTAGACGTGCAATTAAAGATCTTTTCGTTCTTATTTAGGATACCAAATTTGGGGTCTGGACTAGCAAACTGAAGCGCGCGCTGGGAACCCAAAACTCGTTTTTTTTTCACCGCATTTTTAGCAGACTCAAACATATCTACAAACTCTTTACTCTCTTCAAGTTCCTTCTTGTATTTTACAGAATGCATTCCGAACACTCGATCCGTAATTTCCTCCCATGTTTCGCGCCGCTTCTTCTCAGGAAGATAATGACTATACTTGGAATAAACGACGTAATCAGACAATGCTTGAAGACTCATGATAAAATATTTACTTATTTACTGGTTTAAAAAACTAAAAATTAGGGAAAACAGGTTTACAAAAACGACAGAAGCCAAGGAACCGAAAAACGGAATTTCCGCCTTTTTGATTCCCTAATTCGGAGTCTAGTGTAAAGCCTTTCCTTGTCTTGTCAATCCTCTCGGCAGACTTCCGGGATAGGTTTCCCGAACTTACTAAAATACAATGGGTTGAACTCTAATTTATCTTCATTGTGATTCCATAGGAAAGAACACAGTTCAAGAGAAAATCTCCCCTTTTGATATTCACACTTTTTTTTGCTATTCGCATCCGAAAACCATGTGTAGTGCCGCGTGAAGGCTACGGTCTTCGGAATAGTCAGACTCGGCATCTGCTCATGGTCTTTGATATCTCTGGTGATAGTCCCGTGATAGATCATCTCATTATCGTAGCGAAATCCATACAACTTATAATTCTGATACTTCGTCCGGTAAATCCGAGCGGGATTAAAAGGTAAAGCCAGAAATTCCTTATTCGAGAATACGTAGTTCTTAAGGTTACCTCTGAACCAACAAGTCAGCGGATTCCGCTCTACGAATTTCATAATCCGTTCAATCTCAACGAGTTGGTAAAATTCATCACAATCGACCAGCCAACAGAAGTCACAATTCTCAATTTCCAGCAGCGGATTGAGCGCAGTATTCCGGACAACTTTCTCTTCCTCCCACTTCGGCTCCGTGAACAGATAGTCAATCAAGCCTTTCTCTTTGTATTCCTGTAAAATTTTTGGGCTTTCCGTATCCTCCTCTGCCTTATCCTTATATTCTTTGAATGGGACGGAAATTGCCGAAATGATAAATTCATGACCTCCGAGTTTGGCTTGCCGGGCTTCAATCCACGGGCGGAGGCAGTCGTGAATATATTCTGGGAGTGAATAACTGCAAAGGAGGACGCCGATCTTATAACTCATAAAATTGTCTTAATTTATAACTAATTGCTTATTTTCGTCATATATAAAAGGATCAAAAAACACTGTATTTCCATTTTGTTTGGCCCAAATTTTCTGAGTCTTTCCGGCATACGGATTGAATTTTCTATAAAGAGCCGCCTTTACATCCTTCAAATCCGTATCTCTCGTCCAAATAAAACCAACCGAAAGGGTCGTAGTCCCGACCAACTCCGTCTGACTCGGCTCTCGGAAAAATAATCGCTTATACCAAGGCAATCTTTTAAACTGTTGATTGCCGGATTTATCAATATGGCCCTTTCGGAATTCACCAGTATCAACATTCAGGCAACCAAATTGAATATCGTTATTCATAAGTTATTTGTTCTCCTCCACCCAAATCGCCATCTCTCTAATTTGCGTCCGAATATCCAATGGAGCCAAGCTGCCCGCCCCACGCCAAAGCGCCATATTTTCAATCAGTCGGACGGTTCCAAGGGTTCTATCCAAGCCGCAATCAGCCTTTGCTTCCACTATCTCCGCCGCCTTGTCAGATTCACCCCAAGGATACTGATTCAATTCCCATAAGAGCTGATGCTTACTGACCTTCCCGTTAGGGACAATGTGCTGGATACCTCCGCAAAATAGCTCATCTCGGATGATACCTCGGCAGATTTCCGCCAATTTCAATGATGTTAAGCCATTCCACATATGATTCGTATAACCTTCAACCCGACCCTTCTGTTTTCTCTCCGTCTTGAACCACTCAAATAGCCCGCCGCCCGGCCCCACGACGGAGCAGCGGAGATTCATCACGTTCTCGGCCCAGACCTCTCCGGCAAACTTTGTCTTCTCATAGGTCGTCAAAGGTTGCGGCCAATCATTCTCCGTCTTGTTACCACCAGCTAAGGCGAAGACATGGGAAGTCGAGATATGAATAATCCGGCTGTTTGGGCAATTCTTGGCCAGTTGGTAAGGAAAGGCGGAGTTGACCAAGAGTGCATTCAGCTTGGAATGCGTGCATGTCTCGTCAATTTTTTGAGGTGTTACCCCAATACAATTCACTATATAATCAAAGTCTTTGGCGACGTATGGCGGGCAATTCACTGCGTCGAACTCATATGCTAGATAGCCCTTTCCGGCATCCTCTGCGCTGAATTTCTTCCGTTTGGCAACCGCTAGGTCAAACTCTCCGGTATTGAATACTTTTGCGAAGACTTTGCCGAGTGCGCCACCACCGAGGATTAGAACGGAAGGCTTTTTTGAAGATCGATTTGTCATGATTAAAATTTAAGAAGTTCTGGATTTTCAAAGATGTTGCCGATAATGGTTATTTCTTCATGTGGCCAACCACCATAAAAATCCCAACGTTCGCCATCCAACTTAAAGGGCATTAAAGCCCAATTAGAATAACCTTCTGCGTATCTGATTACAAGAGGGGGCTCAGGATCGTATCCGACATCCCCATAAAAAGAATATTGAATAATATCCCCTTCATAAATTTCTTTTCCGTTTTTGTCCGTATATTCACTACTCTGTTGTAGAATAACCATGTTATGCTTCCCACACCATAGCCCGCCGTCGCCATTATAGATACCATATTCACCGGATTTCAACCAACATTTATTCAATGTATCCCAAGCACGGAATTTAATTTGACGATTCATACGGTCAAACAGAGCATTTTTGGAGGATTTTGTCAAGCACTTCTTTTTGTGGGATGTTATCGCAATGGTTCATACCAAAAAAGGAATAGTTATTCGGATTATTTGTTCCGAATGCGTAAAAATTACGAACGTGTTTTGGGGAGTTCCAATGGTTTGTCAGCAAACTTACCTGCCGGGCTCGGTAAGCCCCCAGAACTAAAGAGCTTCCGGAGTCGGTTGCAAGCGCAATTGAGCAACCAAGGGATTTTTTAATCTGATCGAAAAACGAAAACTGACGACAATCTATGTGTTGGGAGTGCGGCGCAAAAGTATAGTCGTTAGGATGCCCGCACTGATAGACCGTAAATCCTTCTGCATAAAGCATCGGAAGTAATTTCTCATACCACTCCTTTGTCGGATTCCGTGAGTGCCATTTTGCATAACCTGCTACCGGCCAAAAGGATAGCGTTTTTTCTCCAAGGTTTTCTGTTTCAAACCATTTATACAGTTTTGGGACTTTTTCCTCTTCGGTCAAAAGATTATACTGTTCTGAACTAAATCCGCCCATGTGGGCCGTCTCCTCATAGATATTTCTAAAATTTGGAAATAAATCATCTTTGTGATTCGGCGTGGTATTTAACACAACCTGACAAGTCTTCATTATCTCCAAATCTTTCGGCCCTTGCCCCTCCTCACAGTCTGAAATTACGATCTGGTCAATTAATGGATGATGGTGAAAAAGTAATTCGGCCTGCTTGCACTTTTTAGCAATATGCCAATACTTAAAACTACCCGGATATAATTTTTCAAGAAGGGTTAGAAGGGGTTCGGCCATCACCATGTCTCCGATGAGACCTTGACGTATACCCCATACCTTGAACGACTTATCGAACTTTGACATTTTCAGACTTGAATAAACTTCTCCCCCGCCTTCACGCCCTTACCATACAAAGCCATCTTGTGCCCATTAGAGAACCGGAAAAGGAGTTTATCCGGATATTTTTCATCGACAATCACTCCCTTAGTATGAAAATCATCCATCAGAATGACCTGAGTTTCTGTATTGCATTTTTCAAATTGAGTCAGTGCCTCGTGCGGGCAAACCCCACCATCAAGATAGACAAAATCATAGGTTGAATCGACCTGATTCTCACCCTTATCACAAATAAAATTCGCCTCAATGTTGAAATTATCAACCAGACCCTTGCACAAATCAAGAGATTCCTGCGTAATATCAACAACGGTCAGCTCGCCACCATTCCGTTCTACATAGTCCGCCCAATGAAGGGTTGACCAACCATCGCCCGCGCGGCCTTTCAAATCGCGGAGACAGCCCACTTCAATGAAACTTGCGGGCTCACCCTTTAGGTAAGTCAGCGCGGTTTTAAATACTTCGTCACGGGCAGAAGTTTCTGTTCGGAGTTTTGTTTTAATGTCCATAAATTAGAGATTGTTATATTGCTTCAAAGCGTCCCGCGCTTCATCATACATATCTTCCGGGCCGATTCCTCCACAATCTACAATGGCGGAAAGGGAAATGGCTAGACGATGTGCCGAATTATGTAGATCGCGCATTTCTTTCTCCGCTCCCCTGATAACCCAAAACCAACTTTCTCCAATTTTTACAGCGCCAATTGCGTCATCAGGGGCCGGAGAGACAGGACAACCTTTTCGATATTCACCGTGAATATGGCCGGAACGGTCCAGAAAATCAAATCGCTCTCCGTGTCCATCAAAATAATTTCGCACTGTATCGGCGAATTTCATGGGAGCAAAAGTTGATTTAAGGGTAATCATTGGTTAAAGTTTAATGTCGCCACGCAAATACCAACTGTCGGTAACATCAGTATGGATTAACTTGTAATTATTTTCCTGCAACCAGTCAAGCAATTTCTCATAATTCGGCGTGCGATACCATTCATTGTGGCTTTCGATACTCATAAATCTCGGTCGGCTAACCATCCGAGAGATAATCTTCCATTCGCAACCTTCCGTGTCAATCAGCGCGACATCAATATCGCCCGGATCGACCTCGGCCATATCTCGGACCTGCATTTGAACTCGGGGCTTGGCTGCGACCCATTCCGAACCCATCTTCGGAGTTCCGAGAACAAAAGTCGGCGCGGCCACCTCCGAAGAACAGGTTGAATCGCCATCTTCCAGAAATTCAATGGTGCCGTTTTTGTCATACAGACCAAAATTACTAATCCGAATATTCGGATAATGCCCGTAAGCAGATACTAAATCGTTGTATGTCTTGGGATTAACCTCAAATAACTTTAACTGAATCGGCCCGTTCAGATAGGGTCTTGCCCGGCAAATATCCGGATTCCCGACGCCGATTTCCCAAATGTTCTTGGGGTTTAGTTTTTGAATGATATCTTGTAGATGCATTTTTAGAGTTTTGAAAGTTCTTTTGCCAGACTCACGGCCATTTTTGAATCAACCCCAGCGTGGAGCCCAATATAAATCGAATTATGATGCAAATAATCTGCGTTCGGGTAATCTTTTGGGTTGCCGAGTCCCTGAAATGCTGTATGGTAAAGCAGGTTCGATCCGACGAGTCCGCGATAACCGACTCCAACCGCCGACAGATAACCTTTAACTTTCCCGATTAGTTCACCGTCTTGATAATCGGGGTGCTTGATAATTGGGAGAGCAAGTGGAATGTGGCCACTGCGGGCTGAATGATTAAAAATCGGTCGGTCAAACTTGTTTGTAATAATTGGCTGCATCCGGTCCCATTTAACCGGATTGATATTTGAATAAAAATATCCCGCAATATTCCGGCGATTTTCTTCCGACCATTTAAGCGAACGGTCAAAATCCAGTGAATGCATATAAGCAATCAGATTCGTCGTCCGATAATTTGAACCCATCACGTTGAAATCGAATGACGGATCGACTAATGGATTGCGGTATTTATCTGGCATCCCACGAGTCATACCATGATTGCGCATCATTTTCAGCCATTCATAAGTCTCCTCGTCTTGCGCGAAAAGCAATCCGCCTTCCTGCAACCCGCTAGTATAATGACTGGCGTAAATACTTGTAGATGAAAGAGTTAGGTTACAAAAATGCACCTTCTGATGGCAAAACGGATCAGCCTTATTAAAGATTTCCCACGAAAAAGATGACTCGCAATTATCTAGAAAAAGTTCCGCGCCATAAATAGAGCAAACATAAATAAGTTTCTCCAAATCACAAGATTGACCGAGAAGAGTGGTGTAAAAAACGGTTTTAATCTCCGGATCGGCCTTCAGCTTACTTTCAATTTGTTCAACGGATGGATTAAGATTTGATAAGTCAACATCAACAAAAACCGGCTTGAAGGACAGGTTAGAAAAAACCGAGACCGAGCTAATCCAATTCACAACATTAAATAAAACCTTATTCTGCCCCGGAATCCATTTACCCTGCTTGATTAATTGGTCGCGGCGGCGCAGGGCGATCATCTCGTTAGCGGCGCTTCCAGAGTGAACCATGACGACATACTTGCAGCCCGTGTATTCCGACCATTTCTTCTCATATTTTTCAATCTCCGGCCCGACCGTCCATTTATCATTGGTTAGCAGGAATTTTCCAATCTTGAGCTTGTCAAGGAAGGTCATACTGGAGTGCCCGAGCGGCCAATTATATTTCTTCTGACTCATTATTTAATTTCCTCCGCGTAACCAAACTTTTGCTCGACTGCCCCGCCACCAAAAAACTTTTCTTGAATTCTCTTCTTAATTTGCGCCCGATTCCAGTTATGTTGATCGACAGTAATTGCCAAAATCTCAGGATTCTTCTTTAATTCATCCACTAATTGAAAAATTTTTAAGTTTTCCCGAAACAACTCCTCATATTCTGGCGACCAATAGACATCCTTTGCCAAAACCTCTCCAAGTTTAGAGATTAATTCAAGATAACACCTATCAAAATTCTCTAAAGCCTTATCATCCTTGCTCTGATACCACTTTATCTGCAATATTGAAAGATAGTCGTAGGCGAATGAGGTCGGGACGGTCAATTCAACGGTTTGCATGCGGAATTAAATAGCGGAAAGGATTTTGGAAGCGACACCAACAGGGGTGAATTTATTCTTGTGTTCTGAATCAAAATAGTCAACTAGCTTTTCACTAAGATGGATGACATCGACCTCTCTGACGAACTTAATCAGGCTTTCCTTGGTTGTCTCCGTATAATTATACTCCGGAAAGACTTCTCGTGGTAGAAGTTCTTCTCGCGTAGTGAGTTGGGCATTAATTACCGGAATGCAGCCACAGATTGCCGCCTCGCAAACGGGGAGGTTTAATCCTTCTTCCCGACCCAAAGAAAAAGAAAAGTCGGCCCCGCAATAATACTCGGAAAGTTCAGCCTCTGAAATCACCCCAACATACTTTCCAATTGAGCCATGATCCGGGCCGATTTCAACTAGCTCCTCTGGATTCAGCCCATTCGCAAATACTTGCTGAACAACGGAATACAATTTATTGGGATCATAACGCCTCCCAACACTGAGATAACGCAAGACTTTATCGGAAGCGCATGGCCCACTAATCATACTGGGTTGATAAATGATCGAACTATCCAACCCGAAAAATTTCTTAACCTGCCCCTGTGTATGTTTGGAAATAGAGGTTACAACATCCGCATAACCCAGAAGCTCCCGAGCGGCATCCAAATTATATCCATGAGGCAACAAAAACTCCGGTATATCCAAAACATTCAGAATCAGCTTGGCTTTCGGCCATTGTTTTTTCGCCTTGATCGCTTCCGGATGGCTTCCCACATCATTCGAGTAAATGAAATCCGGTTCAATCCCTGTCTCCGTCCAGCCCAATTCATTAAAGCCTTGTCGGATTCTCTGTATTTGCCCCGTCTGCCCTTCCCAGCCAAAGGCTCGATAAGTCTTCATTCCGAATCCTCCCCGCGTGTAAGTTGCCCACCCGCGCTTGTCGCTCGCTCCATATCCTCTTCAAATTCCTCATCAGTGATAAAGAAAAAATCCTGTTCTCCAATTTCGCCCGCTGAATTAATATAATAAATCAGTTGGTTGAATTTTAGATTCGGGTATTTTTTCCAAATTTCAAACAAGCGGGTCAGAATCCGATTAATCTGGACCGATCTTTCTTCTTTTTCCTTTAGGAGGTCGAGCATGGGCTGAGATTAAAATTCTTTATACTTCTTGTCAAGACGGAAAGTAAAGGGAGAAATCAATAACTCCGTTCTGCCGCCCAGTTCTGAACCGCGAGATAATTCTCTTTATCGTATCCGTATTTCTCGATCAGCCGGAATAATTCCAGAGCCTCGTCCGGGCCGACTTTACAGAGTTCTTCCGGCAGAATGTCGTCATCTACGAAATGCAAGATATAATGTAATTCATTTGCAGTCTCGTCATGAGACCAGTATGAATGACCCCAGAAATCAGCGGAGAAAAGCGCGATGTCGATAAAGGGACGAGTGTCTTTGCATTTAAACCAGTTTTTATTCATAATCGTATTATCATAATTAGTAAAACTAATGCCTAACGCTTTATTAACAATACCTTGTGCCTCCGCACCTCGATACACTTTTGTCCTACCTCTGAATCCGCCGGTCTCTATAATTTTAATTGCCATTTTGGAATTTATTCATACCCAATAAATTTAACTTTTAGATCTAAATTGCCATCACGGTTCTCCGTCTGAGATAGAATATCGTATTTCGCCGTTCGGCCTCCGATGGAGAAATACAGAAAGTCGGATAACTCCTGCTTTCCGATGGTCAATGAGTCTAGATTTTCAATAAAACCGTCAATTGTAATTGAATTTTGTTGCATCATTTTAGTTAATTCCTCTTAATTTCTTAAATTTGTCAATCCCAATCTGCAAATCCGAATCCTCTACATAGAACTTATCTCTTTTCGCGTATTCCATTTCGAACAGATTCAATAGTTGGTAGAAACGAAAATCTGGGTATTTCTTCCAGATCTTCCCTAAGTCCGCTAGTATTTCATCAATCCGCGCTGGATCGCGGGGTGGTTGACCGAATAATTTCATTTCTCAAAATAATTCGAAATAACCGAATTGATTGGCCAAGAAATTTCTTTTGGATTGGCTGGATGCCGTTCCGCCCGCTCTTTAATTTCGCTCAAAGCGGCCAAAAAATCTTCCATCTCTCTAATAGATCCAAAACTAATATCTGCGCTTGCACTTGGACAACGAGAACGCCTTTGTTGGTTTATCGTAATTTTCATATTTTTTTATTTAATTCGGTTTGCCTGCCCGCTCCGCCGCTAAGGTCTGAACTAGGATTGCCTGAACTCGGGCCTGAGATTCAGAGTCCAAATCTGAAATCAGAATGTGAGTTGACCGACCCTCCCAAAGAATCCAGACCACGCCCTTATTCCGACTCAGGCCATAAAAGAGGACTTTTCCGCCGGAAGTTGTTCGGAGCTGGATTGGGGTCGGAGTTGTCAAGTTAAGGCATTATTTGATAGTTTTCGGATTGAGTCAAGCCTGAATTTTAGTTAAAAACCTTGACTTTTGGCTCAAATTTCAAAAACACTACCTAGGTAAATCGGAAAATTACAGTTCTTATAGGCTGGTATATCCGTAGGATAGCTATTGGTTTGTTTGTTTCATCCATGTCTCTTTCTAAGCATCATACATATCTTCTTAAGGGTTCTAACATACCTAACCTCTTCTACTCTCCTATCATTGATGGATTATGTCTTGATCATAGATTGAACTCAGATAATTCTATTGTTGTTTTGCTTTCGGAAGAAAATTTAATTCGTCTGACAGAAGGACCGGAATCCGATTTGGTAAAAATCAAATCTCTGGTATTCTTAAAGGAAATTCTAAACCGATACAACTTAATGCGGTATGAAGCGGATTTATGGGAAAGAAATCAGAAGTGGGTCGGATTTAGCAGAAAAAATTTAGAAATTCTGTTTGGCTCGCGCGACACCGATTTAGTGATTGGGGATCTTTTGTCTCTTGGGCTGATCGAGTGTGACAACATCTACTCTATTTCCGAAGGAAAGACTCTGGCCTACCGCCTGACCCAAAAAGCCGAAGAGAGCCCCGAAAAATGGAGAGTTAAATACACTGGAAAGCTGATTGGTCGGGTGAACAATAAAGAGACGGAGATATTTTTGAGTCAGGATAAGAATTTATTCAATCAGGCGGTTTACCGAAACCTGAAATCCGTCACTCTTTCGGATAGCCCCGAGGAATTAGCGAAAAAATTTGGCGGAAATGACTTCTTTGCGGCTTATGCCCACCTGACCGAGATTGAGTCCGGCAATATTTTCTTCAAGGAAGACAAAAAGAGCGGGCGGCGATTCCACAGTCTGACTTGTATGCCGAGAGAGTCCCGTTCGGCCATCCTGATTGATGGAGAGCCGACAACAGAGGTTGATTTTTCCGCCTGTCACCCTTGGCTCTGTATGTCGTTTTATGAGCCCGGCTTTGAAAAAGAAAAAAAAGAATACCACGCGGCACTTGATGAGGGCTTTTACAAATTTTTAGCAGATAAGATTAAATCGGATATATCAACGGATGAAAAATATCAAAAATTTAAAATCGGTTGTATTGCGCAAATCTTTTACGATTACCCAAGGCAGAATGACTCTTCCAAACTGGTAATGTTCAAACAACTTTTCCCCCATCTTCACGAAATCATTGAAAGCGAAAAACATATCAGCAATAGCAAATTTTCAATTAAACTTCAAAGTATGGAAGCCGACCTTATGTTTGATGGAGTTTTCTTTAGGCTTTTAAGCGAAGATATTACGGCGATCCCTATTCATGATGCAGTAATTTGTAAAAAGCAACATGCGGGCCGAGTCCGGCTAATCATGGAACAGGAATTTATCACTAAGTATGGATATAAGCCAGAAGTCAAAATTAAGACTTGACTTTTTTCGGTTAAAATATAACGTGGGACAGAACGTATGAGCTACCAGCAAATATCACTCAATAGCAAATTAGGTCGAATCACCTTCTTTCCTATTGGTTTTAGCTGGGAAAATAACGAGGCAGCAGCAGCCTTGGCTTATACTTTTGACTATGCTGGGAATCAGGACTTTGACGATAACAAAAAAGCGGCTAAAAACATTGTAGAGAATGCCATCAAACAGCTCAAAAAATGCAAAAAGACCGCATTTGTATCAATTTTTGAGGACCAGATTTACGTTTTATACAGCGAGGATTTGGGTAATCCGGAAATTTTCGGTTCTTCTTTGATCCCCTTTATCGAAAGGGGTAATGACTCTCTAGTATTTTTTGATTCAAGTTTTTCTTATTTGCTACCTCTTATCAAGAAAATGAGAATTCTTTAAGGTATGTATACGCCCCCGTCCCTCTCCTCCGTTCCCGATTTAGAATTGGTCCGAAAAGTCAAAGAGGAGGCCGATAGCTTGGCTGTTACCGAACTAATGAGTCGCCATTCCGGCATTTACCATACCTGCACCAAGCCCTATTTAAACTCCCCGCATTTTTCCTACCAAGAAAGCTTGGACGAAAAGCCCTATACGGTCTACTCAGCGGCACTAGGTTACGATCCAGCGAGAGGCGCATTCGGAACCTTCCTCGGATCGGTCACACGGAACAGGTGTTTACAAATTATTAAAGATAAGAACAAATTCGCCAAGAATGAATCATGGGATGAAATTAATTTCGACATTCTGCCCGCCAAGATGCCGAGCCTGCATTCGGAGTTGGAGGCCAGAGACGGCATCGCGGTCATACAGCAGGTGGTTCGAACCATGACTCCTAGAAAACAAAGGGTTTTCCGCAAGCGGTTTCTCGACCATGGGGACAATTCGGCGCTCGGGAAATGGAAGGCTATTGCCGAGTCGGAAGGAACGTCAAAACAGGGCTGTATTGTTTCTGCACGGACTATTCAGAAGAAAATCCGGGAGAAGGTTGGGAAGGAATTAGTCGGGCGGAAATTTTAATTTATGACAAACAGACAAATCAAATTTCGAGTATGGGATACGGAAAATAAAGAATGGGTTACCTCTAATGATATCCACCCACTAACTCCGACCCACCAATCAACCAATTATTTTCGGAATCTGCTGGAACAGGGCTGTCTAGTCCGAAATTCATTCAATGAATTGGTGATGCCAGACAAGCTAGTTATCCAACAATTCACCGGATCAAAAGATAAGAATGGAAAAGAAATTTACGAAGGCGACGTTCTTTGTGTTGGAGATAATTATAAAGATCTTGGTCTAGTAATTTCTAATTGGTGTGCGGGGAATATTTGGCATGATTATATGGAGCCAGAAGAACAGCTAGCGGAAATTATTGGAAACAATATGGAAAATCCAGAGCTTTTAGAGAGAATTAGGGTTGCCAAAGAGAATTTTTACAAAAAACGATAAACAATCTATATATGCAAAAAATCAACTTCAACGCGCCCCAAAATTCCGTGTCCTTTGGGTCAGTCGGCTTCAACATCGCCCAAGAACTAATCCGGCGCGGACAGCCCTTTGATTTCTGTCCAATCGGACAAATGGATTTCCAATCCTTCTCGAAAGCAAAAGAGGAAGATAAGGCTCTACTAACCTCCAAGGCGAATTCATTCCTATCCTCCTACTCACGGAAGAATCCCACGCTCAAACTCTGGCACATTCAGTCGGCGGAACAATCCGTGGGCGAGCGCCAAAACTTGCTGACCTTCCATGAACTAGACGAATTAACCCCGAACGAAGTCAATATTCTGAACAATCAAGATCAAATCTTTGTTACAAATGAAGAAACCCGCCAGACTTTTTTGAATTACGGGGTCGAAGTCCCGGTTCATAACATTCCCCTCGGATTCGACCCCATACACTTCTATACAACCAATAAAAAGTATCTGCCCGATGATGTCACCGTCTGGCTGATTTGCGGAAAACTTGAAGCCCGGAAGTGGCACCATAAAGTAATACCCCTCTGGCTTGAGAAGTTCGGTAATAACCCAAAACATCGTCTGCATCTCCATGTTCATAATGTCCATCTCAAGCCGGAAGAGAACGCCGGGCTGATCGACAAGTTCATGGGCGGGAAGAAGTATTTTAATGTTACGATCTATCCATATCTAGCGAATCAGACTCAACTGAACGAAGCCTTCAACTGCTGCAATATCGTCTTGGATGGCGGGGCGAATGAGGGATGGAGTTTGCCGTCGTTTCATTGTCTCGGATTAGGAAAGTATATGGTCGGGCCAAACACCATGGGATTGAAGGAATGGGCTTCTGTCGGCGGGGCGGATTTGATTGAACCGGACGGTAAAGTCCCCTGTTATGACAATAAATTTTTCGTTAAAGGCTCGGGATGGAATCAGGGAAATTTTTTTTCATGGGACTCAAATTCGTTCTCTTCTGCCATGGACCGCGCGCTAGAAAAAAGACTGAAAAATAAAATCAATGAGGCCGGGTTAAAAATTCAAACTGATTTTACATGGAAAAAGACCGTTGATGCAATTTTATGCAAAATTCTGTAATCAAAAAAGTCAATGAATTAAAGGATGAAATCTCTTTTCTTGAATCTAAATTACCCGGACTAAGATTAATGTTTTTAAGTCTTTCGGAAAGTGAAAACGAGTTGTTTTCTTGCTATCAATCAGAAGTAAGTCTAAATAATAAGATCCAAAGGAACGAGATTCAACCTATTTCTGATGGAATATTTGGTGAAACTAACAAAATTTGGCCGGGGAGAATTCTACAAATCAAAAGAATGTTTGCATCTGAGAGGCTTTGGCAAAACGCTATTCAAAATAAAAATAAAATCATGGAGACTATCAAACAAATTAATTTGGATATTAGCCTAAAGAGTCGAGAACTGAGTAAAATTACTTCTTCTAATTCTATCTCGGATTGATTCCGTGTAATCTCTTTATTCAGGAATAAGGCACATGATATATACCTACCAACATCCGGAAACCGGCGAAATTATTGACGTTTCTCAGAACGCCAACGACCCGCATGTTTATTTTGATTCAGATGGTCTGAAATGGAATCGGGTATTCAACATTCCTTATACTTCCTCAAATACCAAGGCCGACCCATTCTCCCAGAGTCAGTTCGTCAACCAATTTGAGAATAAAAAAGTCAAAATCGGCGACATCTCCGACTGTTCCGCCGAAATGTCGGCCAAGCGGGAACAGAAACTCGGCATGGACCCCGTTAAGATAAAATTCTTTGACGAGTATTCCAAGAAACGCCGGGGAATCAACCATCCTGACGATCCCCGCCCCAAGATTGCCGCCCAGAAGAAGGTTCGAGAGCATATTGACAAGACATTTAGAATGCCAAACTAACCATTAATCATCATGATAAAAATTAAAAATAATCCTCCCGATAGGAAACCCATTCATTCAGACAAAAACATCGGATAAAATCAAAAGTTCTTTAATCCGTTTTTCGTATGCCCTATTCGCCCATTCGTCTTGAACAAATAAATCTCCTGCAATTCTCAGGTTATATCCTTGATGTAGTTGATGGGCAGTTTGTTCTTCTGACCGGAGATCAGACAGTCGAGGGTGAAAAAACTTTTGAAAATATCTTTATTCTTAGCGAGTCAATTAATCGAAAAGTCATTAACGAATCTTCCTATTCCGTCTCCTATTCCGATTACTATCTTGCGGTGAATACTTCAGGTTCAGCCAAAACACTATCCTTCCCTATTCCCTCGGGTGATGCTAAGATTTTCAAAGTGAAAGACATCGCCGGGCAATCTACGGGGAATGCAATCACGCTATCGGGCGCGGGCGTGACTTTTGATTATCAATCCACCTTTGTCATTTCAGATGCCTATGCCTCGGTTGATGTAATTGCCGGGTCGGGCAACAATTATGAAATACTCTGAGGCTGAGTTTACGATATGACGATAAGAAAGCCTCGTGCTTTAGCTAGGGGATGAATTATCGCAATAAATTTTAAAATGGTTTTCACTTTTATCATAAAAACCTGTATTTATATGTTGGGAAGATTCTACTAAGTAAATTATGTTATCAAAATCAGCAAAGATAAAACAGACTATGGCTTTGAATAAAGCTAAGAGATCTGCTATGTCTTTGAAGGTTTTCACTGTCAAGGTAGATTATTCACATTTAAGCAGGGAGGTTAAGGAGAAATTAGAAAATTCTTTTGTTCAAGCGAAATGGTTGTATAATGATATGTTGAACGACCAAAGTTTTTTCACAAGAGATTCTAAAGAGCGAAAAGTTATTGTTCATGTTTTTAATAAGGAAACTGGAAAATGTGATATAAAAGAAGAGAGAACTTTAACGCTTGGTTCTCAAATTATTCAATCTTTAATTGAGAGAGGTCAACAAAATATTGTAAACCTTTCAAAAGCTAAAAAAGCGGGGTTAAAAGTTGGCGGGTTAGATTTTTCACAGGAAGTTAATTCCATTCCGTTGAAACAATTTGGATCAACTCATAAAATTTCTGGAAAGAACTATATGAGGATTCAGGGAATCGGAAAGCTGAAAATCTCTGGGTTGACTCAGTTAGACGGAAAAGATTGCGCAAGTGCTGTTTTATTTAGAGATTCTACCGGATATTATATTAAAATTTGCTGCTATCAAAATAAAGAGAAGATTGCTAAAAGCGGTAAAATTGGATTGGATTTTGGAATAAAAGATAATATTGTTTTGTCCAACGGTGAGAAATTTAATTGGAGTTTTCCGCCAACGATATACCATAAGAGAAAACAGAGAAAGTTATCAAAGCGCAAAAAGGGAAGTAAAAATTATGTTAAACAGATCAAGAAAATACAAAAATCACATGTAAAACTAATTAATAAGAAAAATGACGCTGCTAATAAATTCATAAGCAAATTAAAATCATACGAAACCGTTGTCTTTCAGGATGAAAATTTAAAAGGTTGGCATTCCGGTCTTTTCGGAAAACAAGTTCAGCATTCAGTCATGGGGAGAATAAAGACTAAGTTAAAAAACTTGGAAACTTCCATTATGATAAATCGTTGGCTTCTAACAACAAAAATATCTCCAATTAGCGGGAAAAACATAAAAATAAACCTATCCGAACGGATGTTTGTTGATGGTGATTTTTCCGAAGATAGAGATATTAAATCAGCAAAAACAATATTATGTTTTGGGTTATATAATCCAAAATTAACTTCTACGGAACTTAGAAGTCTGCCTGTGGAGGAGTTGACCGCTGTTTTTTCAAACTATATGTTTGAAAGTAATAAGTCAAACCCTATGAAACAGGAAGCCACAGCCCTTTAGGGCGTGGTAGTTCACTCGAATGAATTTTTCTTCTTGACAATTTCCGATAAATTCAGAATATCAATTTTAGAATCGTGCGGGAATCCTAACGAATCTAATGTCAGAAACAGTAAATATAAACAACAACAATAAAATAAAATATCATGATTGGCTCTACTAATGAATATAATGGCAAGGTTTTCTTCGTAAAACCAGTTCACAAGGAAAATGACGTTCAGTGCGAACCTTATTTTTCTTTCAAGCAGAAGATTGACGGTGAATACCAAGTGGTGCAGAAGAGTAAGGAATTTTCCGGCGCTCTTGATAAAGTTGATACGGGCGAACGCGAATGGAAGGGTGAAAAGTATCCCACCGTAAAGGTCTCCCTGATTGACGGGGACGAAAAATATGTTCTAGATTTGAGCTTTTCGATTCTCACTCGATCCGTATTCAATTCCCTTCTCGGTCTAGAATCTTATGAGAATCTGAAGTTCACCATCTATCTTACCAAGCCGAATCCCGCCAAGAACAATGCTCGTTACCCACAAATTTCCGTTTGGCAAAATGACGAACTTGTAAAGTGGAAGTTCACCAAAGACGAACTCCCCAAGGAAGAGGAAATTAAGGATAGCCGAGGTAAGGTAATTAAGCGTGATTCTATCGAACTTGATGAATTCTACGTGAAAGCTATCAAAGAGAAGTTCTCCGGTAAGACCACGGTCCCCGCGAAGAAGGCTGACCCTACCCCCGCGCCCACTGGTAAGAAAACCACTAAGCCCAAGACGCAACCCGTTGATGATCAGGAAGACAGTTCCGAGATCCCTTTCTGATCTGATTCGTAATCAACAACTTGCAAAGCCCGCCCTTAAAACAGGCGGGTTTTCTTTTTTCGGATTTGAATGATAAACTTCCGTCTTGACTTATGTATTCTTGTTTTTCATAATCTGCATGCGCAAAAAAGTAGTTGCAATTTCAACCGATTTCCCAACTTCAAATACCGGGCTAGGCAGAAACGGGAAAGCCCTCCTGAAATATCTATACAAGACAGGTAAGTATGACTTAAAATATTTTGCAACCGGCCTTTCTTGGTCTGCCCCCGAAAATAAAAAACTTCCCATTGAATGTTATGGGGCGACCCCTGATGACCGGAATCAACTCGCCGCTCTGCAATCTGATCCCACAGCCCTCAGAGACGCTTCTTATGGCTCTCTGAAAATTGACGAGTTCATTCAAAAGACAAAGCCCGACATATTCATTCTTTCCAACGACTCTTGGGCCTTCCCCTATCTGAAAAAGTCTTGGTGGAACAAAATTAACGTCATTCCGCATATCACGATTGACTCTCTCCCTCTGGCCGACGAACAGATCGAAATGGCGAAGAAGTCACCGAATATGACCGTTTGGGCAAAATTCGCGGAGGAGGAATTTCAGAAAATCGGACTGAATCACGTCCGGACAATGCCCGCCATCATTGAGAACGAATATTTCTTCCCGTTACCAAAAGAAGACAAGTTGAACCTACGAAAGAAGTTCTGTATTGACTCCGATACCTTCATCACCGGCTTCGTCTTCCGTTCGCAGCCCCGGAAAGAAATCAAACCGCTCTTGCAGGGCTTTGCTCAATTCCGAAAAGAATTCCCGAACGTAAAGGCAAAACTACTTCTTCACACGAACTTTTCAGAAGGATGGAATATCCCTAAGCTGATGAAGGATTGCGGGGTTCAAACAGAGGATGTCTTAACCACGTATATTTGCCGTCAATGCAACGAATATGAGATCAAGCCGTATGTCGGTCAGGATCAGAACTGCCCATTTTGCGGGTATGAGAAAAGTCAAATCACAACCAATGTCTATCATGGGGTTTCCGAATCCCAGTTGAATGAAATTTACAATATCATGGATTGTTATTGCCACCTTGCTAATGCGGGCGGGTGCGAAATGCCAATCATTGAGGCCCTGTATGCCGGGCTACCCCTTGGAACCGTCTCCTACTCATTCGGGAAGACCTTTACGGACGAACCCTTTGTGACTGAAATTGATTGTTCATACACGGTTCAACATCAAACGCAATTCAATCGGGCCGTCCCCAATCCATATTCGGTCTTCAAATTCCTGAAAAAGATCCATTTAATGGATTCCGACAAGCGAAAAATCATTGGGGATAGCGGGCGTTCTTTTGCCCTTAATACCTTCTCTCCCGAGGTAATGGGTAAAAAATGGGTCGAAATCCTAGACAATCTTCCCGAGATTAATTACGACTTCGATCTAACGCCCAAACGAAAGAATCCAGACTATCCTATGCCCGAGGTTGAATCCCCGGATGAATTCCTGACCCTGCTGTATGACAACGTTCTCTTCCAGCCCGAGCCCCCGAATGGGGACGGGCGAAAGCACTGGATGACAGCGCTGAGTCAAGGCATTTCCCGAGAAGATGTTTACAAATACTTTATCAAAGTTGCCTTAGATGATAATGAACGGAATAAGAAAACGGAATTGACTGAATTATTTGACCAAAATTGTAAGACCGTTCTTTTTGTCTCTAACGGTGATGAACAAGAGTTATATCTCTCGACCTCTCTTTTGGAATCTGCCCGCCAGACTTACCCGGACCATAAAATTTACTTCGCGGCCAATCCTCAGTTTAGCGAGATACTAGAAGGCAATCCGTATATTGATTGCATTATTCCTTATGCCCCGATTTTTGAAAATGAAGCGGTTATGACCGGGCACGGAGAGATTGATGGAGTGGTTGACGTAGTAATCATACCGAAAAAGACATTTAAATCGGAATCAAGCGTCGTGGCCTTTCAAACCAAACTTTAAAAACAAAAATCCGTATGAAACTTACCGATCTGTATTCTCTTTCCACCGGCTTACGGCATTCCGAACCTTACATCATGGAGGATTTCGTCCCCGTTGACTTCGACTTGGGAAAAACCATCCTGATCAATACCTCGCCGAATGAAAAGGCTCCGAGTAAGACCTATGATTATTGGGCGATTGTTGTCGATGAACTAAAAAAAGAACTTGGCAATCAATTCATTCTCGTTCAAATCTCCGATAAACCCTGTTCCCGATTAAATGCTTGTTCGGCACATCTCCTTGGGCTGAGACCGGGGAAGGCCGACTACCTAATCTCCCGTTGCCGGATGCTTTTGTCCGGGGATCATCTGTATTCAATACTTGCTGCGAAATATAAAAAAGATGCGGTAACGCTTTATGGCTCAACAAGTTGTCAGACCAATGGACTGAATTATTTCTCGGTCAATATTTGTGGGACGGCACCCCACCCGACCTACCAAGCGGTTGAACGAAATAAAAATATCAATACGATCAAACCAGAAGAGATTGTTGATACGGTCTTACTGAATCTTGTCAGTCGCCGGGCCTCTTTTGAAACAAAATATATGGGAGAATTGTTTCAAAATTCGGTAATCGAAGTAATACCGGACTCAATCATTAATCCTCAAATCTTCCCCGAGCATGTTTTCAGCCTTCGAATGGATTACTTACATGATGAGAATGCTTTGGCCCAACTGCTTTCTACGCGGAAATATACGGTTGTAGCCAATCAAGAAATTTCCATTGATCTCCTAAAACGAGCCCGTGGCCGCATTCCGGTTCTGAATTTTGAAGTCACGAGCCAGACTAGTATTGATTATTGTAAAAAACTCAAGCATTCCGGGGTTAAAACTATTTTCTTCTGCCGCGCAGATGGTTCAGAACTGGACGAAATCCGTTTCCGTATGCTGGATGTCGCCTTGGTCGAATCTATCAAACCTACAGAAAATCCGCTTGACAAGACCGGAGAAAAGACAAATTATGACGGTTTAAAGTTCAAGACAAATAAATACCTCTTGTCAGATGGAAAAATCTTCCTTTCTCATGCCCACTGGAAAGCCAATCAACCCACTCAGTCATTCATTCAAAATGAGGGCGCGGTGATTGATTCAGAAGACTTCTGGAAGGATAGCGGGTATTTTTGTATTCTTCAACGGAAGACGGACTAATCAAACCAATTCAAACTCAAATATAATTCATCATTATGGGACGCCCTAAGAAAAATTCAGACGCAACCCCGCAAGACGCGGCCTCTACTCAGCTTGAAATGTTTGCGGAGGTTAGCCCGCCCGCGACAAACATTCCACCTAAACTCATTACGCGGAATGAATACGGCCTCATTCATGGGGTGAATTACATCTTCACGGAGGATGGTCGAGTTGATTGGAAGGCAATGATTCCGAAAAAGCATTTTGTTTTGAATAGCCAGAAAGAAAAGGAAATTCAAGAGCTGACCGGCAAACCGATTGTGGAGGTTACGGTTGATGAAGTTGAAGACAAACACCTCCTCCTTCTACTTTCCGGTATTAAATACATTGCAGCCCTCCGTGGCTTTTCCAAAGTTGAGTATTCACAACCGTCTATTGGTTCACACGGGGAGGTCTCCGTAGCTTGTAAGATCACTTGGATTCCTAATTATGAGACAGAAAATCGGGAGGTGGTATTCACTGGATTGGGCGATGCCACAACCAATAATGCAAAGCCCATCTTCGATGTTTATTACCTGACCGCATTCGCCGAGAATCGCAGTTTCATCAGAAGTGTAAAGAATTTCTTGCAAATACAAGTTCTTGGTTACGAGGAAGTTAAAGAAGCAAAACACACGGCCCCAAAGTCCGATGAAAATTCAAATGCGGTTCTCGGCACAAAACCAATCGACTCCCTGATTTCCAAAGCCAAGCAAAAGGGATTGACTTGGCTCAAACTGACAGAAATTGCCTCGGAATGTAAAGAAAGTCTATCCTCGGATTATCTCGAATGGAAGACTTATAAAGATATCCCGGCAAAGGATATTTACATCCTGCTTGGCAAGATTAACAACCTCTAACTCATCCTTTTGAAATTAGTCATTACGGTTTGCGCGACAAAAAACTATTGCTACGCGATGAAAACGCTGGCAAGAAGAGTTCATTCCAATATAAGTCTTTTAAAAGATAGGGGGATGGTGGAGGAGTTTGTTGTTATCTCGGGGGATAACTCATCGGAATGCCTATCTGCTGTCTCCTATTGGAAAACCCTTTTTTCAGAAGTTATCCACCTAAATGTTCTAACTGAAGACGAGACAGCGAAAAACTATAAGGAAACGGCCCAATTAACAATTTCTAAATTAAGAGACGCGGCTTTTACAGAAGCAAGACGACTGAACGCGGATTTTTGCTGGAGCTTGGACAGCGATACGCTACCGCCCCCGAACGCGCTTCGCTGTATGTTGAATACGTTGGAGTTTGATGGTGGGTATTATCAGGTTTCTAGTTGTCCATATCCGAATACGGAGTTTTTGGGCGGATTCGGAACTTATCAAAATCAAATTGCGGAAGATTTTTTACCCAGCGAAAGAAAGTTACCAGAAGATCTAAAAGAGGAGATTAAAAAAGACGAGGAAGAGATGGCGGCTCTAAGTAAAGAAAAAAAAGAGCCTTCCAAGGAACAGTTGGATAAATGGGAAAACACTAGAAAAAAAATTAAAGAATGCCCTCCTGACGGTAATATTTGGGAGGTTATTGCGAAATACGGATGGAGACGCAGAGGATGGATGTCGAGTGCATATCCAGCAATAGGGCTCGGCACGAGCTGCGTCCCTGTTGACTGGCATGGTTGTGGATGCCTTTTGATGGGAAGAACCGCTCTTTCTTATGCTATTTTTGATGGATACGAAGGCAAGGGAACAGAAGATTTATACATGATGTGGAATTACTTTCATCCAAATGGAATAAAAATGAACACCGTTCCCCATTGTTTATGCGACCATGTTATCGCCACACGGAAAAAGGGAGCTGAAAAAAATGAATATCAGCATATAATTTCCTATCACGAAAAAGAAGGGGAATATAGGGGCCATCCACGAACTCGCGTGGTAAAATGGCTTGGAAACTAAGGACTAAAAGATTCTCCCCCGTCGTATAAAATAGAACTTTCTATAATTGGGGGTAAACCAGCCGTAGATTGTAAATAGGTAATCAGATTCAGCCCAAGAGAGCCAATAATATCAATTGCAATTTGCTTGTTCGAAATATTTTCGCTTATTTCTGTATAAAATCCAGCCGGAACCAATGTGCTGCCGCCACTGTCGTCCAGATAAGTTATCTGGCATGCCATATTTTCCCCAAAAACGCTAGACGGCCCATCGGTTGAGGTAGGTAGTTTCCCGCCAAAGAAAATTGATTCAAAATCAATATCAAGCACTCTAGTAGATAATTGAGAGGTAAAGGCTCCCGCACCGGTATCAGAAGTATAGGTATTCCCGTAAGAAATAGAAAAAGAGGTTCCTGATAACTGACTTCCTAGTCCAGCAAAATAATTAATATCGGTTCTGGTTACAAACTCATATTTGCGAGAATAATTTCTAGTAATCGAAATCCCAAACCCATCAACGAAAGTGGTGTCTCTGGGTTTGGTAAAATTGATTAAATTACGCCTAGAATATGACGTATAACTTGTAAAAAGATGGGATATTATATTTTCTGCCGTTACATCGCCAGTAGTTTTACAAATTATTCTTCTGGTTGTTTTTTGTATAAAATTTATCCACTCTTGATATGTCGAAAAATCAGAATTTGGATTAGTGAGCGTAAAAGTGGATTCAGAGGTCTGATCGTAAATAAAAGCCTGCGTCCTAGTTGTAATCAAAAGACCCTCACTAAAAATAAAGGAAGCGGAGCTATTTGTAGCGGTTTCCGTTACTTTAGAGGTATTAATAAATGAACTCGTTAAAGTATATGTGCTGGCCGGGACCGCTTCAACAGTGATCCTAGGGAAGAATTGACTTGCTTCAAAAGACTTTTTTGTAAATAAACTTCCCGTCAAAAGAAAAGGCCCGCTTGTGACTGTTTCTGTTTTGCTTATTGAATAATTATAATAACCTATTATATTCCGCCCTCCTCCGTAATATTTATTTATAAAGTTTTCCGCCTCATAAATAGGCTCTAAAATAACAGCAAATCCTAATGCGGTTGCCGTAGCCAAACCTTTTATATTTTGAGTGGATTCTGTTTCGTAAGTAGTTGTTCTAGTAAGCGTCGTTGAAAATGTTGTAGTGGAATTGCCCACGTAATTTGTCGCGTAGGTTTCACTCGTCGTCAAGCAATAGTTATATACATCAACAGTAGATAGAATAGTAGAGGAGCCGTAAGTGATTACATTATTTGCCGAAGTAAAGCCACTGTTTGTTTGCTGCGACGAACTAGAACTAGAATTAGAAATCCCCGTGGAAAAGGAGGAAGATTCGGATGTGCTAGTAGATGCATCTGTATCCGTTTGCGAAAAAAAGAAAGAGCTACTAGTGTAACCAGTGCTACTAAAAAAACTTTGGGTTTCACCTATACTTGAAAAACTTTGTCCGTTACTAAAACTTCTAATCGTATAAGAGGTAAAAAATAACCGAGACAAAGTATATGAAGCACTATTACCACTCTCCTCATTTGCCGAAAAAAAATCAGCAGTATTTGTAAAGGTATACTGCGATGTAGCTGAAGATGAATTTCTAATCAGAAAATATCTTGTTGAATTCTCCCCGTCACTTAATTTAAGAGTTGATCTTGTATCAGAAGACCACCATTCATTCCCCGGAGCAAAATCGGCTGTTGATGATGCAATAACAGAAAACGGAGTAAAAGTAGTTTCCGCCGTTAATGCTCCGCCCAATATAAGATTTGTTTCTTGAGAGGTAAACCCATCCCCAAAAGTATCAACTGGTCGCGATCTTGTTGAATAATAAATCATTTCATGAAATTATTTCATATCCATACCAAGAATTATAAGGGGTTATTCCAATCACGGTTGGATCGGGTTTGTCCGTTCTGAATAACTCAATAGCGTTTAAGCTTATATTATTACATCCTATAATTTTCTTAACAGACCTATCAACAATGGCGTGCGTTGTTATTTTGACCTGCAAAGGGGGAGATCCCTGTGTTGCGGAATAAACATTTGGTATTGATGATTCAACAGAGAAAACGGCACCGGTTACAGCTCCGGACCCAAGAGTTACGGTCAAAACCAAAAAAAATGTTCCGGTTTCCGCAACGTTTAAGCCTGTTAGTCCGGACGGAATCACTCCGTTGACGAGGCCGTATCCAATAACTATTGCTCCCGTGGTTGAATTGACGGAGACGGTGAATGGGCATGACTGACTTTCCCCCGCCTTAATGAAGGTTGGGAAGTCACCTAAACCTTTACTTCCAAATAGAATAGCCATAAAGTCAATCCGTTTTTAGTTACCCGTATAAGAAATAGTTATATTTTGGGAATATCCGTAAATGTCGAATTCCAAAACCTGCTGCCCGGAGGGTGTTAATCTCTGGATATTCACTGAGATGCCGCTCGCCCCGAATGTATTCAAGTCGCCCGAGTATGCCTGAATGCCCGCATTGTAAGGAACATCCGAGTAGACATAGGGAAAGGTCTGCGTTCCGGTCTGCAAATTCCAAATACCAGTGAAAATTCCTGCGCCTGAAATTCTTGAAAGAGTGAAAGTCAAAGGCAGTCCGGAAGCGGTGAAACTAGATAGTCCTCTGAGATTTTGCCAATTGAAGAAATTATTGAAATTGCCCGAGCCGGAGACAGTGGTAGAGAAATCCGTGGTCAGATTTTGAGACGGGGAGAAATTGTTCTGACCGGAGAGATCGACCGAAAATTCTCCAAAATTTGTATAAAGTTGGACCGGTATAGCAAAGGCCGAATCAGAGAAATCTTCGGAGGATGACGGGATGAAATTCTTCTTGATAAGTATGGCCCCAGACTGTCCGGGATTCAATACTCCAGTAAAGCCGGAGACATAAGAGAAGTCGGTAGTCGCGGATAGACCGGAACCAAATTGGAAATAACGGGTCGGATCGGTATTTATGATATAACCGGTGCCAGTTGGGTCTAATTCACTGAAATTTATCTGACCGAGACTGTATGCGGGCTTTTCCCCGAAGAAAGAAAAAGTGATATTCGGACTGATATTTAGAGGTTGAACATAAAATGCATCAATTTGACCCGCACCCGTATTCAGGGTTTGCGAGAGTTTAATCGGCAAGCCGTTGATGAAATATGATTGCTGATCGTCTTCTACATTCGCGCTAATTGCGATTGAACTCGCTGTCCCGTAGGAATAAACGAAATCCCCATCGAAGTCAAAAACGCGGCCTGATTGCAGGGTGTAGTTCAGGAAATTTCCGCTCTCTCCGGAAAACCCAAGAATGAGCCTGCCCGACTGATTAAGCGCGGAAATGCCGACCTCATAGGAAAATTTTTCCGGTTGAGAGCTGATTGAGATGCGGCGAGGGGCGTTGAAAATCATGACAAACCTTTTATCGGAGGGTATTATATGTCCGGCGACTCTTTATTGAGATAGTCGGGACGGCGACAATATCTTGTTTTTTCTTTCTCGGGTCATAGACATATCTGTAAAAAACATCAGGATTTCTCAATCTCATTTTTTCCGTTCCGATTGTATAGGTAGATTTCACTCCGTTGTCGGAATAGGAAATGGAGAAACCTTGCAGGCCAGTCCCTAAAGTCGGAGTGACTGACCCGGCCAAATCAATATTCGGAACCGTAATAGCGGAGGAGAAGAACGGTTCGATCTGCTGGGGGATGCCCGCCGCTTCGTTTGTTACGGCCTCATCAAAACTACCGAACTGGTCTATAATTTCCTCCGTTATATCAATGCGATTCAGGTCACAATAGTTGACATTTGCGGTTTCCGGCGGACGATATAGGAATTTTGATGACTTGGCTGTTACGTCAGGATTGTCAGCCTGAATGAAATCGAGATTAGTCGATGTGATTAGTAGGAGATCGACCGAGGGAATTTGAATATTGTCCGGGTTAAGAGGTTGTGGCACACCTTTTCTTTGTCCAAAATAAAATACGGTGAAACTGTCCTTGGAAAAAGCAGACTGCTGAGAGTCACCCTCGATAATAACATAATCACCGAAATTCACAACTCCGTCACTCTTGGGTGGATTCCAAACGGGATCGACCTCTTTAATAATATAACCATCCGATCCTAAATTATTATTCGCCGTCAATTCCTTAATCTGAGAATCAGACAAGGCGGGGTTGCCAAATCCATTATTAAGAAATTGTTGAAGGCTTAGTGTTTGCAGGTTGGCAATTTTTTCGGCGACCGGCTCTAAGACAGCCATGATTTGAGCAATGTCTTTCACCGCTTTTCTTTGAGGATACCACCGAACATCATCTCCAAACAACTTCTTCCCGCGCTCCTCGGACGGAATTGCAATGGTATAAAAACGCCCATAAAAATCCGCCAAAGCTTTATATGCAGTGAAGGTGTCTTGAAGATTTGATTCCGCAACAAATGAATAAGCAAACCAATCAAAATCACCCGGCGTTATTCCAGTATTTTCCGTGATAGCGGCGAGCTTAGTGGTGTCAGTTTCCGACCCGACCCTCTTCATGATAATCTTACTGGCATCAAATACATCTTGAATGTCCTCTCCGATAAAATCTGTCGCGATGAATTGAGTTGCGATAAAAAAGGGCAGCCCATATTTTGCCGCTTTAATTCTTTTTGCGGCCCGCCCGCCCGAATCAGAAAGATAACCGTTTATTGGGGATTCCCAAGGAATGGAGGTTATACGGATATTCCGAAGGTAATAATTCGTATCCGGCCCCGTGCCAATCGTGGTCATGAAATCGGTCCGACCATTTTCATAATTAGTTCCGTGAATAGCCCGAGTAAAAGTATCTCGGAGAGAGAAGGACTCATTAAAATTTACAACCCGATTCTGTTCTTTGATCGAATCCGAAAGGCTCTTAACCGCCGAAAGATTGGCTGGGTTTCTCAGGTCAATGAAATTCAGCTTGCGATTTTCCCAATAGAAGCCTAAGCCGAGATCATTGCACCATGCCGATAGAACCTCTCGGAGTCTTCCGGTAAAATCTTTCCGGTATTTTGCCCCCGGACCATCCAAAACCGGTATGACATTGATGAAGTCGGAAATTTGAGCAATCAGTTCGCCGAATGTATAGGTGATTGGCGCGTGGACCAAGAAAACATCTGGATTGGCAGACGGGAAGCCACGGGCAATCAAATCCCGCTCCGTGTCACTCAATTCAACCTCGGAATAATCTTCGGAGCCGAGAACGATTGTATTCTCATAGGATTCAACTAAAGGCTCCATATTCTGGCCGACCAATCGGGAAGGCTCGGACAATTTCACAACTACTTTGTCTAGAAATACGATTGACTCATCCAGATATTCCACTTGAAGAAGTTTCCCGGCGGGCGAATCCTCATAAGAATAACTCATGGGATACATGAAAAGAGTCATCTTTGTTCCAATTTTGATTTGAACAGGAGAACCAATTGTCGTCAGGTCTTCTTTTGAGATATTGTATGAGCCGGTTTCATTCACAATATAGATTTTCAGAACGGAGGGCTGTTCGGCGAAGTTTGCCTCGTAATCAACCGAATAGATATAACCGCCGAAGGCGCGATTCGCCCCGTCAATGGTAACATTTTCAATATGGCGGATACTCATAATAGGACGGAGCTGGACGAGGTTAACAGAGATTCTGAGGTGTCATCAAAAATGTATTCCCCGGCAATCTTATCATATCGGGAATGTTCGATGCGGAGACTTGGGTTGATGCGGACCCCGTTCAGATAGTAGATTGAGGAACCGCGAGAGAATTTGGGTAAAGACAATCCTGTGTAGTTATATCCGCCCGTGTATTGGTATTGTCCGGTATAATTATTAACTAAATACAGAAAACCGTCAACACCTGTAATGCCAGAATTTCCAATAAAATTCAATCCACTCAGTGTATAATCCGAACCGGAAATCAATCTTTGGCCATTCAGGAAGACGGATTTGTTTGAGAAATTATATGTATTCCCGGAAATTAGGGTTTGTCCAGAATATACGCTCGGAATGACCACTCGATTCTGCTGTTGGGCGAAATCATAGACGGAAAAGTCATCGGACTGGGCGAACTGATTCGTATTAAAGTATTGCCCATCAGTGAAGTAATCGGCAATCTTAGTCTGAGTCGGTTCGAATACATTGCCCCCGGTTGTATACCCGCTCTCTAGTTGGAATAGACCATTCAGAAAGAAATTTGAATTTCCCGAGGGGTAGAATCCGCCCGCTGAAAATTCACCTTTCACAAGGTCAAAGACGGCATTCTTCCGAAGTGTTTGTGTTTGTATGCCACCGGTAAAAGTCAGAATCTCGGTTGAATCCTGACCGATCTGGTCATCGCCACGACTCCACAAGTAGGAAACTTGACTCATGCCATAGGACGACAGAACGCCCGAGTCTTCAATGTAACCGGAGTATGGGGCAGAAATCTGGAAGAAGCCGGTCTTCTCTATGACTATCGGGGTGAGGGTCAGTGGGTCACCCGTGAAATTCTGAAGATTGAGATCGAATACCGGATTTTTGGGGCATGTTGATAATTCAGAATCAAACATTATGAAAATGCCCGAAATGTCTCCGCTATATGGGTAATTTTGCCCGCCCGAGTAAATATATGAATTGAAAGAACTTGCGTAATAGAAGGGATCGAAATCGCCGGTTAGATTGCCGCTTGCGCCCGTTATGAAGGCTCCGTAAATGCCAGAGGGGAAGGAATCGACACCAGAGGGCGACCCGCCGCTAAACAGGAATAAATCGGACGCCTCTCCCCAAATGACCGGATCACCAAATTGCCCGTTGAGAAGTTGGAAGAATTCGGAGTCGAAGCCACTGAATTGAACATTGAACGAGTCTTCTCCGAAACTGCCGACCTGAGTATAACCGATAGTCTCAGTATAGATTTCTGAACCACTTACCGCAGGAAAGCCTGTCGGGGTTGCATACAAGCCGGAGAATAAACGGGTGAGATTGCTCGTGGTGACATTCTTGTTGAAATACAAGTAATTCCCTAGTGTATTTCCTAGCCCTCGGATTTCCCAGCGATCCGAAAATAATAGCTGATTGGATATGATGGATATTGTATTCGTTTCAAAAGCCCGAGTATTAAAGTTGTATAGATTGAATGAGACAGAATTGTTCCCAATTAAGACAGCGATGGCATTTTTCTCCGCGAGAATCAGGTCGGAATTTACTACTGTGGGACCATTCGCCCCGATATATTCAAAAAAGAGTAAGTTTGAGTCGGTCAGTCCGATGTTATAGCCGGAGTTCAGCGCGCCGGTTTGAAGACAGGAGAATAGAAGGCCGGAGGGGGATGCCAAGCCTGTTCGTTCGTAGGAGAATATGTGAGTGCCAAGAGTGTTAAATGAGGAGTCAATATTAGAGATTCTAATGGAGGAATTAGATTCAAAAATGCCGGAATCATTCAGGAGATTGACTGAATTTAACTGCCCGGAATGTATCGGCAGGGCCGGGCTGACGCTGGGGATGAACCCGCCGGACGAACCTGAGAAATCATAGACTACCTTTAGGTCGGATAAACCTAAAAAATCGTAGAAGTAGCCGAAATTGTTAAAAGCCATTAGTAAAACCCCTTAAACCTTAGTTAGGAGTTTACACTTTTTTGGGTTTTAATGGAATACGGAACCGAGTGGAAATCCGTTTTAGGTGTATGTAGGGAATCCAGATAAGTCAATTTCGGTGAGTTGGTATCCACCGCCGAGAGTGGTCATCATGGCGTTGATCGCGGCGATTTGCGGCGTGGTGAACGTGCCGGAGCCCGCGCCACCGTATGTCCAGACGGTGAGCAAAACCAGTTGGTCGTTTACGATCAGGAACGCGGGGTTGCCTGAGTCGCCGCCGATCTTGGATTCGTAGAAAAGGGCGCGCTGTGCGGTGTTCAATGAGCCGCGTGATGTGAAGTTCGCCAGACTGACGCCGTATCCCCAATCAGAAATTAGCGCCTTTTCCTCCTGATCGAGGCATAGCGCAGGGAGCGAGCGCGAAAACCCAAGCGCCGCGATCTTGTCCTCCCACGACACGGGCAGCACCTTCGCAAACGTGATTCCCGCCGGGACGTCGGAGTTAAGCACCCCAACCTGAATGTCGGGGAAGTAGGGGACGTAATCGGGGTGCGTGCGAACCGCAGTAACCGTGCGAGTAACGACCGTGTTATCTGCCTGCACGAAACGAATCGTCATGCCTGCAACAGCCGGGTAGTGAGCGGCGAAAATGACGTGGCGCGGGCTGATGAGTGTTCCAGCCCGCGTATTGGCTCCGACACTGTTCCAAGGACTAATCGGCGTGAGGTCCAAGTCAGCCGCCCAACACGACGTATTGCGCACATAGACGCCGCCCACGTGGTCCTGCGTGGTGAAGATACGCAGCGCGTTGCTCGGCGACCTTCCGGCGATGCGCGAGTCAACGGCGTCCGACACGCTGAATGCCATAGAGCCGGAGACATAGCTTATAAGGTCGTCGGTGGTTGCGCCGGTCGTGCTGCTGAGAGTTAAACTGGCAGACACCGACTGGCCTGCTGCCGATGCCGTTATGGTTACGTCGCCATTTGAAACATGGGAAACGTAGCCATCAGAATCGACGGTCGCTATGTCGGTGTTGCTGCTTGCCCACTCCGGCGTGGTCACGACGCCGCCAAATGACTCAAGGCGCATCTGATAATCCGTCACACGTCCGCCGGTAGTGCGAAGGAGATTCGCGTCGCGATCAGTAACATTCTCCGTCGTCCCGCCCGTTGCGCGGTTAACCAAAACGGCGGTTAGGCTCGTCAGCGAAAGCGGCTGGGTGAACCGGATTCGGCGCGTGGCCGGGTCTGCGACTGTGCCTGCGTTAAAGCGCATGGTTAGAAGGTCGCCCCCGCCACTCGACGCCAGCCGGTTGCGCCGTAGAAATAGATGTAGTTATCATCACTCGCCCACTGCCCGACGAGTCCCGCTGCCGCCGAGTTAGCTGGCACGGCGACGCGGTGGCCAAACTGACCGGCGGTGCCGCGAATGGTCAGGATGTTCTGGCCGGCGCTTAGGTCTATGCTACCACCATCCATCCCCGCCGTCGTGCCAGAAGCGTTCGCGCCTGACAAATTTATGGACCCTGCCGCGCCGCCATTTCCGCCAGCCACCCCGCCCGCCCCAGTGGCTCCGTTGCCTCCATTAAACGAAAGGAAACCGCCAAGACCCCCGGCTCCGCCCGTTTCACCGGATGCACCGCCATTACCGCCGTTACCGCCATTTGAGCTTAACGCGGTTCTCATAGCACCGCCCGTGCCTCCAGCGCTTCCCGTCCCGCCGTTACCGCCATTGCCCCCGCGAATGCTAATTGGGACCACTGTGGTCCCACCGCCTCCGCCGTTACCGCCATTGCCTCCAGTTCCGGCGTTTCCTCCGTTGCCAGTGACAATTCGAACATACCCCAAATTGGCCGAGCTGGTAGTTAGGTTGCCGCCGTTTCCGCCGCTAAAATTACCGGAAGCATTGCCACCGCTGCCACCAATTACCGCGAGGGGGTTAACCCCGGCCAAAATAGTCCCGGGGTTTCCACCGTTGCCCGTTCCTGAAGTCGAATTGTCGCCACCAGAGCCACGCTCAATCCGAAGCTGTGGACGTAGCAGGCTGCCAATTGATCCGGGCGTGCCTGATCCGCCTAGATTATCACCGGCCGTTGCCTCATCGCGTCGGTATGCGTAATCAAAAGCAAAAGACGGGTCCGGCCTTCCCACTAAAGCCCCGCCCGGCGTCACCCCATCGCCCTTGCGAATCCATGCGCCATCTGTAGGCGCGGCGAGTTCGCCCAAGGCCAGAAGCTCTGTGGCAAGTGCGGCGTCGGTGCCGCTCAGGACTTGGATACGGGCGTCGATTTCGTCAGGGAGTTGTTCGGAAGGTAGTTGAGCGTTATCATCTAATGGTCCCGCTATTCCACCAGCCCCACCAATATTAAGAGGTGCGAAAACAATATTTGCCATAAAAACAAGTTTACACTAAAACGGTCAGCCTTAGAATCTCAGGAAACACCTGAAACTTAATAGCCTCATAAATTTACAATCTCCGTATAATTCCCTGTGTCATTCAGCACATCTAATCCCTCATAGGTCGCCCCAATATTAAAGTTATACAACCCTTGGTTGGTCTGCCCCATACTGAACTCCGTCAGATATTCTCCAGAAAAGCCCGTGAAATATCCGAAATAGATCGCCCGGATTGAATTTTCAACCCCACTCCGAAGGGCATCCCCGCTTGTAATAGCAAAATCACGAGTCGGAACGGCGGAACCATTCAGGCTGAAAATACCCCGGCTGACAAAACCTAAATCCGTCACCTCATATTTCGGACTTAGGATCGACCCGCTTTGATGGATTAACTCCTCGGCTAAGACGCGGCGAATTGGCGGGGTCCAAGATAGAGAGAAATCAAATGATTCTAAACCAGTATTTGGCGGAGTAGGTTTGTCCGAATATTCATAATTAAAAGAGATGACCCCATTGAACTTGTCCTTGCTGACGGAAGAGGATAATTCATTGTGGTCCAAGACGGGGGTGCCCGTATAGCCGTTTTCCGCCAGATAGCCAGAGTAACCAGAGTAAGCTAGACCGAAGATTGAAGGTTTTAGATAGGTATTGAAATACAAATCCGCCTTTTCATACCGATTTTTCAGCTCGCCCCTTCCGTTTACATTCCCATTTAAGGCAACCGTAATGTTTGATTCGCCAGAGTTGATCACCAGTGTATAATCATAATTAATCTCCGCTCTCTGATTGTCATCATAGGCATAAGAAAAATTAATAGTGCGGGCCGACTCGTTCTCAACAACTTGCTTGTTAATTGGTGTTGGATTGAGATTAATTCCACTATCCAGAGTGTATAGGGCTTGCGAATAAAAATCAAATTCTTGCAAGCGATTTCTCAGAAGACTGAAATCCTCATTCAAACCCCCTTGAATTGATCCGTTAATTGAAACGGTTTGGAAGCCTGCTTGTGGGGCGGAATTTTCTACCGTAAAGCGTAAGAAACCGTAATTACAGGAGTCCAGACTATCTAATACATAACTTTCAGTGACTCCATAAATGCCTTCCAGTCGATTGATTGTCTCATTTTGCGACAGTAAGACACCGCTTGCCGAATATTTTGTTATGAACTCGGGAGTCGGAAAGTCAGAAAAACCGGTTCTCGCCAAAACCCAATCCTTGGCATTTTGCAGGGCATCGGTCTGACTGTCCGAAGTGTTGAATCCTCGCGCGCTCAGAGTGTGAGTCAGATTGATAGAACGGTCGCGGCCCTCTACTAATTCCCAACGGTTTGTCGGGTCAAGCACGCCGAAATTCCCCGTGAAGTAACCCGATGGATAGCAAGACAGGTTTATTGTATAAGGTAGAATCTTAACGTATTTATTTGATTGGAACTGTATGGAATCAATTTTAACAAAATCTAAACTGGTAACTGTGTTAAACGATTGATATGCTGTTACAAATGGCAATAGAAGAGTAGCCCCGGTATATGTTAATCCCACGGGAGAAGAACTTATAGCCGTTGCTTCGTAATAGACAATATCAAACATCCCTAAAGTGGCCATCGTCCAAAGCGGCCCATACTCTAGTGTAATTACGGTATTTGGGTTGTTATTTTTTTCGAATCTAAAAGAAGATACCCTGGTGTAAAGACCATTTAGAATAGATGGAAAACCTTCCAGTCCAGAAACCATCACGGTTTCTTTTGAAAAATCTGGCTCAAAAATTTCTAATTTCTTAAAATCTTCACCAAAAGAATTAATAAGATTGAGTTGAGCCGCAGTCAGATCTTCAAAATCGCAACCCGTTAACTGCCCCGCCAAAGTCCAATTTTCTTCCGCTCCCCATCTCTCTCCGGCAACAATATTATTCTTTACCCGGCCAACGAAAGGCGTAGGCTGGCCAGAGAAGGGAAATGAGTCATTGTATTTAATCTCGGTGCGGGCCATATAGGGAAGTTACACCATTAAGGGGCTTGCCGGGCATCCCGGAAGAAAGTCCAACTGGCAGACAGACTGAAATTTTTCTCGTTCGGATTGTAGGAATAAGACAAGGCATTTAGAAATGTGTCGTCGCCAGACGGAATGAATTCATTTGCCTTTTCTTTGGCATACTCTTTGAATTGATCAAGATTCGTTCCGAGCTGCCCGACCAGATTGATTGAAACCGCGCGATTGCCGAGAGTAGAATTATTCAGGGGTTGAACAATCTCTTTCGCGTTAAAAATATTGAATGTATTAATTTTTCGAACCGGTAAACTATCCTCAACTGAGATTTCCTCTGTCTTAATCACGGGATTGGTCGCCCCATAGGAGGGATCGTCCGTGAATGCCAGCGAGTAATTAATCTGCCCGTTAAATTCAGAGAGAGTCTTTTGTTCCGAAAAACGATAGAGTGGGTATGCAGTTTGAACTTCTCCCGTATAAAAACTTTCAACTCTGTCGGGCGCATCCGCCTTAACCCCGGCGTAAAAATTCAGAGCCTTCGGGTAGCCCTGCTTAGGATTCCCGTGACCGACAATTGATCCATTCTCCCCGACATTATAGAAGCGACCATTCTTATTAATCTCGGTCGTGTATTCCCAAGAGACGCCGGAAACCTGAGTCGGGCTATTAGTAAAACTTATATTGTAAGACCCCGCTGATTCATGGGGGATTAGAGTCCGGGATAAGGATGTATAGCCAGTGTATAGCGGATATGTATTCTCCCCAGAATATTTCTGAAACATTTCCTCCGCTCGATCATAGGCAGACAGAAGAAAAGTATTTAATTCTTGTGCGGGAAGATTGAATTCAATGTAATTGTCAATCGGGGTCGCCAATTCAAAAGAGCCATCTTCTGTAATGGTCGAAATTCCGGCTTCATCCCGACTGAAGGAAGTTGTCGCCGTAAAGATAATACCCGAATCGTTGATTGGTCGGGTGTATGACTCTGTGAAAGAGCATTGGTTTGAAATCAGGTCGTAGGACTCCCTGTATAACTTCCGCCCGATTGCGGTATTTCCCGTGACTAGAAAGCCAAAAGGAGTATTAGAATCAATCAGCACGCGGGCGAGCGCCTTCGCGGATTGAATGGGGTGGGGAGCGTTAAAACCGGAAACAAATTGCAAGTCAACCGAGTGCTCATACCCGAAAGTGTTATCCGAACGGGTATAGTCAAAATTTTCCGAAATTGATTGCAGGCGGGAGAAATCGGCAGGCGGAATGCCAGAAATCGCCAGTCCGGAATAATATGGGCCGAACAGGGTTGTATAATCACCAGACAGCCAGCAAGTCAAATTGACCGTATAAGGTTTAATCTGAACGTCATTTCCTTCTGGCGTGCTTATAGAATTAATCCGACCTCTGCCAAATGAATACCCATTAATCAGAATTTCTTGGTAATCTTCATCGGAATTAAAAAAGCCGGAAATCTCCGATTGAATACCAGATACACCGCTAAAGTTCGCCAGATTATTCAACGTGCCTTCAACCGTTAGATCCCTCCGAACTGAATAACGGAAGACCGACCCCAAGAATTGTGATTCCTGAGAGAGGGCGAGGACTTGGGCGTTCTGAAAATTTAGCATAAATGAAGACTATTTCGGAATTAGAATTGATTCAGTCTAAGTTAGACTTTTGGGCGCTGGGTTGGAGGGGTGGGTATTCCGCCGTTTTCTTTCGTTTGAGCATCAGCTTTTTCTTTTAGTTTTTTGCTGTAATACTCTTCAATGAATTTTAAGAAAGCCTCATTCAAGCCTTGAACCTCTTCCGCTGTTACTTTTCCATCTCTGAGGATTACCTGACCAGCCAGAGTCAAATTCTGTGTCAGTGTTGCATTCAGAGCGTCCGGCAAGTCAACAAATGCCTCCTTCATTGCTTCGGCAGTTTTATTTGCAATTTCGGTAACACCTTTCTTTATAGATTCCTCCTGTGCATTAATTACTGCCGCCAATTCATTTCTATCCTGTCGCAAAGCGTCGAGAAGGGCCTCGTCAGAACGAGAAAGAGTTCCAGACTGAGCCGTTCTCTGAACCACGCCTTGAATTCTTTCGTTAACCTTCCCAAGCTGCTCCCGATTAGATTGCAAAGCCGAAATCGCATTTGCTCCGCCTCGAAGATTTTCGGAAAATCCACCAATAATCCTACGGGAATCGCTTTTTTGTGTATCAGATAGGGTGCCGCTGTTAGATAGGCGATTACTGACAATATTAGGTGGTTGGGAGGCGAATTGCCCCTGAAATGTTTTTGTATCAATATCCAATCTTGCGCGCAATTTGTTTAGCTCTGTGGTGACGGCCCCAATTTGCGTATTAAACTGACTGAGACTAGAATTTGCATTTTTTACGGTTTCATCAGCGGTAGAAAACTCTAAAAGGAATTTATCTACCGCCGCGACTCTTTCCTCGTCGGTTCTAGCCCCTTGGGAAATGAATCTAACGGCTGGCTCCAACTCGGGAGATCCCAAAATGCGATCCCTTGCCTCGGACAAAGTAGAACTTTCACCAATACCTTTTGTTAAGCTGCGGATAGCAGGCAGGGTTGTTGAATCACCGGGTTTAAATTCCGGAAGTCCCAATTTAGAGACAATTTCTCTGACAAGTTTTAGTTGTTCGTCTAACGGAATTGTATTTCCGCCAGTCAAAACCCTAGTTTTTGAAAAGTCGAATCTGCTGCCGCCCACGCGACGCTCTATATCTCTCTGCGCTTCCGCTTTTGCAACGTTTATTTCATTCAGTTCTCTTTGTTTGGCGGATACTGCTTCCGATTTTACGGTTAATGCCGCCTGAGCCTCAAAAACTTTCTTTAGCTCTTCAATTCTGACCTGCGTATCAAAAGTATTCCGAGCGATATCCTCACCCTTGAAGCCCGAAACAAGCCTCTGGATAAAGGAATCCTCTTTTTGTTTATCCGTCTGAAGGAGGCTTCTGGCTTGATCCCGCCCAGCCTCGCCCAATGTCCCCTGATCTCTCGCCGCCTCCTCAAATAATTCAATCAATTGACGTTTAAGTTCTCCGCCGGAACCAAAATCGGGCAGGCGAGCGCGAACAAAATTAGCGGCACCAGAAAAGTCGGTTTGACCACCGCGCGCCGAACGACTGAGTAGAGAAGTCAGACCCCCGCGTAAATCCTGACCCGAAACCAAACCAGTCTGCCCAAGAGATTCATCCGAAAGGAGGCCGCGAAGAGAGGATGCGACAAGCTGATTGAGATTGTCGGTAAGATTTTGTTCAAACGCCTTGCTGGCAGTATCAATATCGCGGTCACTCGTTGGAAGGCCGGGTAAGAGTTGAGAGCGAGAGAGAATGCCTTGCGTTTCAAGGATACGGGCAGACTGCGTTGTATTGCGGATAGCATTGGTATCCAGTCCGGCGGTATTCCCGCGAAGAATTTGCTCCCCACGGAATCTGGTAGTTGCGGCCCCACGACCGGCCCGTATTGCTGAAAAATCTAACGGATTAAAACTCGCTCCGCCAAGCAAACCAATCCGATTCTGCCGGTCAACGCGACGCTTTTCCGCCTCCGCTGAAATTCTCTCCAATTCAAGGGATTCGCGAGTCGATTTGTTGAGTTCGGTTAGTTGACCGTCAAAAGTCTTTTGCAACTGCTCTAATTTGTCAATCTGCTCTTGCGGCTTCTTCCCAAGTTCACTTGTCGAGCCGGTTGTCGCCTGAAGAATCTCATCCAAGACCTGTCTTGGACTTCCACTTTGGATGCGGTTGGCAAATTGCCGGGAGAGTGTTTGCGGAACCTCGGATAAGAAAGACTGCAAATTGGCACGCAGGCCGGAATCAAGTTCGGACCTCTGTTCATTAAAACGACCCACCAGTTCGGCTTGTCTGAAAGAGGATCGCGCCCCGATTGCCGAGCGCTCAGTCGTGCCAAAAGTTGAATCCTCCAAATTTGCGCCCACGCGAGCCAAGGTCAGACGGGTTTGTAACTCGCCTTCAAGCTGGATGATGCGTTGCTGTTCGATTAATTCGGAAGATAGTTTCAGGAACTCCCTTTGGTATTTTCCTAATTGGGCAAGGTATTCCGTGTTGACCTCCTGTGTGGATTTCAGGGCTTTAGAAACATCGTTGAATGCAAGAGCCGCGCCGGTAATCGTGCGAATATCAAATGAGTTATCAATTCCTTCTAGGGCCGGATTAATTCTAGCTAGCTTTTCCGCCGCCTGTTCAGATTTTCCTGACGCAGCTAATTCATCAATCTCTTGGATCAGACTCAGGAAGCCAGATCGAGTCTTTTCGTCGCCTGAATTTGCCGTAAGAAGATTTTCTCCAATCTTAGAGAGATCGCGAGTAAGGAAGTCTCCACCAAAACCGAAGGCGTTTCTCCCTGTTTTATTATTCTTGGCGGAAGTGGAAAGCAAGGTGATTGACTCAGCAGCTTCCTTGAAGATTGAATTCTTTTCAAATTCGGCAAAAACTTTTTGTAGCTGTTCAAGATTTCCGGCGGCGGCAATAATGCCACGACGAAGACCCTGATCTTCAATCGTCCGGAAGACGTTGGTGAGATTCTGATTTAGTTTTTCAATATCCTCTGTTGAAGCCTTACCTTCTTTCAACGTATCATTAAGTTTCGCCTGCGCTTCAATATATTGCTGAACGCCGTTTCTATTCTCGTTAATTTTCGCAGTTAGATTTTGGAAATCAGAGGCAGCTTTATTAAAGGCTCTTTCATCTCCACCACTGATAGCTTTAGTCGCGCCTATGCCCGCGCCTGCAAGACCTGCACCGGCAGCAATATAAGGATTCCCCATACTTGCCAAGCCGCCCGCCGCCAACCCCGCCCCCGCGCCCTCAAAAATCCCACTTGTGATCGGACTACTATCGGCAAACTGGGGAGCGATAAAAGACGCTGCAATTGAACCAAGGAAAGCTCGATTTGTTACATTCGAGCTTCTTTGTTGCTGAGTCTGCATTCTACGGTTGAAGAATGTATTTTGCTGTTCAGAAGAAAGTTTTTGCCCCGGCTTGACACCCAATTCACGGCGGAATCTTTTCTCATCACCCTTTTCCGTTCCGAAGACAGAACCGAGACTGAAATTTGAAAATGTAAAAGCACGGTCAGCAGCGGAACTAATTTGAGCCGAATCCAAAGCCTTGCCGAATTCATCACGATATGCCTTTGCCAAGCGGCGCAACTCTCTCCTAGCCTCGGGATTTACTGCGATTTCTCTTTTGGAAAGACCGGCGAGAGAAGGACTTTGTAAAGCCTGAATGAAAGATTCGGTGCTAATGGCTTTTAACTGGGAAGATGTTAGATTTCTTCCGCTTTGGACTCTTTCGGAAGCCGCCTGAAGATTAATCCCGCGCTGTTCCTGAATAGATCTAGAAGCAAAAGCTTTTGTAATCTCCCTATTTCTACCCACCCCGATTGAACCTTCGGTAAAATTCGGACCTGCGAGTCCAGATACTCCCGCAAACTGCTGTCTCGTGGCTTCAAATTCCTCCAGTGTAGCTCTACGCCCACCACCAGAACGAATAATTCTTGGTTGATTTTCTAGTCTGACCAGCCGGTTAAATTGCTGATTAAGAACCGAGCGAACCTTTTCCTGTGATTCTTTTGTGAGGTTAATGCTCTCACCATACTTTTGAATAGACTCGCCTAATTCAAAAGATAGCTGACGATTCAGTTTGGAAACGCTGTTGGTTAGTTTACCAAAAAGAGAGCGGAATTGTCTGGACTGTTCCGACGTGATGTTAAATGGGGCAAAATTTCCACCCATTTGAAGATTATCAAACGCGGCAAAATTCGGAATATTCGATCCGCTCATTCCTGATTTCTTCGGATCTTGACCCAAGGCAATTGCCCGATTGACACCTTGAAAACCGCCTAATGGCTCGTCCCGACGATTCGCCACTAGAAGACCAAGAGGATTACCCGGTCCCTTTACTCGTGGGTCGGAATCCACATAAATCTGATTGGCTGGAATGCCCGCTGCGCGCTCACGATCAAAAGCTTCCTTAATTGGATCGGCAAAATTAGGAACGCGGCCCGTTCCACCAACTGGACGACTAGTAAAAGCCCCTCCGCTGAAACCTAAGCCCGCCTGAGCCAGATTGGTGCCTTGGCCTACCCTCGGGGTGGCCCTAGTCGCAACGCCCAAAGTAACAGCATTAAATTGTTCCTGCGCTATAATCTTCTGCCTGATTAAAGCAAGAATTCTCTTCTCAACCTCCTCTACGGATTTTGCCCCGGTTAGAATCTGACTGAGAAGTTTGGGTTCCTCGGCGACCAAACGATTAACCTCCGCCTGAATTTCTTTTCTCTTTCCGATAACGCCAGCCAAGTCAGAGACGGTTTTAAGCGCGCCAAGGGCAAATTTTCCGAGTTTTACAAAGAGGCCAAGGATGACCGCGCTGGCAACCAATAAGCCCGGCCCGCCGATTACACCGCCAATACCTTTTACAATACCAGAAGCAAATTCACTACCGACTTTTTCGCCCTCTTTAATTCCGAAAGTATCCTGAGCGGACTCAAAAAATGCGGTTAAGGATTGAGTAAGGGGACCGAGTAGGTCGCGACCCAAAACAGAAGAAATCTGGGTGATACTCTGCTTAATTGCATTGAATTGAGCGGCGTAAGTTTTATTCAGCTCTTCATTACGTTTGATGGCCTCATTTGTCGCGCCAACCGAAGACTCCAAGGCCGCTTTATAAAAAGAATATTCACCAGACAAGTCACCGAGAATAGCCTTCAACTGATTGATTTGGAAGACACCAGCGGTCAATTCGGAAATATAAGCCTGCTGGGGCTGACTCAATCCGTCAATCTGACTGGCGAGAGATTTAAGAATTTCAACAGCGGGGAGAACATTTCCCTCTAAATCTCTTACGGCGACACCTAAATTTTCCAACTCCGTCAGGGTGCTTGAACGTTGCAGACGGGTGAAAATTGTCTTAAATGAATTACCGATAACCGCGCCACCACGGGCCGTAGTCTGTTGAGCGGCAGTTACGATGGCAATCAGTTCATCAAAGCTGACATTGGCATCCTGAGCAGAGGAGCCCACGCGACGGACGGCTTCGGCCAAGTCCTTCTCTGAAACGAAGAATTTCGCGGCGACAGTCGAGAATTTATTAACAACAATGGAGGAGTCTAAGACTTCTTTCGAGAAAGAGTTGATAGCCGCCGTGACGCTTTGAACGGAATCCTCGGCAGACAAACCGCTAAGGCGAGTCAGGATGAGTGCATTATTCAGTCGTTCAAGTGATTCCTCTGCCGATAGACCTTGACGGGAAAGCTCCAAGGCAGCGGTAGCAGTTTCTTTAAAAGAACGACCCGTATTTCTAGCGACACTAAAAATCTGCGCCTCATACTGGGACAAACCATCCGCGCTCTGCTTCAGGATCGTATTAATATCAGCCAAGACGGCCTGAACTTCAACGGCGTCACGAACAAGGGCTGAAAAACCACGGCCAAGCGCCGTGATAATACCAACGGAGGCACCGAAGGCCAAAACGCGGGCATTGGACGCTTCAAGGGAGCGATTGAACTCACCGGCCTGAGTCGTGAGTTTACCAAGAGGGGCCGAAAGTTTATTCAGACCAGAGGGATCAACATTAAAACCAATCTTCTGCCGATTGATACCGGCCTGCGCACGACGGAAACCAGCGTTAACATCCCGCTCCCAAGAACGGGTGCTGAGTCTTGAGGAGAAAACAAAGGGTGCGTCAGCCATGATGATAAAATCTTAAATCCTTAAACCTATATAAAGGATTACACCCAAAATAGGTCCAATAGAATACCTCAAGCCTTAATCTTATGTCCTTCGCCCTTATCAATCATAAACATATCATCCCGAGTCAGATTCCGGCCCAATCGCTTTGCATGTTTACTATATTCATTAGTTAATTTAATACCAAGCTTCTTCGCATCTTCCTTTGTGCCGGTAAACGATGCATTCTGTCCGCTGCCCTTACTCAAATTCTCCTTCATCTTATTGTCCATTTTGGCGAATCCAAGTAGCTTGTCCGGGTCTGAGCGAATCTCCTCCGGTATCTCATGTTCGGAGTTCTGCAAGACCGATTTGAAATAACGGCCATAAGACGACAATTCAGTCTGATAGATAGTCAGATCCTTTATTGGCTTCCCCCAAAATTGATGAATATTTTCGGCCAGATAGAATAAATTTTGAAAGAATGAGCAGACCGCGACCTTTTTGATCGACTCATTGTTATACATCTGCATGGACTTACTATAGAGCAAACTGAAACTAAGAAGAGCGTCATCCTCCATATCCTCAAACTCTTCCGGGGAAACTAATAAATTTCGGCATTCCTTATCTTTGTAGAATGATTGTAGGATGAAATAGGAGTTCACGGATTGATTGGCGAATCTCTCCCGCGTATCCCCAATCAGGCCCGCCCGCTGCGATTTCTTTCGGAATAACTCCGTCCGTTCAGCCTGAATTAACCCATCAAAATACTCAATCTGGGAAGGCAAGCTTTGTTTATCCCGTGTTTTAATCAACTGGTTAATCTCTAATTCCTTCTGACTTAACCAAACCTCATCCTGAGTTGTCCAGATTTTCTTTTTTGCCAACTGTTCAAGCACTTGCTCCTCGGTCGGAATACCGGAATCTTTCAGGCTTTCTAGCTTCTGAAAATAAAAATCATCAATTTCAAACTGGTCTTCCTGATTGAAGTGCTTGATATAGAAAACCTCTTTGCCGCGACGAACCTCAGTATAACCCTTGGTAATTTCGACAAAGAGGCGTTTTAGCTCGCGGTCGTCAAATTTAGACATAGGAGACCGGCTTAATCTGTGATTTAATTAAGATTTTTCTGCCTCGGGGGTAATACCCAGCTCTTCCTCAATCGGCAACCAATCCTTCTTTTCTTTCGGACCGGCGGAATACCAGTAAGCGACCAGAGAATTGAGTTTGTGGCGGATATTTGAAATTAATTCATCATCCTTTTCAATCAGTTCATCATAATTATCCAGCTTTTCCTCAAAGGTCTTCCCGACAAATAGCGGTTCAATCTTATCACCAATCTGCTTGAAAGTCAGATTCACGACATACCAAGATAAGACATGGTAGAAGGCTTTCTGGTCGGCGCAATGCTCAAAGATGGCGGCGCGCTGGGTTTCAAATTCAATCAGTTCGCGCTTAATCAAAGAGATGTCGGTAATGACGGAGACATTCTTGATTTTCTCCTCTTCGGTCCAAGTCGAGGGGTCTTTTCGATTGAGATATTCGGCATCGCGGAGTTTGGTGGACAATTCAGTCGTGAGCTTAACATAAAGATCGACTTCCGGCTTACTCAGGTCGCCACCACCATTATTATAGACTTTCGCAATCTGCTGCTTGGTCATAATGCCCTCTTCCATCAGGGAGAACATCTTTTTGGAATATACCAAGTCGGCTTCCTCGCGCTGTCTCCGAGTCGGCTTATAGAAATAGATTGAAACGGGAATTTTCTCCTCGACCTCTTTCTTGACGATCACTTCGGAGCCATTCTCCTGTCGGACCTCCTCTTTAGTAACTTTCCCTGTTATGTAGGAAGTAAAGGAATACTCGGGTTTCTTGTTTTTGATGAAATCAGTGGACATGCTAGTTGGAATTTAAATTATTTGTGGTTTATATTTTAGCCGCCCTATCGCTTGAAGTCAATTTCATATTTCTCAATCTCATCAAGGAGCGCCCGGATGGATTCGTTTCCGTGGTCGAGCACGAGCTTACGAAAGTGCTGATAGCCCTCGTCGTCAAAAAACGCGGCCTGAATGACCTGAGACTGATACTCTTTTGGTAGCCCGTTCATCAGTTTGAACAAACTGGAATCGTGCTGCCGGTGGATTTCCTCAAGAGTCTCAAGGAAATGCTTGTATAGGTATTTTACTTCTTTGGTCGTATGTAGACCTAGATAATCTTTTGCTTGCATATTTTTACCGTGTGCCGAAAAACCAATTACTGACTGAATTCTGAATCCTGCCTTTGCCTAAAAAGGGATTACACGGGAAAATAGAAAATGAGAAATTACAGGAACCTAACGAAGCGCTGGAGCGAACACGCCGGAACATCTATTGATAGATACACACGATGAATCACTGAATTTCCAAGGCAGAGGAACTGGGCAGGCCATATTGCGAACTTTGGCGCGAATGGCTTCAATGCAGTTAAAGATACAGAGAGAACAGAGATGGACGAACATATTACTTTTTATATTTACTTATCTGCCACGGCTTTTGGAAGTATTCAGGCATGGTTTACCGTTTTCCCTAGAGCATCCATTCAGGTGGCCCCCATATTCCAATCGCCACAAACGTCAAGCCAGACACACTTACTGATCCCCCTAGCGCCAATAAAGCCGCTAGAACTGGATGTAGTCCTAAAGAAAGAAGAAAAATAAAAAATGAGCCTAACAAACCTATGCAGCCAATGCATATAGCCGTTACAATTTTTCGCGAGGAGTTATTCATAGGACCGAAAGATTGGGGCTGCATGGCTGATAGGGGGCGTTAGGCATACCAAAACAAAAACAAAATAAGACTTATCCCGTCTCGCTCACCTTGAGCGTTAGGCAAACCAACCCACCCAATCTATTTCCTTATTCGCATGCTCCGCGCCAGCCACTCGCCCCAAAAACCATGCCGCCCCCTCACGAATACACCAATCTAGAAAATCTGGCCCGCCAGTTATTCGATACGTTGCCGGGCGAGGTTCAATCGGCTATACTTCAAAAGTATCCCGAAGGTATTAAGGTTTTCGCCAGTGATAATCAGCCGGTCAGTATCGCGGGAGCAATCGGAGATACAATCAGTCTGCGCCCCACTCTAATAAAGTCTTCAGGAAATTGTCCCCTTCAGGTGGTTTACCATGAATACGCTCATATCTACGCTTTTGCCACTGGTCTAGACGATTTCGGAGATTGGTTGAAATCAGCTTATGCCAAAATAAATAGTGAAAGAATCGCGAGAGAGCTAGAGGGAAAATGGACCAAGGAGCTGATGTCGGACGAAGAAAGAATGAAGAAAGTGGTGGGGTATATTGAGTCTTTTCCAGAAAGGAAATTATACGCTTTCGCTCCTCTTCTGAGAATCTAGCGAAATGATTTTCGAAATCTTCTCTAGTTAGCTCATACTTGGAATCCATTTCCTTGGGTTACACCGATCTTCGGAAAAAGAGAAAAACGATCCCCCAATCCACGACATTGTTCCCTTAAATCGGCTTGCGCCGAACGGTCACAAAGTCGTTTTTCGAGCCAACAAACCACAAACAACCGTGCTACGCATCAGTCGTGCTACGCACGACCCATGCTAGGCACCACACACGAAATCGACGCCGGGCGAAGCCCAGCTATCTAATTCCAGATTGCGCTGCCGCGCAAAAGTGCGCAGCCAAAGGTTTTTTAATTCTACCGTTCGCCTCGCTCACATCACCGCAGCCAAAGAAAAATAGATTTTCGCTTTACGAAAAATTGGCATTTTGCCTAGCTCAACACCATGTGGAACTGTCCATGCTGCAACGTTCAGAACTGGGATGACGCCCAAACGTGTCATAAGTGTCAGACCAAGAAGAGTGAGAAGCCCGCCCCGGTCGTCACAGTAATCACCAAGGAGCAAGAGATGGTATGGCGGGATTCGTTAAAAGCATTCCGAGACCTTCCCGGTGTAACGTTAGAGTATTTTGTTGAGGAAGCTAACCGAGAGCTGGCAGATCTCACAAAATTTAAATTCACGGCGGAGCAATTGAATCATTTCCTTGATGGATTGTCTCTGGATACTATCAGGCGAGAGGCGAAGAAAATCGAATTTGAGTCTTTGAGATTGAGCAGAGAAAAGGAAAGAAAGATTGAACTGCTTGAAAGAGCTAAAGCCGAAAAAGAGCGAACCGAAATCGAGTTACTAAAAATCATTGATTTAATCAGGCCCCCGTTGGTTCATCATTTGCCCACACTGAGCCTAAGAAGATCCCAGCTTTTGCGCGTTGATCATTATGGGAGACAGATTCGAGAGGAATGGGACGCAGAGATTAATTATTTCATCCTTCATTTTTTAGTAGGTGGAAGCAGTAAGGAATTTGATTCTCTGCGATCAGTAAAAAGTGTAGAATCAACATACAATAGAGTATTTCGCATTATTGACTTTGCTTCGTCATGCTGGGGTAAGGCAGAAAGCGCGGAGTTTGAATGGGCCGAGCTTGATCCCATCAGTTTCGAGAGAGAATGCGCTAACGAACTTTCTCGCTCGGGTTGGACTACACGAACCACATCGGGGAGCGGGGATCAAGGAATTGATGTTATTGCGACGACGCCGAGAGTTAAACTTGTGGTTCAGTGCAAACGATACGCTAACAGTGTCGGGAACTCAGCCGTTCAAGAAATCATTGCGGGAAGAGAGTTTGAGAAGGCTGATTTTGCCGCAGTTATTAGCACCGGAATTTTCACGAAATCAGCCCAAGCATTGGCTTCCTCCGCGAATGTTTTTCTACTTCATCCGAAAGGGATTCATTCCCGGCTAAGTGCGCGACTTTTTGATGACGAAGCTGTGGTTTCTTCCCAAGTTTCGAAGATTCACGATGTAGATGATTTGCTTGCGATGGTTCTGGGGGTTCTCGTCCGCTCAGAAACCGAGAGCAAATCTGATTTAATAAATAGAGCTATACAGTTCGATGACTCTTCCGAGGAAGATGATTTGGACGAAGTGGATGATGAAGGAGAAGATCTGGATGATGTTTTATTATACAACAAGGCGCTGAATATTCTTAAGGCTACTCAGCGGGCATCAACCTCGACTCTTCAGCGCCGCCTCAGGATTGGATATAATCGAGCGGCGCAGATCATGGATTTATTGGAGGAGAACGGAATTGTCGGACCCGAGAATGGCGCGGCACCAAGAGAGATTCTAGCTGATCTAGATAGATTATAGCCAGAGTTTTATTGGTTTCGGACGCAATCCTGCTAATTTACTGAATTTTATTCATCTATCTTACAATATGAAGAATTACAATATAGCGCATTTGAATGTTCGTGGTCAGCAAATGATTATAGTTCCTCTGAATGGACGGTGGGCACAAAATGCCACCGCGAAAGATATGCTTGAAACCAAGATTTTTATACAGATTTGCGCGGCAAATGCTGGGATTGCGGGCACAGTTTGTCTTGTGTGGGAGTTTGGTGGGAGATTGATGGCAGAGGCCCCCAAGCCTTGGCATCCATTTTTTCGTTCTTTGGATATGGCAACGGTAACGTATAATTTGAATAAAAGGCTATCTTGCCCGGAGAATTCGGATTATTTATACACGCCAAGGCCGATTGAGAGTTACCCCGACATATTGCCGACGCCTGACACAAAAGGAGAAAATGATGAATGGTCGGATTCAGACTTACAAACCACCGAACAAGACGGAAATAGTAAAAAGGTCTGAAAAGGCAGTGCAGCACTTGATAAACGAATCCGGAAGCCAAAAAAGAGCCTAACGAAGCGCCGCACCCAATGCCCCTGCTTGTCACGCCTCGTGCTGCGCACGATTCGTGCCAATCAGTGTCATGGGTAGGCTGGGGCGTTAGGCACACCGAGCCATCAGAAGGCGCTTCCGCGCCGATTTGTTTTTCGTTAGCGTTATTCATAAATTAAAAAATTATTACCATGAGCGACTTCATCAAAGAGGTTCCACCAAAACACATGATCGGTGTCCGTGACCCCGGACTAAAAATCACATATTGGGTATTCTCTGATCATGAACTATCTTTTGAGTCCGCTAAGAAAGCGGTAGTCGATTTCAGAAGCAAGCGCATCAGGGACGGAATAGATCCTTACCTCCCGCCGGTAGTGATATTAAAAGTTGATCCAGATAATCAGGTGGCAGCACACGGCCTGCCCAGCCCTGAAGAATTAAGCCTGTTACGACAGATTCAAGAAAGGAAAAGGGAATAGTGAAAGTGGATTCATCCACGGATACGGTGAGGGATTTATTTTCGTCGTCCCGGCACATTCTAACTCCGGTATCAACTAGGTTATCGGAGTAGTCGGGTTGTTGGTCGGAATTTACTTTGTTTGTATTAGTAATCATAGAAAAATCAGAAAAATGAGTAACTTAAAGTTTCAGTTCACAAAGAAGGCTCCAAATGTGGTTGAGCTAATCGACCCAGTAACCGAGGGGGTTTGGAGAGTCGTCGCCCCACATGATCTTTCAATTGATGGTGCGATTCTTGCCATAGAGCAGACATTAAAAGAAAAGAATATTCAGCCGAAGAAAGGTTCGGTTCTTACCGTTGTGTTTTCCATTAAAGTTCAGGAGGAAGGCGAGACAGTGCATCCAATCTTTGATGGTATTCTTGCTCAGATAGCTGAATTGAAACGGAACGGTCCTCGCTAATTTTTTCCGTTTTATCAGAAAAATTAAAAAAAAGAAGCCTAACAAAGCGATGGAGCGAAGCCGTATGCTTGTCACAGTCCGTGCTTACGCACGTCCAGTGCCAATCATCCGTCTCGCTCATCTTTGACGTTAGATCTGAATTAGAATTTGGATTGGTTGTCATGATTTGGGTATTGTTCAAGATTTTCGCAAAAAAGTCAAGAGCGAATTTCGGCGGGCGGCGCGGGCCAAAACGGGCGAGGGGGGGTAGGGGGGTGTGGGGCTAAATACAATCGTTGAAATATGATAGTCAAACACACCGATAGGTCGGCAGAAACTATCAAATGATTTTGATTCGTTCTTAACGACAATCGTTTTCTTATTGATCGTTAAAGATACCGAATTCGGTAAGATTAAACGTTAGACAGAGCTTGCCGTTTTCGTTTCGCCGGGTTTTGGAAAAGACTTTTGCGGTGATTGAAATTTGAGGCTTTGCGAAAATCAAAAGAAAATCTTTTTGCTCGGAAAAAGTTTTGTTTTGCTCTGGGTCTTCATTGGGCTAACTCAAAAAGTTGCCACTGTTGGAAGTTACCCGTTTGGTGATTGTCCGGCTTTGCCGGATTGTCTCAAAAACAGGTTTTTTCGCCAACAAATACATTTTTTTTAATTCATGTTAGCACAAACGACGAACCTCTTTTGTTTTACTGTCCCAAAAGTCCACAATCCACCCTAGCGGGGTGGTGAATTAGGACTACGCCCATCAGCCCAATCTTTCTTTCGAAAAGCGAGACTATTACCCCAAAGGGCCACTGAAAAAGGCGGCGAGATTGAATCTCTACCGGTCTCGCCCACATTTGCTTCGGTCCTGCGCGGATTTTTACGTCCGCCCTTTAATTAAGTAGGCTGCTTACTCCCATCGGTAAACCGTTTTACCAAAAGTGCGCTGGTCCGGGCACAAACTGCATTGTGGGAAATCCCGTTAGAGGCTGGCGCAATTGTAGCGTTTTTTCACGCTTTTATCGGACCTTATCAATATTTTACACGAAAGAACGATATTCTAGAATTACTTTTTTGCTTTTTCTTTTCTTTTTTGAATTTTTTTACCCATTTCCTTATTCATTAAACCGTTATATGGCATATTCTTCGGCCAATACTTCGGATACCACTGACGATAGCCTAGCATCTTGCATATCTTATCGCAAATTTTTTCATTAAAATACCTTCCGGTTGTGGCCTCACGAAATTCAGAGTAGGAAAACCCGAAAGATTCGGATAATTCCTTTATCTGTTCCTGATTGAGTCTGTTTAGAATGGAGAAGCGATTAAGATTCATAAAATAGCCCCATCGGGATTGGACCTTTGGGGCGCTTGTTGCTTTCAAATGACCGTTATTAGCGGTAAAGTTCTGAGCGTTTTCTACTAACAACTTTACGGACAAAGAACAATTAGGCTCCAAGCGCCTAACAAAGATAGTATTTAAAATCTTTAAGGATTAGTCAAGAGCAAAGTTTCAAAAAGTAAAGACACCCTTGGCAATCATCCGCTCGTTGTAAAGTCGTTCTGCCCGGCCTTCATCAAACCACACTTTATCCTCTACGGAAATCCACCCCATATAGGAATCAAAGTGCCGCTTCCAAGATACCTGAACGTCCCTCATGGCCTTCCGACCTTCAAATACCCGGCCATCCGCTAGAGTCAGACAGATATAATCTTTAGCGGCATCGGCGGAAAAACGAATGATAGACTGCTTGGATTCATTAGACATATAAAGATTATGACAATTTCCTCCTTTTTAGTCAATAAAAAACCCACTCAGAAAAACCTGAATGGGTTAATTATGAATTTTATTTTCCTTATTAGGCGGAGCCAGAGAACAGAATGTTATTAATTGCATCATTCGGACCACCAACCGAGGCCGTAAATGTCAGATCGACAGTCTGAGCCGGGCCAATGGAGGAAGTGAAGGATTTGGCATCCAGAGTCGCACCCTTCAGAGTGTAAACCATCTCGGCGGTCCCGCCACCAATACAGGAGTTGTTAGCAACGATTGAAATATTATGTTTGTTGTCACCGCAATACAGTTCGGCGAGGGAACCGGTATTCAACTGATTGACGAAGGCAGAGACAGACAGAGTGACATCAATTGGGAAGGTCAGCGGACGGTCATAAGCATAACGGTTGCCAAGGCGCTGAAGCTGCTCGCGGCCCATCGGGATGTTGAGATTGAATGACTGAATGTGGGCGGCACCAAGACCGGTCAGTGTCGCACCGATAGTATCAATAGAACCGAAATTTAGGCTGAGATCGCCTTGTTTCAGAACGATGGGCTGACCTGCATCACCAGTCACACCAACGGGAAGGGTATAAGTGCCGGAAAGGGCGTCGCCATCAAGGGGATCAATCGCGGGATTGGGGTTGCCAGAGCCGCCAAGGTGATAGGCCGCATTAGAGGCTTCAACAGAGACATTCGCAGTGAGGAAACCACCAACAGAGCCTTCGACAGAATAGGAAGATACGAAACCGTTGCCGATAGCGCGGGTATCAACAATGCTCGCGACAGCTTCACCAGCAAGATCCTCGCCTTCGGGGACGGTGGGAATGTAATAATTTTTCTCAGATTGGGTCTTATTGAGAATATTAGTAAGAGCGCCATTCACGCCATCAATATCAAAACCAAGACGCTCTTCATCGGCACCATCGGTAACATAATAAGAGAAGGAAAGATTGACGGTGGGGGCATCAACAATCTCGCGGGAAAGAGCGGCAAGTTGACCGAACTGATTGACGTTCTGACGATTGAGTTCCCAGCCATCATTCACGGATTGAACGCGGGAGATTTGAGCGACACCAGTAACACCAGCGACACCAGTGGGGGAAACGAAAAGACCCTGAGTTTGGGAAATTCTACGATTGAATGACATAAGATTGGATTGGGCTTATTGTTGGACGGAGTTTAAAAAATGGGGAAACAGACAGAATAAAAACTAATTGCCTAGTGAGGGTTTACACTTTCTCAGAACGAAAGAGAAAAATAATTATAGGTCTGAGCGGGGGTAGCGGAAAGATGCTAATTGAAACTCCAAAGAGGAGACGAAGTAGGTTGAATTTTTATTTGTCCGTTCGGAGACTTTTGAGGCTATAACTTTATCAACATAAAAGCCATTTCCGCAAAATTGATTGAATAATTCCCGATAGTTATAGTTAAACTTGAGGTCTCCATAAAAATCCAACGGAAGACCAGAGGCTGGAATTAATGGAATTTTTAAGTTATTTGAATCACGGAAGATCGAAAGTATCCCGTCCATTTGCCACATATCCTTTGATACAATCAAAACTCTAGCCGTAACATCTGTTTGGTCCATTCCACCGAAAGCAAAAGGGGCGTTCTGAGAGGACGACATTGATATGATGCAGCAGGGAGCCGCATAGGTATTCGGTTCTATGCCCGTTGCGGGGGCGTCAAGATTCGGGTTGTTGCCCATGACTTTCTCGAAAACCAAAGGCAGATCCCTCTCATTGGTGAGATAGGTATTAAATTCTTTTCGTGAAAAAACACCCGAATATAACGGAGAGGAGAGATTGCCCGTGCTTAAAATCCGACCATTCTGATAATCAACTTTGAGGCCATCCTGCCCCCTTTGAATCAAGGTCTGATTTCCGCTTGGATATACACCGGAAATAACTGTAGAGCCGGAAACGCTATCGTCCCAAACGAATTGTTTATAAGAAGAGGAAAGGACGTTAAAGCCCGGAATTTGTTCATCTACGGTTGGATAGAAAATACCGGTTTCATTTATAAAGGCTTCTCCTTTGTCTAGTAGATAATTATCAAACCAGAGATAGAAAGAAGAGGTTGCCTTATGATTAAAAGTTTCTTTCATTATGATTGTCCTCTGGTTATAGGCCCGCTACGAACCCTTTGGGCGAAACGCCGGAGAATGCCACGGAGATAACCACCGCGACCGATACCACTAAATGACTCATCCCTGACTTTGTTTTTAACCTGAATGCCTTCGCCCGAGCGCGAACCTTCAAACCCGCCACCAAACAAGGTCCGGAAGAATCCACTAACGCCCAATTCGACCGCATCAACAAGCCCCTTGCTCTGCCAAGGTAATTCCGTTTCCTCATTCAACAGGGCAACCGAAGGGGTTTCCGCTTTGACTCTAATTACATACCTGCCATCCTTATCAACGCGACCACGATCCAAGAAAACAATACTGGTTTGCTCTAAATTCTCACGGACTTTATCAACTTCGCCTGTCGCATCTTCATAACCGAATAAACCAACGAGATTGCCTTGGGACAGAAATTGAGAGGAATCAGAAGGTGATTGCAGTTCTTTCGTGACCGGATGGGATTCAAATTCAGAAAGCATTCGGTCTTTTTCCCGCTCGAAGAAGCCCCGCGTGCGCGCTGCCATAACCGGAAATGCCTTATTTCGGATTTGAGCTGAGACTTCTCTTTGGAAGTTAATGCGGTTAAAGGAGGCCATGAAGGAGACTGGAAATCAAAGGGGGCTGTATTAAGAAAACTTTTTTGTTTAATTCAGGGCTTTGAGATAGAAGTTGTAAAACTGGTATGAAACAACTCCGTGTGGACGCGGGTCAGTATGAACTTGGAAAATCTGATCGTTGAACTCTATCCGTTCCGCTTTTTCAATCAGGGTTTTGATGTCTTTTGTGACAATCAACTTAACGTCCCAATCCTTCCGGGATGTATTAAATTGATCGGAGGCCGTGCCGGAAGTATTTTTTGCCAAGTCGGCAGTTTGAAGTTCCCTCTTGTAATGTATGCGGGCCGCTCCCTCTGTTTTAACTACTTCGTCAGCAGTTTGAGTTTGATTTGGTCCCGTAGCATACAGGAAATTGTGATTCGGATTAGTTGAGATAACCACCCTCTTCCGAGTAGAAAAAATAACAATCGGCTTGGCCCAAGTATCGTGCAAGTCAGTTATTGCTGCTCTGTATGAGGCATCTTCAGTCGGAGAAATTAAAGAGGGCATGAGATAGGTTCAGTCAGAAGTTTGTCTTAACAGCCACAGGTTCCGCCCGGACCATTCGCCCGAGTATTTCTCTCATTGACGTAATCTTGATAGACAATTTCATCACCGCTACCCATATCAATAACGGCGGGTTGGGCTCGATTGCGCTCATAAGCGAAGATCTTATCACGGAGATCTTCTTGCGTCTGTTTTTGTAGGGCTATAAATGATTTACTTAGCTCATTCTTATTCTGCCTTTTGATTGAACTAACATCGTCTTTGATTTCCAACCACTGGTCGATCCCGGCGGCTCCAAGAAAGGCGGTGGCTTGACGACCATAATAAGAAATTAAATACAGGTCTTTGTAAATGGCTTGCTCATCCCCGCTAATGACCGGATCGACACATCCAGAGACACCGGAATAGCAGGTATTGACAGCATTATTCAGCTTACCTAAGTTTGAATCCGCGACCAGCCAGCCGGAGATATATTGTATGGAAGTCGCTGTGGGTTGCCCAATGTCTTCCCAGATACCAGAAGCTAGATTATATATATAGTTGCAAGACATGAGGGATAGGATGGTTGGTATTAAAAAATAAAAAAGCGTAACCCGCTTTAGAGGTTACACTTTTTGGTTTTGGATTAGAAAGACCGAGTTACTTCTTATGCTTATTCAGAATATCTTGCAGAGCCTTATACTTATCGGGATTTTTCCGAATGTCAGCAAACGGGTCGGTCAGCGGTCGGGCAGACTTCGCGTAAATTCGCTCACGAATAAATTCTTGAACAAGCAAACTTTCGAGCTTCTTCCGATTCGCAATAGGGAGAAGGCGTTTTTGATAGGCGTGGTCTTGCAATTCGGCCATAGACAGAGCCGAGATATGATCTTCATACTCTTCCTGCGTTTGTTCCATACGGAGCTTCTTGCTCGCGCGAAGAATTTCTTCAATGTTTTTAGGTTTTTTGAGCGCGGCGACAGGAACCTCTTTTTGGCCATCGGCGACCTCCAGAGATTCGAATTTTTCAGTCGGTTTAATTTTGGTTTTAGCTTTGGGCATAAATTAGTGTGGTTATAAATGAAGACTACACAGAAGATGGAAGGATGGGAAAAAGAATTTTGGGGCGGGAAAGAATTAAACGAAGTCTTTGTAGGCTTCGGGTCGGGCGGCGACTTCTTTGGCGACAAGCTCTAAGACTTCTGGATTTTTCCATTTTCGGTCAAGGCAAGGGACGGGAAGTTTTGACAAAAACAAGAACATTTGAATTGCGGCTTGTCCCCCAATAGAAAAAGTATGTTTATTTCCGCTAGAGTGAACCTCTCTTCCGTAATTCCTTCTTGATGTAAATTTTAAATCAGTCATCCTTTTTATCCAGTGCAATATTTCTATGCTACTAGAAGCATATTCTATAACCAGTGTCTTGTGTTCTTTTCCTCTACTTATTCTTACGCATCCGTCACCATCGGTGTAGCCTTTCAAATAAGACCACAGTAGCTTTTCTTCAAGATGTTCCGGGGGCGCGAGCCTTTGTGTTTTAAGAGGGACTAGATTAAAATTTTTTTCAAAATCCTCCATCCATTGTTTTGAAAAGACGCTGACCCTGATAAATTTACTAACGTATCCAGTATCTCTTGTGTTTTGAAATCTAATAATGGGACATGTCAACTTGGCATCTTTATAAAAAATATTCATCAACGGCAAATCAACCTCTGAAATAGCCCAATGAAAAGATCGACATTTTAAGCCTTTATCTTTATAAATACATCCGTCTGCCGCCATCACCCCAGCCCAATATGAATTATTTTCATTTGGAACAGACCAAAAATTGTCATCAGGCGGATAAGTCCGATGATCGAAATCGTTTTTAAACCCAAAAACACTACATGCTGACTCAACCGCCATATGCGTTCTATTAGGAAAATATTTTTTCGCAATAGTTTTGAAACTTTCCGTTCCATTGCATACTTTGCCAAGCAAATCTTTTTCTTCCTGTGTCCAGAATTTTTTGTGCGTTCTCATGTGTTAGTTCTTATATTTTATTGATGATCCGTTAAAAAGGCAATAAAAAAAGAACCTGAATTAACAGGTTCTTTTGTGAGATTTTCTTAATCAAATCAGAAGACCAATCCAATAGTCGTGCGCGAGTCAGTCTGAATAAAGCCCTGCTCAACTTCGGCAGTGAAGCCGATCTTTTTTTGTCTCCCAACGTATTGATCGTCGGGTGACATTGTAACTTCCGAGCCCGTATCACCGTCCAGCACAACAGGTTGAAACATTCCGGGAGCCGCAAGATTAGCACCGAACGCAACCTCTTCAGTGGAGCCGTCGAAGACGGCAGTGCCAGAAGCGTTATAGCCGGGATAAGCGATTGAGCCAGCGGCGGTGTCGAAGAGAGTATTATACTCGCGACCAACACCGAGGAGGTTATTCTGCTGAATGGCGACATTATAGAAGCTGAGAGCGCCACCGCCTTCAAACAACTTCTTACGAAGATCTTCATGGGCGGGGATGTTGGTAAGAGTTCCAACAGTGTTAACAGGATTAAAGGAAATGCTCTTCAGCTTTTCAATACCCTCGGCAGAAAACACCATATCGGTAATGCCATTACCCATGGTCCCAACGGCAGAGCCACCATTCCACGAAGAGAGAATACGCGAAGACAGGGTTCCGAGAGCCAAGAAATCTGCGAGAACAATATTACCAGCGGTTTTAGTGCGGATGATATGCTTCTTATCAACGAGACCGTCATTGGTTTCGGCCTGAGCAAGGGCGGTAAGAGCTACGAAAGCCGCATCCTGATCCTTCTGAACGAGGAAGTTCTGAGCAAGGAAGTTAAGACCCTGCTGAACGGAGTCAATACGACCCTGTTTAGCGAATTTCACGAGAACCGAAAGAGCGGACTCAAGGCGGTAGGTGGTGAATTTCAGAACTTCGCTACCGGGCAGCTCGTTAGAAGGGAGACCGCCAGCAATGCGCTGGGACCAGATCTTCAGGAACTCCATCTGCTTGATGTCGTAATACTGAGCAAGGTCGATCTCGTGGTTCTGGTTCTCGTTCAACTCCAGACGAGTATACATATTGGCGAAACCGGGAGCAAAGTTGATGACCTGCTGAATGAGCGGGCCAACAGCGGCGGCGAAGGCCATGCGGGCTTGCATAGCTTTGGCGGGGTCTTTGGACGCGAGAGCCTTGATAAGTTCAATCTGCTCGCCGTCGTTTTTGAGAGTGATATAATTCATGATTTTAGTAAATTAAAATTGAGGTTGGTTAAAATGACCGATAGTGATTAGACGGAAACCTCGAATAGAGCATAGCCGCCCTGCTTGGTGCCAGCGGAGCTGATGAAGCGACCGACAACATCATCAAGTTTGTAACCAACGCCGGTAGTAACGAGACCAGTGGCAGAAACGGCGAGAATCTTGCCATCACCAGAAGGACTGATAACACCGTAAGAGCCGGGGGCGGGAGTGCCGAGATAAGCGCCCTGAGTAAGGGTAACGAGACCACGCTTGAGGATAGGAACACCCTCGCCGGAGGTCACGGCTTTGAGCTTGTCTTTCTTCTCGGGATGGAAAATCAGCTTTTCGCCATTCTCGTCAAATTCGAGAGTGCTATAAAGAGTGATGCCAGCGACTTGAGAAGCCTTGGTGCCAGAAGCGGCAGGGGCGACTTTGGCTTTAACTTCATAACGCTTGGAGTAAACGTTATCATAATCAGCGCCCGGAGAAACAGAGCTAAAGCCCTTTTGATTGTCGGGGTCGAAAGTGCTGAACGAAACGAATTGGCCAGCAACGCCGGTTTGATTCAGCGCGAAAAAGCCAAGAACTTCGTGCTCATCATAGTCACGAAAGGGGAGGAGACGGGTATTGATAGTAGCCATATTGTTTTATAGGTTGAAAGGGTTTTAGAGCTTAAAGTAAACTAGGTTTGAACTGATTGTCTGTCTGAATTGGTTGATTGATTATAGGGAGAAATTAACGAGTCTTGTAAGAAACCTTCACGGCGTCTTTACCGAAAGCAGCGGAATACTTGTCAAGAAGACTGACTTGGGTGTCGGTATGGGGAGCGGGAACGAAACCGGGATTTGCTTTGGCGGAAGCTAGAGCCTCTTCGGCGATCTCCTCTTTGGTTTTAGTGGAAGCGGTAGAAGTCGCGGCAGCGGCCTTTTCCTGAATCTCTTTCATGCACTTGGCGCGCATCTCCTCTTCCATCTGAGCTTTGAATTTCTTGGACTTGAACTTGGCGAAAGAAGCGAACTTGTTCTTATAACCAGCATAGGTCTCGTCATCCATGCCCATAATTTCAGAAGCGACAACCTTACGGTCTTCATCATCCAAATCATACTCATCTTCCATCTCGCACATGCGGGCGGAATAAGCTTCCTGATCCATCTGGGCCTTAATGCCCTGTTTAATAGCATCAAGTTCGGCCATCACCTTATTGTAAGACGCTTTGACAACCTCGACTTCAGCGACAGCCTTCGCGGCCTCTTCCTGAGTTTTGGCAAGTGCGGCATCCTTGGCGGAAATCTCGGCAACGAACTTATCAGAGGCTTCTTTCAGCCCGGTCTTCCAGATTTCGGAAATCTTGGTTGAGGCGACAGACTCTTCCAACTTGGAAAACTCGTTCCAGTTGGAGGTAATATCTTCTACTTTTTGAATGTCCATGAACTTTTTGATTGTAAGGGTTGAGTGAGTTTGAGTCACAGTCTCAGAGTGTGCTATATTGGGGTTTACAAAGGTTTTCGGAGTTTGGGAAAAAGAATTATCGGAAATTGAAAGATTTTTTTCTTTTTGTTTATTATCCTCCGGAATTATCTCGGCGACTCGTTCATCCGAGACATCATACTGAGGGTTACTAAGAATACTTAGAATACCTTCAACCTGAGCCGCCGGATTTGTTACTAATGAGTAGCCGCCGATGATTACATTTTTTGAGTCGGCAGTATTTCGAATGACACGATAGACTTTTTGCCCCTCGTATTCACCTCGACCTTTGTTGTGTTTAAGATAGGGCAGGAGTTTTTCGTATTCAGCGGGATCAGTTACGATTCGGGCCTCGGCTAGGATCGGCGAGCCAATAGCAATGTCGAAACCCTTAAAAAAGACCTCCCACGACAGAGAGACTTTGCCGAACTCAGAGGAGGACTCGTCACCCGCAATAGATAGAATTTCGGCAAGTTTTTTGTTGATTGCCTTCCACATTATGGCGACGACGGACAGATTGAAAAACTTTTCGCCCGCCGCCGCTTCACGATCAATTAGAGTGTTCTCGCCATATTTAGACAGCCCGGGATACAGAACGCTGCCGACTACAATATCCCGTTTGTGATCGACATTGATATATTTGTGTTTAGATTGCGGGTAAATCTCTAATGCCGTAGCAGGGTCTAGGCAGTCATCATTCTCATTACAAATACCTGCCACGGCTCCATTTGCCGCAAAATAAATTAAATCAGGATTCTCTTCCGGGGTAACGTCGGGAGGGAGAAGGCCGGAAAGGGATTGTAGAGACGCCTTGGCAACCTCATGATCCTCATCCGTTGGTTTAATAACGCTGGCGACACTCAGGAAGCAGGCTGAGTATGGGTAATCCTTTAAAGAGTCGTCAACTTGCATCAAATAGGATTACACTACTTTTTTACAAAATAGAATATCTCGGCCAAGGCTTCCAAAGGCAATAAGAAAGCTTATTGGGAAATATAAAACTAGAAATGTGAGCGTAAAGATGATTCCGAACACAACCGCACCGAAAAACAAAACGAAATCCAACAGAATAATCAATAGCAACAGTAGGCCATTTAAAATAGATTTCATTATTCAATCTCCTTTGAGTTCAGCATGACAGAAGCCTGATAAAGATCCAATTCTTTCTCGGCAGCTAAATCCATGGCGGCAGAAATAAATTCTTTGTCCTCCAAGAGCTGTCCTTTTTCAATAAATCCATCCAAGGCCAAATCCCAGTCTTTGACTTTATTAGACTCCACGATTGTTTTGGTAATTTGCTCGGCAACCGCCGTCTGAGCCTTATTAAGTTTCTTAACCCCATGCTTTTTCTTCAGCTCGGCAACCGCCCGACCCTCTAAGCTTGTAGCTAATTCAAAAACGGAGGCAATTTTCTTGGCAGAATACTCTTCCGAAGCCAGACCCTTGCCCTTTGCTCCAATTGGATTACTCTTTTTCGGGGTTCCTGTCCCGGTTGGTCGCCCATCTTTGCCTTCCCCTTGGTTTGACCCGCCAAGCAGCGGAGTCCAAAGGCCCTTATCTCTCTCTTGTTTATATTTTTCTTGCGCGGGAACCAGAGATTCATTATCGGGATACAGTCCGCTCTCAAGAGTCTCAAAAGCCTGTTCAGGCGTCAAAATACCGAGTTCGGCCATACGAGTAACAACACGGGCAAATTGAGCCTCGTCTTTCAGATTGATTTTTTCGAAGACCGGTTTGGGGCAATAACGGAAACCCAAATCTTCAGCGATTTTTTTCATTTCCGGATAGATGAAGTCAATAAAGGCATCGCGACCCTCATTCAGACGTTCAAGGAACACCTTTGTCTTAATCATCTGATTGGCGAACTTTGAGTCGCCTAGAAGGATGTTCTGCAAGCCGTCTTCAATGTCCTTGTTAACAACCTCGTATTTCTCTTTTCCAAGAATGTCTTCCAATTTTGGAATGACAAACTCAGCCTTGGTAGTATAATCCGATACGATTGTCCGCCCCGCCGACTGATTGGCAAGTAGTTTTTGCATTGCCTCAATATTCTTATAATTAATACCGCCATCGTCCTTCTTAGCACCCATGGTCACAAGCAGGATGATACTATCAACCGTGCGAGCTAGCGCCATATCCATCTTTTTCAGGGACAGTTTCCATTCGATGTCATTCAGAACGGGAAACCCCATTGGAACCGCAAATGGCTCATATCCTTGTTTCTTATAGAAGACATAAAAGAGCTTTTCCGGCTCAATATTCATATACAATTCGGAATAACTGGTAGTATACGCTCTGATCTGCTTTTTTACATTTTCGGGAAGAGCATTAAAGACAGCTCGATCCTCATCAGTCTTGGGATTCTTATATTTCTCAATCTCATACTTTGACATTAACTTCATGTAGGCATAATCATACCCAATGCCGCCGGTCGCCGCAATCGTAGCGGGATTCAAAAGAAGATACTTCAAGGGGATCTTATTCCGAACTCCCATCAGTTGAACGAAATCATCCGACTTGAACTTTCCATCAATCTTGTAAATAAAAACATTACCTGACCGGTAGTATTCCCGGAAGAACTCTTCTTTCAGATTATGTATATTAATCTTCTCGAACCATTTAGAGAAGAAGGAGCGGGAAGCCGCCGAACCGCCTCTGAGTTGGAGTTTGGAGTTGGAAAACTCCGTCATGATGTCAATAGTCGAGCGGAAGATAGAGACGTTAGCATAAGCACGCTGACAAAGTTCAATGGACTCCCTAACGTTGATTGACCCGTTTTTGTTGCAATAAGGAAGAACTCCAGAGGAGATGTTTGGAAATGAAGTCTGCGCGAAAATGCCCTGTGTGCCCGGCCCTTCTAGATTCCGATAGCTTGAACGCCCCTCTGTTCGGCAGTCGGCCAAGGCAATATCATCATACGTAATATTTGGAATGCTGGGTTCGGATAGGCGGGACTCCGCGATTTGTTCGGCGAGCGGGGCCGAAGTAGAATTGCCAGCGGCGGCAGATTTAAGATTCCAAAACTCCGACTTTTTAGTGTATTTCCGAGGCATGAAAGAGGTTTACACGCCGGAAGACGGAATGAGAAAGTAGAAATTGTAGAATTGAATCTACTTTTGCGACAATTAAAAGCTAGACGGCAAAGGGAGTAAAAGTCTCGGGGATTTCTTCAACTTCAACCGATTGAGATTCCAAATATAGTTTGAGCGCGAAATTGCAAAGAAAGAGGGCGGAATAATTATCCTTTCTCGGGCGATTCGGGCTACGACTACGCTTTAATGATGTGGGCAAATCAAAGGTCATCGTTCCAAGCGCGCTCAGGCGAGGCTCAATCAGCGCGCATTCTTTTTTAACCTGATCCAAAAGTCGGTCTTGCTCTTCTAGGAAAGTTAGAGGGCTGTTCTCTTCTGGATTATTAAAACTTTCATGATTTTTCAGCGGGGTTAAAAGGTGCTCTACGCCCTCTACTAATGAACCAGCGTCTGTCAGAGAAGCGGCCTTACTCGCAAAAAGAATTTGTTTGAAATCCAAGCATGCTTGTAAATGTTCGTTAGCGGCTCTTTGAAAGACGGCGTTGAAACCCTGTTTCTGAACTATGCGACCCGCGCCCTTATTGTAGCTCCGCTTTATTTGCGTAGGTAGATTAACATAATCATCCTTATTGAAGTCAGCCTCAATATCAAGAATTTCAATTTTCGAGTCTTTAAAAACCTTGGAATTATTTGCACTAGAAATAAACTCGTTGGAATCACCGCCGCTGGAGTCAATGGCAATATAAACAACATTAAAGCAGGTTAGGATATAATGCAGGTAACAAATATGACTCTTTAGGTCGCCACCAGCCACCCCGTATTGATGGACAACCATGCCAATTTTGCGGCCATCCTTCTTTTCTACGATTTTCATTAGACACATCGCAAAATTATCGCTGTGTTCCGCACTTGAGAAAGAGGGGTCGATTGCCAAGACATATTGATCTTCTGGCTTGCCCACCAATTCCACGGAGGGTTTTTCTCCATCAGGAATTGAGCACGCCTTCATTTTAACCGCTGAGAAATACCCTTCGCTACCTGACGTAAACATAGCGCGCATCTCTCGATCAACGACAGCCTTTGACATACTACCATTAACCATTTCGTCAATAATGCTCGGGTCTAGAAGGTCTTTCGGAACCACTTCGTAACTTAACTGAGAGACGAAATAACGGCCATCACACTCACCCTTATTGATTTTATCCAAATAAGACTGATACATCTCATACAGATAATCGAAAGTGAAAGATGCGGAAGATAGCCCAATTAGTTTGGCTGTAGACTCAAACTTCCGCCGCTCCTCCTCCTTCATCACCCCTTTCTTAATGAGTCTGTCCTCAATAGAGCGAATACGCATCTTCTCAGGAATGTTCGCGGAAGCACTTAAGAATGGCATAAGTATCGTCTCTACAACGATTTTCGGAATTAGTAATAGCTCGTCGAGGATTAGAACGGAGCAACGAAGACCTCTTAGCTTGTCAGAATTACCCAATGGAACCGCACTGATACTAGATCCGTTCTTGAAAGAAATAGTATACATGTCGTTACCTTTCTTCATTTGTGTTCCGAATGCTTGCATCAACAAAGCGCCGCCACGTCCCCTAGCTAACTTGTCAATAGCCTCCAATATTCGACGGCTTGAACGAAAGGTTGCGGAGACTACTAGGATGTGCTCATTCGGGAAGAAAATTGCATACAGCAAAGCAAAGATACCCGCGCTGAAGGTTTTACCGCATCCGCGCCCAAGGACATTAAGACAAAAGTTTTTTTTGAACCACGCCTTAACTAGAAGCGATTGATACGGAGCGAGACGAATGCCCGTAAGAATGAATGTGGTAAATTTGAGATTGTGTCTCAAAAATTGGCACAAAGAAACGCGGGCTTCTTCGTCCGTCAGAGAGTCCTTTATATTACGTAGCTCGGCGTTCCAATCTTTATTGTCTCGCCCGACTTTTTTAGATTCTATCCACATATTAAAGTTTTTTCTCCTTAATTAAATACTGTAAATCCATCTTGGAAACATCATTGATACAGGTCAGAATTTTCTTTATACAATCTTTCATGTGCTTTCGCCCGTCGCAAAAGGCAAATTGGATATTTTCATATCTCTGGCATAAATCTCGGATGTTGTGGAAAACGACTTGTGGTTTTATCTTGGTGTATCGTTTGATATGTGGCAAATAGTCGAAAGATAAGGCGTCCGTCAGGGCAGATTCGCATAAAACGACCAGATAGCCGCCATCTTCTTTACATCTAATTACCTCCCGCTCAAACCTATCAAAATTCGTAACTAATGTAGAGATCAGATCGGGTAACGACTTCCTCTCAATTGATAATTTCGGGTTTGACGCCAAACAATAGTCGCCATATTCAATCTTCTCGGTTTTCGCCCCCGCGAATGATATGTTTGATTGTTCTCTCGTATCAATAATAATGGATGATTCTGGAACTAGCCGACAAGAAATGTTGAGAGAGTAATTATACCTTTCCTTGATGCCTAATTCAGCGCAGAAGAATCCATAATCCTCAAAGGTTTGCAAAAAATACTTCGGACTAGGTAATCCGAGACTGCGCAATTCAGTTTCGCCCATCTGGTAGGATAGACCCTTTATTTCCTTTCTTTTTTTAAGAATATCTATCGTGTATTGCTTGGCCTCCGTAGGATTGGCTTTATACCACTTTTTGATTTCGTTCTTATCAAAAAAATCAGTCAAAAGGTATTGTTCAATAGTCTTGAACTCAATTGGCTTGCCGGAACTCTTGCAAAACTTGGGATCGTGCTGAGTAAAATACTGTTTTTGCGTAAGTTTAACCGACCTCAAATAAACATTAAAGTCTTTTATTGAGTTAAATTCTTTACCGTCAATCTTTGACTTAATGAACATAGTTATACTCCGCTAAATCTTCTGAACCCTTAATTCTGGAAAAATAATCAGAAATTACACCCTTATACTTTTGATATTTTCTTTCAAGCCGAGCACCATTATGATCCTTGTAGAGCCATTGCAGGAATTTAACGCAATTCCGATTCCCGGCGATATACATGTTTCGGCTACGACATTTCGTATTTTCTATCAAATTAGCTTCACGAATAGTTGGGAGATAACCAATTTCTTTATGAATATGGTCGGCCAACTTTCCGAGCAATACGGGATTACCCATGACGCTGCAATCCAAGTTAAACTCTGCCGTGTTAGCCGTGAAAATACATCCGTCACCGTCAATCAACCCGCGAAGAAAGTGGCGTATCAGGGAGTAGGGAATCCCCTTGGGTAGATCAAGAATTTCAACATAGCTTTTCGCGCGAACAATACCTATCTCTTCTAGTTTTTCGCTAATTTTTTTGTTATAAATATTTAGCTCAACGTAATCTTTTATTTCTCCGCTTTTTGTCTCGTGTTGAAAATAGCGAAGGGGTCTATCTTCTGTTCCCATCCATTTTTTGATTTTATGCAGAATTTCTTCGTCAACAATGGAAAGGCCCATCGAAACCGTTCTGTCGTAGGTTTTGTTGCATGCATCCGCATAAAAGTAACCGATAATATAAGCCTTTTCTACCGAGTCAATTACGTCAAAATAATCTTGATTAATAGAATAAATTTGCCTAGCTTCACTCATCCCACGGCGAGCAATTCCATTTTTTTCTAAAACATTACGGATAACACATCCGGCGGTTTGGTAAGTTTTAGCAATATCTTCCGAACTTTCCCCCGCTAAATATCTAGCGCAAACAACATCGTGCTCGTCTAATGGAACCGCCAAATGATTATCTGCCTTCAGTCCATTCCTCTCCAAGCATCCAATAACACAGCACTGGCTCTTTCCTACCTCTCGCCCAATCGGAAGAGCGGGCCAACCAAGGGCATGTAGCTCTAAAATTCTCTTCTCCACAGAAGATCCCCTCCGCACCCAGAACGGACTTTCCACCTTAAGAGGTTTGGTAATGTCATAAATCGCGTCTTTCGTGCATTTATACTTTTCCATCAGGGCCGGAATCCGCATGCCAGCGGAGTAATCAGCGGCAACCTCATCTTTGGGTAAATGGGAGTAATCAGGTCGTCTATCACCGACGCCACGCCGGTCTTTGATTTCGCGCCACTTATAATGGGCCAGAGCCCACTTTTTTAGTAGCTCCTTGTGGAACATACCCCCGAGGTAATCCTTAATAATTTCATTTTCCTGTTCTTCCGTAAATGTTTTGGTTTTGCGACCCATAATATTTATTTTGTTTGTTTTTGTTATCTAAGTTCTTGTTTTTGAATACCCGCAATAAGCGCCACAACGGCGTCCATTGAAGAAAGTTTGTCTATTTCGTGTTCGTCGGCCTGAGCTTCAAGTTCGGCCAATTCCAACAATTCCAGTCTTTTTTCTTCGTTCTTCCATGCTTCGACTAAATTAATGATTGATGAATTTTCTTGCACCCTCTTTTTCAATCTTTCAGCGCGCGAGTCAATAAGGTTTGACAATAGTTTTTCACCACGGTCTTTTGACATCTTGAGTTTGTCTCTCTGGCTATTCATTAATTCCACAAGGGTCATGCTCATTTTTTTTCCCTCTGGATCTTCTCCCTTTCTTAATCTATTCGCCTCACGGTCAAGATCTTCAATCTGTCGGCGAATTTTTGCAGAATCTACAACCTCTTCCACGAGGGAAATATAGCGATCAACCTCTTCTTCAAGAAGATCGTCCTTGCCATAGCACCAACGAACAAAAGAGGACTCGGCCAGCTCCCTATCAATCTTCATTTTGTATTCATTCATCACCATGACAAAGCGGTGGGTTTTCATGTAACCAATTAGAGCCTCGACAAAACGACGCTCTTGCGGTTTTAGATTCATCGGGTCAAGAAATTTCTTATTATCTTCAGTTGATCCTTTCGTTACATAGAGATTAACTCTGGGAACCATTCTCGCTATACTACCCGGCGGACGATACTCAACCTCATCGGCCAACTGATCTTCCCGAGAAATTACACTCGGATTGACCGACTGCATAAAAGCATAAACCCATAAAAATTCCCTATCTGTCGGCAAAACCTTTGCATTTCCTTTGTATTTCTCCGGAAAGCAGAGTTGTGCCGCCTCCTCCGGATTATTGAATTGGTCGATATTGTTACGAATTAACTCCTCTTGTTCTTTACTGAGTCCAATCTGCGCAGTCTTAGGCGGGGGATTTGCTTTCGCGCTTACCTCCTGACCAAACCTCTTCAAAATGTATTCCTTAATCTTCCGCGCCTCCGCCCGATGCCCATCAATGGTCGGGTCGGCAAAGACAACTTGCGCGACCTCAATCACGCTCTTCTTATCCCAGTTTTCCTCGATGAACTGAACTTGCTCTTCTGTCAGTTGTAATTGATCGACTTTTTTCTTATAATTGCGCGCCATAAGTGATTATATTTGGTATTTTAAGTGAGAAAAACTAGATTAGCATATCAAATTTGGCGCTTTAAAATAAGTCATGCTCTTTCAGGATCGCCCGAGTCTTCTGTTCGATCAGAACCTTGTATTTCTTAATTGTCCGATAGCCCGGAATACGATTTTCCTCGGTTGTCTTCAAATTCATCTTCTGCGAGACATACATATCGTCGCGGCCCTCAACAAAGAACCAGACATAAATCTTGTATTCAACCGGCGTCAGATGCTTTTTTAGCAGTTTGGTTAATTTCTGCCTTCCATCTTCAATATCAACGAAATCTTCCTGAATATTCACGACCTCATCAATATGATTCTCAATTGGGACCGGCAGACTGACATTAAAAGCGGACTCCCGGCTCTTCTGCCATTCAGCATACAGGGGGCATTGGGCGCACTGGGTTTTTGACGCCGTGAATCGGCAGAAATTTTCACCTTCATTGCCCGCGCACTTCACGCAGGGCTTAACGAGTTTGGCGTAAGAATCCCGAACTAAATTTTGTAAATGTCGGGTTATAATACGGTTAACATAGGGCGCAAGCGGCCTTGTTTGATCCCAATGACCCCAACGGAGAGCAATCTTGGCGCGAATGGTTTGAGCGACATCATCCCATTCAATATGGTGATAGAGCCATTTATGACGGCGCTTTCTGATTTCCTTATCTATGACCGCCGAACAGTCCTCATACAGAAGGGGACCATTTGATTGCCGTTCGTGCCGAGGCTTTCTAACACCAAGTAGGTTTGACATACAGGAAAGGCAGAATTACTTCTTATCCTCTTTGTTTACGAAATCCCCGAGGGTCATTTTGGGTTCTTGGGGAACTCGGACGGTTGCCTTAAATTGGAAATTATTAAAGTCAATGAAAGCAGAGGATTCTTCATAATCATCGTCATCGTAATCCTCTGAATCGTCATCGTCAGTCCCTCGATTTCTCCGTGCTTCCATTCGTCGCTGAACCGAACTCAGTCCGGGGCTCGGCTGGCTGAATTGCCGGGAAGCGCGGGAAGGTTCCGGGCGGGATGCGGGCGCAGGGCTTGTATAGGGATTATAGGCGGGAATGGGTCGAGCTAGAATTGCCGTCAAAGAATTACCGCAAAAAGGGCAAAACTTGGGCTTCTCGTAAGCGTATTCAATAGGTTTGGCGCATTTCGGATTGACGCAGTAGGTTTTTTGTGCCATGACGGAATAATTGTTGGATTGAACGATTGGTTGTATTATCTTTTGTGAAGAAAAGTCGAAAAAGGCAAAAATTCTTTCTCTAAAACAATAAAAAAGGTGTAACCCAGAGAAAAGGTTACACCTAAGATGTTGTTTTGGGAAGGTTTCTGGAATTATTTCGCTTCAGTTTCCAGCAGAATGCTGTCAATGTGTTTAACAATTACTTCGTCTTTAACCACTTTTCCATCCTTATCATACTTACCAGTCCAATTTTCTAGTTTTGGAGCTAGATTAACATTGAAGTCCCCCGGCTTTTCCGTCTTGTATTCTTGAACCGCGCGATAGACGGCTTTTTCCGACTTATCCTTAATGAAAAGCTTGCGGAGAATGACAAATAATACAAGGGCCAAGCCAATTCCAAAGACCAATGAGGCTTGAAAAGGGGTAACAAAAGGGAGAAGCACTGTTATTCCGCCCAAAATTGCCGCAAGCGAGCCTAGTTCTCTCTTGGCGACAGGAATAAAGATGGCTCCCGCCAAAGCCAGTAAAGACAAGCCACCGGAAACATACATGAGTTTTTGAATTTGAGCGCGCCGCCATTCGTCCTGACGCTTTTTCTCATCGGAATCGGCCTGAATTTTCTTCTGCGCTTCGATCAGTTCAAGTTGAACCCCGCCAATTTTCTTTTCCCACTCCAGCTCCGTCTCGGTCAATTTCCGAACTGCATTTTCCGCCTCAATCTTCGCGGCTTCCTGTGTCTGGACAGCAATCACGGCATCTTCACGAGCTTTGTTATATCGAGCGCTCAGTTCTTCATTACTGACTTTGCTCTCGTCTAACTCTTCCTTCAGAGTCTTGACCTGTTCGATCAATGCCTCGCGGGAGGGCGGGGGAGCATAACTCGCGGCGGTATTCAGACGATTTGATGTAATATCCCACAGACGACCCTTTGGCTCGAATAAATCCAAGGCAAGCCGTGAGCCATATAGCCAATCAGCCGTATTTTGAAAATTCAGGGTTATAGAGGAAATTTCGACGTTCTTCTTCTGTATAATATCCTGAGTCGCGACTTTGATTGCCTGTTCTTTCTGTATTCCGAGTTCTGTTATTTTATTTTCAAGAGTCGTCCGCTTGACATAGGGGGAGTCAACCGTTTTACAAGATGACAGCGAGGCAATCAGTCCGAGCATTGCAATTCCGAAGAGATATGCTCGATAATTCTCCCGGAGATTCCGCCCTACATTTTTAATAAAATTTTTCATGATTCTATCCAATAAGGCGCAAACGGCGCGGCGAAGGATCGAACTCCGGCCTCGGTCATAACCCCATTGAAGTCAGGCGCGGAAATCATCGCGCGGCAGGCGACCCAAACACTGGATCGAGCGGCGAGCATAGCCTGACCTTCGGATTGAAAGGTCTCATCGGGATCATTCGCGTAGGTTATACAGCGGGCGGCATCAACATAGCCTTTGGCCCGAGCCCAATCATCTAGGATTGAGTCTAATAGGGATTCAGCTTGAGCTAGGGTGAGGCGTCCGGTTGGTTCGGGAGGCGGCGCGGGCACCCACCCGGCGGCAAGTTGCGCGGCGACCCATTCTTCAGCGGCTTCCTCTGTGCTTTCTTCGTATCCGTCTGGTGCTTCATTAGCATATATTTTAGCTAAAAGTGTGGACGGATTGGGGTGTTTTAAGATGTATAAGTTCATAATTAGAAAAGAATACTAATATTGCGACCATAAAACCAGCGCATCGCTGCGGAATCCGCTCCGTTAATGTTTCCAACACAGAGCAGGCCCGTGAATGCCGCGCCAACTGCCGGACCCCCGCTTATAGTACCGATAGTGCTTGTTACTTGAGTTGACCAATTGAAGGAAGTTAAAACAACGCTACCAGCGGAGAGTGTAATATCAAAAAGATGCGAGGAATTGCAATCAAACCCGGTATCTAGGCTCGTTAGTGTTGTACCATTATGAGCAACCAACCAAACACGAGTATTACGCACCTCGAAACCAAAGCCCGCCGCCGCTAAAGCTGCCGTTGCTTGGGTTCCTCCAAGAAAAACTCTAGTAATTCCGTTTGCGGTAAATGATGCAAAATGAAAACGAAAAGAAAAACGCACAGGGCCGGGGATAGTTTGCGCGCCGCCGGTATTCCCTAACATCGTTATGAGACGTTCGGCAGTGCTTCCCGCTGTGGTGCCTGAAGTCTGGTCAATGCAGGACTGCAAATTACTGCCTGCCGCCACCGCCGAATTACCGCTTCCTGTAACAGCCGGGGTATCATTACCAATATCCAGAGTTACCATGCGCGAAAGCTGGCGAACGGTGGGTGCATTATCTGGTAAAACTCCTCCAATGCCCGGAACCACACCCGCCGCCGAAGTCCCCGCACTAGCAACGACATTGGCCGGGAAGACCCCCGCCGTTGCCCCCGCCGCATTACGAACACTGGCAGCATCAGAGGCTTGAACTAATGAAGTTCCAACGGTTGTCTCGGCAGACTTTACATAATTAACGTATGAGGCAGACTGATAAATTCTTTTGATTTCCGTTCCGGCGACAGAATATGCCGTGCCCCCGACCGTTGCAGTGCCATTTCTGACGATAACCGTAAAACCTTTTCCCTCAGTCGGGGAATCGGGATCGCTAATTGTCGATGTTGCAGTTACATGCAAGACTTCATCAATGCTGGCTTGCGTGCTTGAGGTGACGACTCGGGGAGTGTTTTGTTTCAGACCCAAGGCCGTTTGAATGACGGCGGGGAGAGTTTTTAGAATGTTGTATGCCATACGAGCCTTATAAAATTGGGAAAAATCCTTAAACCTTGTAAGAGGGTTTACACGGTTCTAAGGCGGTGTAGAACGGATTGATTGAACTTTATTGTTTTCAGGGAGAATCAGTTCTTGGCGGAGGGGTTTTCTTGTAAACTCCGAACGGGCAAAACCCATCACCTGTTCGTTTCATTTAATTAAAAAATAAAATTATGTCAAAACCCAAAAGGTTAAAAAATCAGGCAGAGAAGGCAAAAAAGGCAGATCGGACTAATGAATTGGAGGGAGGGGGAGAACAGAAGAAAGATAATACGGAGTCCGTATTCCAAGGGAAGGCCCTCACGTTCGACCTTACTGTTAAAGATTTTCCCTTTACCGCTAAACAACAAAAGATGATTGATCGGGCGTTAGAGAAGGAAACTAATTATATTATTTGCCAAGCTCCGGCGGGGGTGGGCAAGACGCTTGTTGCCGTCTATATCGGCCTCAAACTACTTCAGCAGGGTCGCGTTAAGAATATTTATTTTTTCCGTATGCCCGTTGAAAGCGCCAGTTATGGTCTTGGTTATCTCCGAGGAGGCTTGGACGAGAAAATGGAAGCATATACTCTTCCGATGATCGACCAATTGAGCGAATTACTCCCACAGAACGAGATTAAAAAACTCTTTGAAGGGGGATATATTCAATCGCTCCCTATCGGCTTCCTAAAAGGCCGTTCATTCAATGCTAGCTTCATTATTCTGGATGAGGCGGAAGATTTAAACGGGACGGATTTCCGCTTGTCAATGAGCCGCTTGGGTAAATTCTCAAAAATGGCCATTATTGGCGATCAATGCCAGTCAAATGTAAAAAAGAGCGCTTTTATGAATATTTTTGATTTATTCAACAGCGAGGAATGTCAGGATAATGGTATTCACTGCTTCTCATTTGACCATACAGATATTAAAAGGAATAAGATTCTCGGATTCGTGATTGAAAGGTTCGGATTTTTAAAATGACATAGTTCTCCATTTAAGAATCCCAGCGGATCGTTTTCCGTGTATTCTTAATGCGAGATGCCAAAAACATATATTTTATACCGTATCCTGAACCTAATAACCCGAAAATTCTATATAGGCAAGACGGAGAAGTCTTTGTTCCACAGATGGTCAGTGCATAAAGCGCACGCTAAGCATGGAGAAAAATATACTTTGAAATCTGGTAAAAAAGTAGGTATGACCTATCTTTATCACACAATGAGAAAATATGGTATAGAAAATTTTGAAATAAAACAGATTGATTCAGCTAATAGTTTTAAACATTGTGTATTTTTAGAGGGTTTTTATATCAAATATTATAACGCGATTGATCCGAATTATGGGTATAATCTGACTATAGATGGCTATGGGGACGGTAAGGAATTTGTTTCCGATGAAACTCGAAAGATGATTGGATTAAACTCCCATATAAAATCAAGAAACCGAAGCCACGGCGTTTCGTGGGACAAAAAAAGAAATAAATGGTGTTTCAATATGTTTTATAATGGTAAAAATGTGAGCAAGAGGTTTGAAAATAAAGAAGATGCTGAAACGGCAAGAGACATCGCTTCTATATTTCAATATGGCGAGAAAGCTGTTTTGATTCATCCGGACAAAAAAGAAGAGTATTTGAATATGAACATAACAGAATATTTGGATAAAATTTGCGTTATCCGCAAACCTAAAAGTAAATATCTGGAAGTTCTACATGATGGATCTGCTTTTAATGCCCGGGCAACCGCAGGAAAGGGCAACCGAGTATTTCTGGGAAGATATAACACAGAGGAGGAAGCGGCTGTCGTTAGAGATAAAGTCACCTATTATCTTCACGGCGAAGATGCGGTAATGAATTTTCCAAATCTAGTTTCTAAAGACTCTTATATTTCCGAAGGGAAAGAGATTTATGAAAAAAGGACAAACCCCAATAAACCACTTTTTAGAAGAAAAGGTAAAACCTCTGTATTTAACGGGGTCAACAAAAGAAGTCCAAAAACATGGGAAATGATATTAACCTTTAATGGAAATAGAATTAGAGAGATTCATTTAGATGAAGTGTCGGCAGCTCGCGCGCATGACTATCATTGCCGCGTAAATTCGGTGAATCTGAATCGCCTCAATTTTCCAAGCGAAGAAATTATTGAAAAACCCGTTGATTACATCCCTAAGAAAAGAAACAAATATTGACTAATTCAAGAATTTTCTACAAAAACTAATAACGCTCTAACTAAATCCTTATGCTCACCCAAACCAAAATTCCCGCTGGTCTAATCATTAATGATGAGGAGGGTATCCCTCGGACATTTGAACCAAAGGTTATCACGATTAACGAATTTTCCGAATACTCCGCGTCTCATTTCGCGATGTTATTCAACGCCATCATTAATAGCCACCAACCGATGGTTTGCCTTAGTATTAACTCACCCGGCGGCAGTGTGTTTGAACTCAACCAGATTCGCGATCTAGTTATTAATTCGCCCGTTCCGGTCATGGGGTTCGGCGGTGGAATGGTATTCAGTGCGGCGTCTCTCCTACTCTCCTCTTGCACAAAGGGCTACCGCTGGATGTCGCCCAATTCTAAGCTGATGATCCACGAGGTTGCCACCGCCTCCGAAGGAAAGTCCTCCGATATTATTTCGGACGCCCTTGAAACACAAAAATTGAACGACGAACTGATGGATATCCTTGCGCAGAACGCCGGAAAGCCGAAATCTTTTTTCAAAAATCTGATTAAGAAGAACAACAATGCCGACTTCTTCCTTAGTGCCGAGCAATGTAAGGACTATGGCCTAGTCGATCATGTCGGAATACCCCGTCTCGTCATGGATGTCAAAGTCAATTGGGACATCCAGAATATCGCAGCAACTAAACCCAAAAGCAAGACGGTTGCGCCAACCTCTAAACTCCTCAAAAAGCCTTCCGGTCAGAAGTCCTAATATAATCCCCGCGAGTCTGATAACCCATCCCTCCGGCAACAAAAAGAGCGAAGTCGGCTGGGGTGGGAACCGCGATTAAGACGCCAACACTGGAATATAAGATATCAGCCAAGTCGGAATCTTTCTTACCTTCAATCAGCCCTTCCTTAAAAGCCCAAGAAATTCTTTTTGGATCTCTGACTAAATAAACGATCTTTCCCGTGTGGTTGCAGCGCCCGACAAAACCTTTTAGATTCAGACTAACATTATGGAAGACGTAAAAGAAAGTTTTTTTAATCGGGATTTCTTGAATAGTATATTCCCTGATTTTTCCTCCCCAACATTTAATCAGGAAATCCTGTATTTCTCTAATTCTTTCAAATAATGTCTTGTCATCTTTTTCCGATTGAAAAGAAAAGCCAAAATGAGTGGAGAGTTTTGGCGAGTCAGACATATCCCGAGTTTACAATAAATTTTCCCCTTTATGAATGCTGAGATACTTATTCTTTCCGCCGGTCTAAATTATTTTATTTTCTTCCTTCTGAATGGGCGACATCAGATTGGGGAATATCTCCGGTTCTATCATATTTTGGATTTACCCGAGAAGGTCCGCTATGCGCTTGGCTGTTCTTTTTGTTTCGGTTTTTGGGCCGGGCTCGGGCACTTTCTGATCGCCTGTCTGAATTCCCAACCGTTTGACCCGTTATACGTCCCGCTTTTCGCCGTTCTGAATATGGGGCTGTCCCGCTATCTTGGGCCGACTGAGACAGAGTGACACAGACGGAAAGATAAAGGAAAGCGTAATTCCTTGGTTGAGAACTGTTTAGAGTTTGCCCGTGGCTGGCCCGCCTCTTGCTAATTCAGAAAGACGCCATGACTTACAATTCAAATCCATCAAACCTTCTTACTCCAATCCTTGGTCGCGTTAATTATTATCCGACCGTCCTTGACCGATATGAAAAATCAATCGGGGATTTATTTGCTTTCTCCTCTGCACAATTCTCCTCCCGGATGAAATTAAATGAGACTGATTCTCAATGGGAGTTGTCTCTGGAGTTGCCCGGTTACGCAAATAAAGATATTGAGGTTAGCATCCAAGACGGAATCCTAGAGGTTCGCGCGAAGAATGAGAAATACGGAGAAACCACAAAGACCTTGGAACTCTGGCAAGGCATTCAGACGGAGGGTATTTCTGGAAAGATGCAGGATGGGATACTGGTTGTCAATCTGCCGAAGGAGAAGAAGGTTGTGAAAAAGATTCTGGTGGACTAAACCAGATCGGTTGAAAACCAAGAAACTAAACCTGTTCGGTTAAGTCCGAGCGGGTTTTTCTTTTTCTTGAATCTTTGTCTTGACAAGTTCGAGGAAAGATGGTTTTCTCGCTATATGTTTAATTTATTTAAATCCGACTGGAAGAAAGGATTCTTCAAAGAAGAGGGGAAGATCCGTCCAATCAAATACAAAATCGTAAATGGCCACGCTATCGTCCAGTCTCCAGTCGGCGAACTGGTAGAAGGCTCTCATGATGGAAGGATTTACGTTCCGTTTCATACTATATATTGGTGGCCGGAATTTAATGATTCGGAGTTCGTAAACTGGAAAGAAAATGCAATCAGTTTAGAAAAACGAGCTAAGGAGTAAAATATGAAAACAAAACATCAACTAGATATTTTTTTAAATTTGATTATTATGTTGCCAATCAGTCTGATAGTTCTTCTTTACGCCTTTTGCGTTTTTGTTGGAATGGCTCCATTTGTCTTGGCGGCGGCAACAATCGGGGTTGCACCGCAGAAAGAAATCGGCGAATGGTTTCGTCAGAAAATTGCATTAATCAGGAAGGGCGTCTGAATGTCCGATCCAGTCATTCCCGCAATTCTTCTCGCCGCGCTCATTCAGGTTGAAAGTTCGGGCAACCCACGGGCATACAATCGGGCAGAGGATGCCGCCGGGGTTTTGCAAATTCGACGGATATTCGTGGATGATTTGAATCGGATTTACGGCCCGCCATACTACACATATGAAGATCGGTGGGATTCGGAAAAGTCAAAAGAGATGGCGCGAAAATATCTTGGGCATTACGGGACAATGAGACGACTCGGAAGAAAACCAACGAATGAGGATTTCGCGAGAATCATGAATGGGGGTCCGAATGGCTGGAAGAAACAATCTACGGAAAAGTATTGGGTGAGGGTTGAGAAGAAATTAAATCAATTAGGGGCGCGCTGACCCAATGGAATACGAAGACTATCAGACAAATATTCAGGCTTACGAACATGTCGCCGAACAAATCTCGGAGGAGCAAAGAAAGGTTAATGCGAATAAATGGCGGGACGATCCGAAGTTTAAGGCAATCAAACCGATCACCAAGTCTGACTTATTGAATGGGACTGGGCAGATTGAGAAACTGAAATTTCCACCTTGGGATAAGAAAAACTCCGAGGGTAAACAAACTGAGCAAGTAAAGCCCGATGGAATTGGTTATGGAAAGTATGCTGATAAAACGTATGAGTGGGTTAAAGAAAATGATTTGCGATATTACTTATGGATGACGGAGAACGTCCCTAAGTTTGCGGCAAAGGCAAAACAATTAGGATTATAAATTATGGCAACTGTAAAACATATTGAATTAAACATGGATCTGAAAGTCCATTTAGAATTGAATGAATCCGAGGCTCGGGCTCTGAATGGAATTTTCGGATATGACGTAGAGCGCTTTCTAAAAGTATTTTATGAGAAAATGGGGAGAGCCTATGTTGAAAAATACGAGGATGGGGTTCGGTCTCTGCATAAGACAATCCGACAGGTAACCTCTGGACCGTTGTCGAAAGTAGAAGATGCTCGGCAAATTTTACAGCAGGCCGGGATTAGACGGTAATCAAATCAACCTGTTTATTTTAAGAAGCGCCGTCGAGAATTCGGGACTGAAAACAAATCGGTCTGACGTTCTAGAAAGTAGTTAGGCTGCTAACTATCTTTCCTCCGATTATCTTTTTTTCTTCTTGTTTTGAAATTCTTCAGCCCGAACATAACCCGCCGAATCCCAACCACAGCGGCCCGCTAAGAACAGAATGAAGTCATTCATCGTCGGGAGATTCATCATCACGCCGACTCGATCATAATTCTCCGGGCAAACCTCAAACCCTTCCCTGACCATCCATAAAATTCTTGCGTTGTCCATCACCAAGAATCTGACCGATTTCGTCTTCTCGTCCCGCCCGACATAACCTCGGAGTTTCAGCCCATGATTCTCTATGCAATACATGAATTGACCGGCGCGGCCTGTTTCCTCGATCACAAGGTTTGACCCGAATTTATAGGTATGCAAGAATAAGAATTGCAGAGAGCGGATGGTATTATACAGGACTTTATCGCAAAACTCTGACTTTAGTTCTAGTCCCGCCACGTTTGTAAATTTTGTCTCGGCGCTCATAATTGTTTGACGGATTGTTTTACAAATAAGAGGTTACAAAGGTAGGGCGGGAAAGGGAAGGTAGACACCGGAAATAACGGGCGGATTATTTGAAAGTTTTCTTAAAATTGCCCTTGACCTTGGCCGCAAAAGACAAAATCTCATTTAAGTAACCTGAACATTTAAACGAATTCACCCATGTATCTCTTCCGTCTACCAAATTTCCGCACTCCGATCCGAAACGCGCTCCGGACTACTCTCGCACATACAATCAAACTCAATCTGCTTGGATTTTCTCCGGGAGGGTTGAAGCTTGGGCGGGCAAGTATGAGTGGAATCAGCTTTCGTTCAACCTCTTCCCTTGAAAGACAAAATGCCCGGATGCGGGCGGAGATTGACCGACTGAGCAATCAGGTGAGCATTAATTCAAATAATCCGGTTAATGAGCCAATGCCTGTGCTGAATTGCTTACAGAAATCTTATCGGGCGAACAAATCCGATTTCAATCCGAGAGTAGACTCCAAGCCCGTCTTCAGTTCGTCTTATTCTGTCTGTCCGGCGGCGACAACTCGGAGTGGAGGTCTGAGGGGTGGGGCGGCTCGTGGTGGGCGGAAGGGCCGATTGTAAATAAAATGAGTTCTTCTTTTAATTTTGGTCCAGAATTAATTAAAAGGGTTGATACCTATGTTAGGGCCTTTACTTTTGGGAGATATATTAATTGGGATATACAAGAGATAAAACAAGATTGTCTGATTAGAATTTGGAACAAAAAAGAAAAGTTTGATCCATCTAAATCAAAAAATTTCTACGCTTGGGTTCATAGGTTGTGCTATAACCTTATGAGAAACACCATAAGACAAAGATGCTCAAAATTTAGAAAAGCTGACTTATCCAGCCTTAGTAATATAAAAAATGATTCTTGGTGTTTGGCCGAAAGCCCTTGGGAGAGCTATGTAACGGATTTTAAGATTGGGTTTTATCCTTCCTTAACAGATAAAGAGGAGAAGGTTTTCAAATTAAGTCTAAGCGGGATCGCGCCAGATTTGATAAGTAAGAAAATGAAGACAACCACGCGAACCATTTATAACGATTTAAAGAAAATTAGGATTAAGAGGGAGCAGTGGTTAAGAGAGGAGAGAAGGGGGAATTAAACAAAAAAGTTTGAAAATTAAAAAAGCCCGGCCAATTTTTTCAGATCAAGGCGGAAAACCAAAGGGTGAAAAGATATAGGAAAATAAAAAAGGGGGATGGGGTGGGTGTAGATTAACTCTGGTGGGGATACAGTAAGGAAAGAAAAGGTGGGGCTGATAAAGGAGCGCGGGGATTGTGGTTTGTGGTTCGGTTTCGAAATTGGCTTAGAAATTGAAATGGAAGTCCCCCACGCCCAAACACCTTTTTTACATGTGTAAAAGAATTGTAAAAGGGTGGTGGTGTCCCTTTGGTTGGCACGCTTCCTGCGCACGGTCGGGCATACGTATAACTACTTAGTATAAGGACACGAAAAACCCGCCCTCGTTTTATACAAGGACGGGCAAGAATTATATAGGATTTACTATAGTGTTTATACTAGGGCCAGAGATAAATCGTTAACGCTAGTACACAAATGATAATTTCCACGGGTAAGGCATTGCGAAAGGTTTACAGAGGGAGCGCGCAACTTGTGAAGAGTCGCGCGCCGTGTCTTATCCTTTCGTGCCTTACTCAGCTTTAGCGGGGAAAAGGTCGGTGAATTCCTTCGCGACAAGGTAGAGTTGCGAGCGGGCGGCGGGGGAGAGGCTCAAACTCTCTTCGACCTCACTCCACGCCTTGCCAGCCTTGCGCATGTCAGAGGCTTTCTCGGCCAAGCCTTGCAGGCTCTTATCAAAACCCTCTTCCTCGGTCAGGGCGGCGCGCCACTGGGTCGCAGTCGCATTGACCTTGCCCGCGCTCCGACTTTCCTTGGCCATGCGTCCGGCGACGGTGGCGAGAGTTTCGATCCCCCCGAGGGATTCGGCCAACTCGGCCAAAACCGTGCGCGTGATACGTTCGGACGAATCACCATGCGCGGCGTCAAACTGCTCCTTGAGTCGGTCAGTTGCATTGCGCGCTTTCTTTTCGGCGTCGGGCATACCCTCAAAGGCGGAGAGCATGATCGCGAGTCGGGCGGCATGATCGAAGGACGGGGCGGGGGGGAGGGCCTTCACGGCTTTGGAGGCGAGGGCGAGGGCGGAGACGAGGGCTTTGATATTGGCGGACATAGTAGGATTGCTCTAATGCAGTAGTTTTGCGAACTGGGAAACGTGCCTTTGTGGCTTTACTAGTCGTTTACCTTACTAGGTTGTTTCAAGGGTGAAACATAGAGGGGTTTATACGTTTAATATAAAACCCTGTGGTGTTTAAACCTTGAAGGGGGGGGGCAATCCAGAGTGCCAGCAATTGCGAACATTGCCAGAATTGCGAGGGCGGCGGCCAAGTGCCAAAGGAACATTGCAAGGCCGGTTTTGTTTGAGTTGCACATGAAGGAAGGGGAAAGAGTGTTTGAGCTGTTTTACCGTTGGGCTTGCTGCCTTTCGATGAGAAGACAAAAACCTTTCTTTGTTTTCCTGACAAGCCTTTGTTTTGTTTCTCTAAAAAATAGTTTTTTCAATCCCGTAAACCGTTGGAAACCCCTAGTTTCTGAAAGCAGAAAAAACAGAGCGAAAATGAAATTGTCACGCGCGCCCGGCTTAAAACTGTGTCAATCCTCTTTTGTGTAAAACAAACGTAAAAAACGGAGTGCTGGCCGGGGGATTGGGTAGGGCTTTCGTTGTCTCTCTTAGTGTGACGCGCACGCATGCCCGCGCTCGCGCGAATAACCAAAACGGCAAACCTTGCAAGGCAATCCATCTAAGTAATTCTACGTATGGCAGTCAGCGGGCTTTTTTCAAAGTCAGTCCCCTACGATACCATTTCAAGCCTGCTATAAGAAAAAGTCAAGACGGAATTCATACGTAATCTTACTTAGTGATGATCCGCATTTTTGTCTTGCTTTCGTGGTCCGCTCTGTCATGCTACCCGCCATCATACGTAGAATTACCTACTTGACAAACAGATTGGGCGGCGGGCTTTTTCTGCCTTTGGCTTTCTAAATAATTAAACCAGAGCGGCTTGCCTTTTATTTATTTGGCCTTCATTCATTAATATTTCGGGCATTCCGTCTTTCTTATTTGCAACTTTTATTTTTATTATTTGGGCGGCCCGCCCCAGTATTTGAAACTTTTTCATTTGTTTTTCTGCCCGCCTTCCCTTTTATTCCCGCTCTGTGTAAACTCATTTCACGAACATACCTCCCTAGTATTTAACGCGACGCTTCCCTCTAAAGGCCTCGGCCTTCCCTATCAAGCCTAGCGACTGAAAAGCAAGGGTGTTCAAACACTGAAAACAAAACGAAACAAAGGAAACGCGGAATGAATTTTATTTAGAATCATGTAGGAAAAACTATAGGAATACTCAGAAAGACTTTTATTTATCCCATGCAGTTTTGGGAATTTTTTCGTGTCTATATACTTTCAAATACGGCGCGTTTTTATTTGCCGACCTTTCGTTTGTCTTTCGTTTTAAGGCGAAAACCTTTCAAAACTTACGAAAACCTTTCGTTTTAGGCTAAAGAGCTTTCGTTTTGCTTTCGTTTTTGTAAAAAAGCGCGAGAGATAGGGGGAGAGGACATGTAAACCCCATCCCTAAAACAAAAAAACCTTCTGTCATTCTTTATTTGTTTCCATTCATTCTCTCCTATATCGTTCTTTCATTCTCTATCTATTTATTTCCTTTGTTCTTCTTTACTGTTTAATCTCTATGGGGTTGTTTTATTTATTGCCTTGTCTGGATTACTTTTAAGAGCTGACGCGAGGCGTCAAATCTTTCGCAAACACCTCTGCATTAAACTATTTACGTAACTTTTGAATCACCGCATCTTCGATGCATTCAGAGGGTGCCGCGCCCCTTTTATTTGACAGAAAACCGACCGACTTTTGACCTCATTTCAAGCCCCTTTTCAGCCCTATATTTAGGCGATCAATCCTTATGTTTTTACCCTTGGCTTTAATCATTCAGCCGGATCGTTATTTAGAATCATTCTTAATAAGGAACCATTCTTAGTAAAACAATTCTGTCGGGCTTTCCCTTGGGTTTTCCGCCCTCTATATTTGTTTTATCGGTATTGCCGCCCGTCTTAATTCCCCCGAAAGGCAGGTTTGTATTTAATTCCCCCGATCAGAAACTCGAAAGGTAAAACGCGAATTGATTCCGTTATTGAGACCAATTCTCATTTATCCATCTTTATGTCTTGGTACAAAAAACCCGCCCCCAGAATTAAATCCAGAGGCGGGCAGAATACTTTTACCGCAATTCAAACTTATTTTCCGGCAGTTCCATGTTTTCCATATTCGGCCCGCTTACATATTGCCCGGCCATATCATCATACTGTTCAATAATACCATCGCGGACCATTTCCGTAATTGCCTTTTCAATCATTTCGTCAGTCAGACCTTCCGATCCGATATACTGTTGCCGGATCTCATATTTAATTCCGGGAAAGCCGGTCGGACCCATTGATCGAACTCTGAGCGCGATTGTATATTTCAGGCTGAGTTTTTCGTTTGGTTGCATATAGCGAGGCTCTGACGAATTAACAATATAAGAGGCGAACTCGGAAAAGTCGCCGTTACGATCATCTTTTTTGTTTTTCATGGTAGTGTTCTTGTTACATTTAAGACAATGACAGGAAACCGGACGAAATCAAGCTAATTTATCCTGTTTTTAAAATACTTTTCTAAAAAATACCCGCCTCAAATTAATAAAGCGGGCAATCTGTGATTTTTATTCCAATCCCTTCAAATCTTCGATCTTCACGGAATATCCGCGCGAAAAGTCAAAGTGATTGATCTTCTGACACCAAGGGCAATCCCAAGTGAAATTTTTCGACAAAACGCTTTGGAAAGATTTTTTTTCGCAATGCGGGCAAGTCATTTCCAAGCGGACCAAACCTTTGACAACGATTTTTTTGTTTTGCATATATTAAAGAATGGAGGCGGAATTGCCTTTACATTCTTTAATGCCAAGAGATTGAAGTGTTTTTCATACAGGGATCTGATTTATTTTTTGCTTATTTCGGAATTGTTTTTCAGTCCGCCAGAGCCTTTTCCCATTGCTGACTATGCATTGCAATCATATGCGGGGCGACATTTCCGGCATTTCCGTTTTCTGCAAACGTGCAATCCTCCCCATAAATAACCCGCAAACATTTTTGACGGAAAGACAAAGGGAATTTGACCGGATTGTCATAACCAAGACTTGCCCTTATGAAAGGATTTTTGCTCACGCCTGTATGCACGCGGACGGAAAGATTAAATTTTTCTTTCAGGATTTTCTTAATTTCGGTGGATTTCATTGGTATTTCAGTTATTACAATTCAGATAATGACAGACGCCCGGCTTCATTGCAAGGCTTTTATTCCGAATTCTGAATTTTATTTTCCGATTTAAATCAAACCCGCCTCCCGATAAGAATAATAACCAAGCCCCGCCGGATCATTTTCGGGCAGCCCGATAATAATATGATCGCGGAACTGAATATCCATAATGCCCGCCGCCTCTCTTATTTTCCGAGTGATTTGACTATCAGCGGAGGAAGGGCCGGGATCTCCCGTAGGATGGGAATGGGCCAGAATAAAAGAATTGCAATTCGAAAGAAGAATTTCCTTTATTACTTCCCTCGGAGTCACCAAACATTGATTGTCGGTCCCGATTGAAAGAATGCGGGTGAATTTAACAATCCCGCGAGTATTCATCCCGACCAAAACCGCATATTCTTTATTTGGATTGAAATCGCGGATTGACCAGAGGAAATCTTTAATATGTTTGTAAGCGGAGGCCGCATCTATCAATTCAACCGCTTCAATTTCTTTTTTGCGGTAGGAAATAACTGGTTCGTAGATTGTCATGGCGGAGTTTTTCGAGTGTTTTCGGATTGGTTTCGCTTGTTACTCCTAAACCATAGCAAAGCCCCGCCCTGTTGCAAGACAATTCTAGCTGAATTTTAGAATTATTTTCAGATTTTTTTAATTCGCGGGCAAATAACTGGCCCCGCCTTTACTTAATTTCAATCCGAGTCCGAGCATTGCAACATTCATTCCCTCCGTTGTCTTAAAATTCATCACTTGATCCAGTCCGCCGCCCTCCGCATGTAATAACACTTGCCAATTAAAACCAGAGGGAGCCGCGCCGGAAATTAAACCAAACGCAAAGGTATTGCTTTTCATAGTCGGGGTTTATTTGAATTTTATTTCAAACCTCTGTAAGATTTTTCCCCCAATAGGTTTTCAGGTATTTGTCCAAGGTATATTTCTCAACCGTATGTAAATCACGCCCAAGCACCCAATCCGGCGCGAATGCAAAACATTTTTCCGCATTTTCTTTTGTCAAAACCGCATTCCGAGCAATCGCAAAGCCTGTGCCGGTCTGTTTATTTTCTTTGTGTTTGGTTGAAAAATTATATCCGCCGAGACGATCAATCTCGATATACCCAATTTGTTTTCCGTCAGATATATAACAGTAACAATCGTTATTCTCATTAATAAAAACTCGGAAGCCCCATCCCTTAAGAGTCTTAACGGTTTCCAGAAGCATTTCTTTTGTGATATTCATAATCCAATCCTTTTTTATTTTTAGATTATTTGTGTTATTCCGCCGTGAATTCCATCATCGTACCTTTACGGATTTGCGCCGCCGAGCGGTTTTTATTGAATTCCTCGCATTACTTCCGCGCCTGCTCATAAGTCAAACCGGTATCAACCGTAATCTTTCGCGCGCTGGCGAAGGTTTTGAAATTCGTGCAGGAGCGTTTGAATGTTTTGTAAAAGGTAGGATTCATTTTCGGAGATTTTCGTGTTTGGTTTTTTATTACTCCCCTACCCTGACAGGCAAACCGGGGAGAGTCAACCCTGTTTTTCGGAATTTAAACAGTTTTTCCGTTTTTATTGTTTGTCTTCGGTCTTAACAAAAACAAATTTCCCAGTGACTTTATGAGAGGAGTTGAAATACTTCATATCCTTCCCCTCCGTCCTCTGTATGAGATGCGGGGATGGGCAATCCGGCATTATAATTCGTTTACAACCCTTATCACAAGTAACCTCCCAGAGAAGATCATTTACTTTCCGCCCTTGGTATTTCTGGCCCTTGGTAAAATATAGATTATCAAAATTACCGATAGGAGTAAAGAGGGCGGTTTCAGAACTGTTTGTATTCATAATTGTTTCTTGCTTCGCGGCGAAACGGTTATTTCGCTTCGCTCAATAATTTTTGTAGATTGTTTTTTATTTCTTAAGTTCGACCAACGTTTCATTTGCCATCCCAATCCTGTTTATATGGGTATCCCGACCTTCGGAAATTAAAAGGCGGGCCAACTCAACGGAAATTCCGTGATGCTCGGCAATCTTTTCGAGCGAGATATAATTATTAACCCAATCAAGATAAAAGGCGCGGGCGAATTCTTTTGCGGATGTATTCATTGTTATTCAGGCCGCGATCAAAAAACTTCCGTTCTTTTCAATATAATTCAGGCGGGTTAAATCCGCCGCGCTCAAATCATGAATTGTGCCGCCGGGCGCTTTGAAAATCCAGCCGGAAATGTTTTTCCAACCATTTTCAGCGCAAATCAAAACGGCTTTGAGCCAAGCCTGATATTTCTCCCAATCGGTTCGAGTGTCATTCATGGTCGGATTTGTTTTTAGATTGTCTGTATTACGTTTATGACTGTATAGAAAGGTCGGGCAAAGTCAAGGCGGAATTCGGGATTTATTCTGATTATTTATTTCGCTTCAAATCATATAAAAATTGAGTGCAGTCTGATAATTTAGGAAGCTGGCCTATATTTGCCGCATAGGGCCAAGTCCATTTCTTCCAAAGAGAAAGAATATGTTTAGCCCGCGCCAAGGTTAGTTTATGTATTCCGAATTCATTCAAAGAATCTTCACAGGTTTTATTTAATGCCGGACCCTCCGCTTGCGCAATATGCCGAATCGTAATTTCAATACAGCCGACCGCATCTGCCGCCTCTAAAACATTTTTCAAAGTCGCCCGACCCATTTGATCGGGCAAGGAAATGCGAGTTTGAGAATAAAAGTCTAAGGTTGTGGCCATTTTTTTTCGGGATTCAGCCTCCCGGAAATATCCAAAACCGTCCCGCGCGGCCAAAACTCTGACTTTTTCAAAATTCTCAGGCTGAGAAGAAAGAATTTGCTCTTCCGAGCCGATTTTCCGACCATATAGAAGTTTCTGATTTTTCATATTTCAGAGTGAGTTTTTGTTATTCCCCGTGCTTTTCATGGGTTTTCAGATCGTCTTAATAAATTCCAACAACTTTTTCGCCTGTTCAAGGTTGAGATAGGAAGTCTTAATTTCAATGCTTTCCGGGGATGAAACACGAATATCCGACAGATATTCTTTAAGACTGGCGTGAGGCGAACGATAAAGAGAGAGATTTTCTCGAATTTCTCCATTGTGGCCGCTTTCGGCTGGCACCCCAACAATTTCCGCCAAGGTTTTAATAACCTCTTCCTTCCCCGTTTTATATTTATGACTGCTTTCCCACTTATTTAACCATTCGGAATAATACAATTCAAAATCCGGGAAGAATCGGGTTTTAATACCCTTTGCAATTGCCTCAACGGGGCGATCAATACTGAAACCGGCGGACGGAGGCGAAATCTTTTTACCTTCCTTATCATAAATTTCCGAAATGCTATAATTGGGCAACTTCTTAAAATATGGAGTGATTTCAAACTTCCCGCGATAAACATCGGGGCGGAGCCAGAAACCTTTTGCCGGGTCAGTCTTAAAGGCAAACCGGGCGCAAACATCCTCCGCCTTCATTTCGACCTGATAATCAGGGAAATATACGGACAGAGCACCCACGAGGGCGACAAACTTTTCTTTATTTAGATCGGTGGTATTCATTAGTATGAGTGTTCGGAGTTGGTATGGGTGTTGCAATTAAGAGAATGACCTAAACCGAGCGAAACGCAAGACTTTTTATTCAGATTTTTCTAATTCTTTAGCCCGTTCCAACGCTTCATCTCGTTCTTTCTTAAAATATTCTACTTCGTCGCGTAAATCATCTATGGTAACATTTAATTTCTCTATATCGCCTTCCAGTTTTTCAATTTTCTCCCCTAGTTCTTTTTCAACTTCCCCTGCCTTATCTTCCCACCACGATCCCCATTTACGGAGCGCATCATGAATTTTCCGCGCCTTTTCCATTTCCGCAATAGCCTCATCAATATGCGGACAGGAATAATCAGGTTCTTTTGGGGCGGGCATAATTAGAAATAGCGCCGGACTGAATCGGGGCTTTTAGTAAACGTAAGAGCAATATTAGAAAAGAAAATTATAGCCTCTTCTCTTGTATATCCAGAATCTTCCAATTCAACATGTTTTTCCACGAATTTCTTTATATTACGCGAAAAATTCTTACTGAGCTTGAGTGACTTATTCATGATTTTTTTCTGGTCTAACTATAAAACATTTAACGGGTTTCTTACTCCGAAATCTTTTTAAGTTATATCTCGCATTAATTGCCATCGCATAACCAGATTCATTTGCAACTTTTTGCGCATAACGAAAGGCGGATTTAATCGTGGGCTTGCGCCAACATTTATCTAAATACCGGCAGGCAATTTGATAACCATCGCCCTCGCCCCAAACTTTATCGCAATAAATTCCCGGAGCGGGTGTTATTTCCCAAAGTGGTTTTTTACTTCTCATTAAAATGCTTTCTCAAAAACTTCCCCCGTGATAACAAAAGAGGCGATTCCCTCAATTCTATCCATTCCCGTTTCTTCGTCCGCCAATTCGGAAAGAAAACCGGTCAGTGTTGAAATAATAGATGGAACGGAATAAGGAACGTGCTTTTTCTTAAATGTTCCGTCTGGTTTTTTATTCGCAGCAAGAAATTCCTTTGCGCAAATGCGTTTAATTTTATCTTCAACAATGGTTTTAACTTGTTTGCGGAGGTTTGTGTGTTCCATAGATAAGAGAATGGCAGAAAGACCATCGGAGTCAAGGCGGAATTACGCCTGAAAAATCATTTCGTAAAACTCCCCAAAGGCTTTCCGCCAATCTTTATTTCGGAAATGCTTTTCCTGCTTCCAGAGATATTCACGAATCCAAACGGCCTCGTCTCTATGTAAGACAAAATTTGGATTGCGGACTTCGTTTTCTAAAAATTCTTTTAGTCGCCCGATTGAAAGATTAGCACAAATATCCTCGGGAATTTCCTTTAAATAAAGCCAATCCCTCCTTTCCGGTACTTTCATATGATCTTCTGGCCACTCAATATAAGAAAAAATTGGCCAAAGATTGAGGCGGAATGGAATTTCGTGAGGATTCATTGGGTGTTTGTTGGCTACGTTATAAACCATAGAGAAATTCAAACCAAGGTCAAGCGGTTTTATTGGCTTGTCTGGTATTTTTCTATAATTTTCAAAACATTTTGCCAGTCATCACACACAGAAACGGCTCGTTCTTTCGCCTCACAATCCTCGTCCGGCATATCAAACCGGCCTATGATTTTAGAATGAGTCGGACCATTCAGGCGAACCTCATACAAGCCCTGTCCGAGTTTATAAACATAACATGCCTTATCGGAGGATTCATGGACGATCTTATCTTCGGATTGAATTTTCATTTCCGGCCCTCGCTTTTCTTTAATTCCCACCACCCCGAATATTCGGTATCATGATCGTTATTTTCCCAAACACTACACGAAAGCTCACCAGAGGTATAACCATTGGAAATTTGCTTAACGATCCTTTCCCAAGCCATTTCTTCCAATTGTTCGTTATGCTTATATGAGATCGGAGCTTTATCGTCTCACCACCAGCGATAATTAATAGCTAGATTGCGTTCAATTTGTGTTGAATTATTCATTTTTTAGTCTCCTGTATAAAATAGCGATTATCCTGAATAAAAAGAGTCTGTCCGGGTTTGATTGGGGGCTTCCCGATATGAATTTCGCCCGACTGAATTTTTTCCTTAATTATCTTATTGAAATTAAAATCAGAAAATCCCGCATAATAGGGGGTATAATAAGACTCAGCGTGGGCCTTACTTGGGAAATATGAAGTGCCGGTTATCATTTTTTTTGTTCGCCTGAAGGTTTTCGGTCTTGATTACAGGGAAGACAATACCCAAAAATCCTGCCTTGTCAAGCAATTCCACGCCAATTCAGATAATCTTTCAGAGAATTCCCCACGGACTTTTCATGTAAAGGCAGTTTATTTAAAAATTCTTTCTTTGACCCCTCCGTCAGAAATATTACTGCAACGGCATGATTGAATTCATAATAAAAATGGACAAGCCGCCCGCCATGCATTCCGGTCATATCTTCATAAAAATGGATTATCCGATTGTCTGGATAATAAGATCCGTCAATATATGTCGGGAGTTCGTAGGGTTTGATTCTCATGACGGAAGAGTAATTCGGCTTTTATTGTTTTTCAGTCAGAAATACAGCGTAATCATACTCCGTCTTATTAATCGTAGAGGAAACCTGTTCGGCTTCATTCCAAAGTAAAAACTCTGTCTTGTCTTCGGAATAGCCCAGAAAGCGCCGTCGCTTGTCACACATGGCCTTCCGATCAATCTTTGGAACATACCCCAGCTCTATCTTCCGCTCGATATACTCTTTTTTATTTCCGGTCCTTAGTCCGTCATTGTCTTCCCAGCGAATTAAAGCGGTTAGGGTTTTCAATTGTTTTCCGGCCTTCATACGATCCGAACTTAGAAAACCGTTGAATGAGGCTAGAAACTTCTCTTGTTCCGCCTTTTCTTTTTCCTCTTTCTCTTCCCGCTCTTTAAATACCCTTAATCGGTATTCCGCATTTCGGATTTCAATCTCTTTGAATTCTAATGCTTTGGATGGATCATCAAAGATATATCCGCCCTTCTCTCCTCGTGAATCATACCAGCTCGGCAACATATAGCGAACCGGATTGTCGGAGATTTGACAGGGGGTAGATTCTTTTAATTCGTCTAGGGTAAAGTCTTTCATACTCCATATTTCCTCCCAGCGGATTCCCTCATTTGCTTGGCCAAGGCAACAAGGTCTTTAATATCTTTGTGCAGATTGTAAACATTCTCCCAGCTTACAGGAAAGCCCATCGGGCCAAATTCAGACCAACCGCGACGAATCGCCTGTTTCAGCCTTTCGTTTTTATTTGCCCGGCGAATAAGTGCGACAATAACCGCATCCCCATCAAACATTTCAAAACAGTTATCAAAAGATCGGGATTGAATACCTTTTGTAAAGCATTGAGCGGCATAGTCCACTCGGTATTTGAAATTATCTGGATTGATTGTTTTCACAGCTTTGGCTTTTTTGAAAATTTTACCGCAACAGAATCAAACTTTCTAACAAATTGAACATAGCCTTTTCTCTCACTTATCTCTGATAAAATTTCTTCTGCCGCGCTGCTATCAGCAGCCAGTATGGCGACTGGAATATCTTTTGCATCAATTGTAAAAGAATCCGGGCCTTCACTAACTTCAAGTTGATCGCAAGATAAGCGAAAAGAATGAAACAAATAATCAGAAATGGAAATTGTTTTCATGTTTGATTTCGATTTACAGATAAGACAATACCCGACAGCCCGGCCAAGTCAAGGCAACATTTTCTCAATTATCCATTTTTGGTTTCTGAATTCGTGTTCATTCAGTAAAACTTCTTTTATGATCGGCCTGTTTTCCATTTCTAAATCCGCCTTAATTTTCTCCGCTGTTAATTCAGCGAATGCCCGATCCTTAAAGATTCCCGCCCGGCCATCATAAATGTAATCCGAGCCCTTGTAATACACCGCCGGGACATTCACCCCATAATACTCCAAATCATGAGACAGAAGACTATTTTTGTATCCCGTTACTTTCCGCGCGACTTCCCGGAAATTAACCCAAAAGCGGCATGAATCATCATAGCCACAAGCGGTTTTATTACTAACAATAGAACCGGCGGGGATTGTGAAAGAGTAGCCTCCGCGAAACTTATTAACGGGGTAATCCTTGATTGTCTTAACAGTCTTATAGGTAGCCTTCGTTGTAGTATTCATGGGTTTATCAGGTATGATAATGCACAGAAAACGGAAAACGCTTACTCTAAATGACTTCGCGCAATACGGTCGCCTTGTAATACATCTTCACGGAACTCATAATCATCCGGCACGATATTTACATTGTACAGATACTTGTCCAAGTGATACCCTAGGAAATCCTCTAGTTCCTTGTCTGTTATTTGTGGAAATCGCTTAAGATATAACTCTAAAGCGGTTTTTCTAGTTACGTTGATTGTGGAATGCGCACCCATGATTAGTCCTTATAATCCTCAATGATTGCTGCTATATTATTATTTGCCGATTGAATTTCTACCCGCTCTCGTTCGGCCAATCCGAAATGAATTTGCCCCAATTCGGTCTCATTCCGCCCCGTGATATAAATTCGGTCTCCGCTGTTCCAAATCTTCCCAGCCATGCCAAACCGATAAATAATTCGAGCCTCTTTAATTTCCCCATCAAACAATTCGCCGAGGGTCGGCAAGGCATCACTGATTGGCCAAGTTGTATTTAGATCCCCGAAGAGATTGTTTGTAATGAGGTATCGAATAATTGCACAGGACTGTTTATTGTTCAGCTTCATAATGTTTTATTCGGTTGGAATTGTGGGTATGACTTCCAAATATCTTTCGCCATCCAATTGAAAAATAAACTCTTCGGCAGGGAGCTTTTCCGAAAATTCGATCACGGGTTTATCATGATAGAAATTTTTATCTCCAGCCCTATGAGAGAAATATCGGCGATGGGTTTTATTTACGATGGTGAATTTCATGGTGTTTGTATTACGATAATGAATCTAGGGCGGATTTTCCGGTTTGTCAACCATTTTACGGATTAAAAGTAAATCCCCATTCTCTGTCCGGCCAAAAATACTCTTCTCCGCCAAGGCAACAACAGAAGGGCTCGCCGGATTTTGTTTGAAAATCAACATGGTAAGCCAGAGGAATGTTTGTCAGGGCGTGTCCATCTGCCTTGAAATATCCCGCATGATGAAAATCATTAGGATCTAAATCATGAAAATATATAAAACCAATTAAGTTCATATTATTACTGTTTGAATATAGTATTAACGGCCCGCTCAATATTGTATTCGGATGTTCCATCGGGCATCAAGCAAACAGGATGCAGTCCGGGCCAATCCGTTTTAATGCCAATGGCTCCGAACATTTCTTCCACTTCATCAGTCAGAGCTTGATAACGATCATGGTGAAATTTTTGCTGGCTGGCAATTATTTGGCCATCGGAATACCGCTCCCAATGCGTGATTGATTGGTGAATTTTCTTTTCGATCAGTTGTATGAATTCCGCCCGTTTGTCGGGATTATAAAGGCTGGCGGGGGATGATTATGATAGACATTTTATTTAGATAAGTTAATTGTTAAACCAGAGAATACTAACCACTTCTGATATTCTTCGCAAGACTCTCTTAGTTTCTCCTGCGCGGTCTGAGAATCAACAACATCCTCTTCCAGAGGTTTGTATACCGGCAAACGGCGTTTGAACTGTCTATCCGGTGAATTTATCCATCTGTTTCTCTAAGATCCATTTGCATTCGTCCGGCAGTATTACTTCATTAAGTAAATGTAAATCTTCATCGAAAGACACCACAATTGCATATCCTAAATCCCAGATCGTCGCTTTTAATTCTTCCCCATCGGATTTCCTTAAAACGAAGCCTTCCCATAGCATGTCTTTCATTTGCCACCCCCGAACAGACTCCGTTCTTTAACCAGCCCGATCTCCTTTTTGATCTTCTGGATGGTCGGAAGAGAGATATTTAGATGGGTCCGAATTTCTTTCCCAGTAAATCCCTCTCTGAGATAGTCTTTGACTTCATCCTTTATTTTATTCGGCACAGCTTTTCCCGGCCCCCATGTTTTCTTAAACGGAGTGGGCGCATTCTGGCCAGACTGAATGGCATTGATTTTCTTCTCGTCCTCCGGTTTAATGACCGGGTTCATAAGATTATAGCGGGGCGAATTCGCATACCGAGGCGGGGTCTGCATTGACGATTCAATCAGCGCGCGCAATTTTGCCGTTCGGGCGACCATTTTCTTTTCAAGCTTCTCAATGGAGGCGATTTCACGGGAGACCTTTACATTCATAGTCAGCATTTGTATTCCTTTGTTTGTGTTTGTTTTGTGTGTTTATTTTTATTGATTGGCTTAAAGAGTAAAGGTTTGTCGATCCTTTTTCTTCTTGCCTTAACGAGAACAAACATACGAGGAGAAATGCCGAAATCAAATGCAAAGTAAGGGCGAACTCCCCTAATGAAGCATGGGGGAAATTACTGGAAATACATAGGGAAATTGTAAAAAATTATGAAGCAAGAAGTGTGTCAAGTTTAAAAAATTGTCAAAGAATACCGCCTGAGCACAAAAAAGCGGACTCTAATTAAAGAGCCCGCGAAGACAAACCGACCTGATTTATTTTAATTTTGATAGTCTATTGGCCGTTCTAATTGTTTGATTTTATGTTTTAGATTGTAGATTGTTGCGGAGTCATCTGGATCGCTAAATGGGGATATAATAATAGATATGTCGTTAAAATTCAGAGATACCATCCCTCGGATATTTTTAGACTCCATAGCCGCTTTCTGACAGGCAATATAGATTGAATCGCCCTTTTCTGCTTCAATGATTTTCATAAAATTAATTCAGAACTGCCGTTGTATAAAACGTCCAAACTCCGTTCGTCTGACTGTTCGACATGCATTCCAATCGGCAAGCCTCGTTCTTTATATCTTGAAATTCCTCCCGACTGATTTGTTTGTCGTCCGCATAATATTTAATGCCGGAATGCAGCCCGCCGGTGTGTTTTTCAATCAATTCAATATGTTTGGTGGTTTTCATTTTGCTTGTTTCACGGCGCAAAGCAATTCACTTCGCTCATTGTTTTTGTTTTTTCAGTCAAATTGTTTCTGGAATACCTCTAGGAATACCTCTCCGTTCAACCCGATAATATTTAGAATTGCTTCCGTCATACTGTCCCAATATTCGGCGGGATCGCCCTTTGGATAGTCTTGATAATGAAAGACCCCGCCGAGCTTGCAATTCAAGTATTTCCCGGTAATTTTATTCCGAATTCCGTATTTAGCGGTCATGTTTAAACATTGAGGTAAAAGCTCTTTACTGTCAAGGGTTTTTCTTTATTCTGTTATTAATTCTCAGGCGAAGGATTTGAAAGGCTCGACTCGTTTTGCTTTCCCAATACCTCGGATATTGCCCCGCCCCTTTGCAATCATCACATTCATCCCCGTATTTAGGATGCCGACCTGTTCCCGCACAAACACAGCAGCGCGAATTGTTTTCCCACGGCTTAGTCCGATAATACCACCAGAAAAACAAACCATCTTTCATTCTGAATTTCCAATGATAATACCAATCGGGCCAGCTATCAGGAGTGAAGCGCCACCAGTTTAATTTCAAATACTGAATGAATTTAATCATAAACAAACATTCCTGCTTTCCAGTATTGCCGCCCGGAAAGTAATTCTGGATAGTTTAATATTTCCACACGCTCAGAACTCTTGTATAAATGATGTCCATTTTCGGAATCCCAACCAACGCAAGTAAAACCGGCTATTTTCGTAAATTCATCGAAGAAATTAACCGACCAGCCCTTTTGGTTAAAAACTATTTTGCCATCAATTGTGATCTTTTCTTCTGGTGGGCTGTCAGTTGATTTACAGCCATAACATTTAGTATAATGCTGGACAAGTCTATCACCTACCCTTACATTCATATTCAGCCGCCAAGGGATTTCCTTTTTCATACGAATACCCTCACAACCCAATGTTCGGGCGAATATTCAATCTTTTTATACTGAATACCGCACTTCTCAATCACCTCCCGCGCATATTTCAGACCGTCTTGAAAGAGATTACAGACGGAGAATCCGAATGTCGTCTCATAAGTGGAAAAATCTTTTATACCTTTCTCTATCAAGCTCTTCCGCATTTCGGTAATGATCTTTTCACGCCTTGCCCTCATATCCTCCGCTTGCTTATTTTTCTTCTCGATCTTGTTCAGAATCCAAGCCGCATCATAAGATTTCGGGGGTTTGGAAACAGAAAGGAGAACATCGAAATTTGACATATCCCGCACACAAAGCCCGCATTCGGTTTGGATAAGTATAGGGCGACCAATGATCATGGATAGCTCTTTTTCAAGGCCAGATGAAGGTGTATAACTCATATAATTCAGACTATGATGCCGTGCTACCCGCTCGTCAATCACTTTTCAGCTCTGCCTTCCGAATTTTCTTAAACTTATTATTTCCGATCATGAAATAATGATTATTGACTTCCAGCCATTTCTTAAAAGACAGTCCCCAGCCAATCACCCCAGCATTCAGACATTGAATATATTCCGCAAGAAGTTTTTGTAATTCCTTCTCTATTTGCCATCTCTCAACAATCCCAGCTTTCCGATATTCTTTCGGGCTCAGACCGTTTCTCTGACGGAAGACTCTCTGGAATTGACTTTCGGATTGAAAGCCGGATTCAAAACAGGCTTCTTTCGGGCTCTTACCTTCATCAATTAGTCGGCGGGATTCGGAAAATCTCAGACCCTGAATGTATCGGTCAAACGATTGGCCGACTTCCCTGTTGAAGGTCTTACTGAAGTTAAACCGATTCAGGCGGAATTTTTTGGCAAGCTCCGTCGCCTTCAATTCCGAACGGAAATTCTCTTTGATATAATCTAGGACGGGCTGAATATTCATACGATCAGTCTGATGTTACGTCCCTAACCTGACATTCAATCTTCTGTATGTCAATCCAGAAAGGACATAATACCTCGGAAAATTGAGCTTCATTTAAAAGGCGACCTACCAAGGGTTTATACCAATCCCGATTTTTTTGTGTCTGAAGAACCCGATACATTATTACGGTTTGCATAATAAATCCCTCTAACCTTTTATGCATTAATCGGTTTCAAGTGAGGACAAAGAGCAAAAACATACTGCTGATCTAACTCCATTAAAAACGTTCTCCGCGTGTCTATTTTGTAGATATAACTGCTTTTATCCCTCTCCTCTTTACGTAATACCGCATACGGAAGATCTACGGCGAGAATTGTATGAACATCCCCCATTCCACTTCTATCAGTCTTGGCAATCGTTTCAATGGAAGAGTCGGAAAACGAAGGCTGTTGCTGAATGAACGGCTTGTTTTCAAGCACGGTTACAATCATTCCAGAATGAAGTTCTCCGGGGGAAATTTGTTTATTCATTTGTTTGTTTCTTTTTGCCTTACTTGTAGTTTCCGTCTCAGAATTGATTTAGTTGCCGGGCTTCTTTTTCCGCGTCCTGCTTGTATTTAAACCAGCGGGCGAACCTTTGGGAATACTTTTTTCCAGTCGGGGACACACAGGGGATCGGCGGGTCAATCCGAATGATAAAACCGTATTTCCGTTTTGTATATCCGGATTGAGAGGCAAGACAGACAGAGTATTTATGAGGCTGGATAAACATTTTTATTTCCTATCGGGCTATATAGCGATAGATCGCATAAAACATTGAGGATATGAATCCCGATGTTATCAGAACCATGCAGCCGAGGGCAAAGTAATCGTAGGAGCGGATTTTCATGACGGAGAGGTTTGTATTTTTAGTTCAACCAAACAATCTCCCAACGGAAGCAATTCAGCGTCAGATATTTATTACGGTGGGTCGGCTTAGATTTTTGGAACCAAGAGAAGATTGCTTTCTGCTGAGTCTTCTCTTTATCGGCCCAAATCCGAACATCATAATTCCGACTTCCCCTCATAATTCCGAGAGGGTCAGAAGTTGGAACTTTTTCGCAGAATACGGAAAGAAGATTTGTTTTCGTGCTGGTTGAAGTTTTCATGAGTGTTTCGTTGTTACATTTAGAACTCTGACAGAAATTCCGATTTTGTCAAGCGACTTTCTTCTCTGATCCCTCGCAAAATGGAGAATATTGTTCGCGCGGCCAACCACAAGCCGTCTCAAAATTTTCATTTGGCCCACCCTCTGTCTTATAACAAGTCATGAGTCCGTGTTTTACAATTCGGGCATTCGGCATAAATTCGGAAATCGGTTTAACTTCACCTCCCCTGCTATCAGCCACAAGTTGAATCCAACCCTCGGGATAAGATGCATTATGAGCCTCTGCTGCCATATTGCCGGACTGAAGTTTTTTTGTCCGTATGGCCATTTCTCCAATCTGAGCGCAGGAAAGTTTAATGCCAGTATCCAAGGCGACTCCTTTGGCTATATTAATCAGGCCGACCGTTTTATCCTGAGTTACCATCGGGATGATCCACCAGCCCTTTGTATCTGTATAGGGCGAGCCGTTTGCCGTCGCACAACAATCGGAGACAATCTTTCGGACTGAATTACGAATACGGATTATTTTATTTACGAGGTGGATGCGTTTTAGAAGGTAGGAATCAGTGATTGTATAAATGATTTGATCGCCTTTAATATAATCCATTCGGAATTGCTCGCCGATACGGGTTTTAATTTGCTCGATCAGGGTATGATCGTGTTGGGCTCGCGCCCACTTTAGATATTCCCGGACGGAATCATTATAGATGGATGGAGCGGTGGATTGTTTTACTTGTGTATTCATTGGTTTTTATTCGTTTCAGATAAAAGAATGGCTGGAATTCTGGTTTTGTCAAGCGGTTAAGACCTCTTTATCCGTAAATGTTTTACAGGAAATCCCGCTTGTCCATACGGTAAAAATCCATTCTCCGTTAATAAAATCAGGTAATGGAATAGAGCACCCTTTAAATCTTTCTTTCAAAATTTCAAATGCTTTATTCATTTTTTCATAACGCATTATGTTCTCTTCGGACCTCTCTATTTGACATTCCAGCGTCCGAAAAGCATCTGAGCCAATTTGAATGGTCGCGCCAGAAGGATGTTTAAAATAAGTTATATCTACTTCGTGGTGGTGTCCCGAATAAACATAGCCAAGAGCATTAATCTTTTCTATTGGATTTTTCATTTTTACTCCGTAATTAGTTTCAAATCCTCATATTTGGAATTCGGTTTGATTCAGCTTTCCTCAATAATCCGTTTAATAGTCCGGGCCAAACCGGCGGGCGTCTTGTCGCCCCAAAGAGTATCAAACCGGCCATTCGGTTTTTGAGTCAGGGATAGACAGGTGGCGATTGACATGCCAATTTCGGAATCAATATCTTCCTCGCTGACAATTTTCTCACCCTCCTTAAGATTAACAATTCGCTCGGCCTCTTCCAGAGTGAATATCCCGGCTTCGGAAAAATATTTAGTAGGCTCGTCTTCCCCGAGGTATTTACCGGACTTGAGTTTGATTGCGTAGTTCATATTCAGATTGTGTTTGTGTTACGATTCAGACAATAACTCGGCCCGTGCATATTGTCAAGTCCTTTATAGAGTTTTTCTGTATTTTTAAGTCATTTCTAATATATGATCGACCTCTAAATCAAATGAAACCAAGTCCGGCTTGATTACAAATTCAGAGGCTAGACAAACATTCATTCCCTGAAGAGTCTCGAAATCAATCATTTCAGAGTTCAGTTCATAATAAATCCGACGATAAGCGTTCCGAACAGTATATATCCGGACCAAGAGCTTATCATCCTTTCCCTTCATCAGATAATTAGGAACAAGCCAGACTCTATTTCTGAGCCCCTGATTCTCCGCCGGAAGTTCACCAGACAGCCTCTTTTCTTGAACCGCCTTTGTATTATCATACGAAATCCCAACGCGGAAGACCCCATCCGTAATTTTCATCCCGGAATACTCTGATTGAAACTCCTTCCGTATTCTGAGTGGTCGGGCGTATTTAATTCGGCATAACTGCCCCTTCTTTTGCAAGATTTTTGTAACAACATACTCGGCGGGTTTGCCGATTGGGCTTTTGAGTTCTTTCTGTATTTCTATCAATTCATCAGTATTCATTTTTATGTGCGTCCCAACTCCAATCATCACTTAATTCATTCCACAAGCGGCTCCCGACATATAATTCCTCTGGGCGGTTCCTATATTTCAATGAAGCGGGGGCCAGCTTGTGATTTCTGGCCCTCTCTTGCTTAGTCCGTTTAATTGCCGCGCAACGCTTTGAACAGGATTTCCCCCATCCACGTTTCAGGTCGGCCTCACGGGCGAAATAAACCGTGCCGCATTTACAGGTTTGTTGGATGGAACTCATTTAATGTTCTCTATGTAGGGAAATTCACTACAAAGACCCTGTTCGTATTCACGAAGGATGTCAAACAAAAATTGAGTCTCCTCAAATTCAGGCCAGCAATCCTGATTATAATCCCGCCAATTAAAAAACTCCACCTTTTCATCCGATCCGTAATTAGTTCGATAAAAACCGTTTAGAAAAACAATCCCGCAAATTACTTTAACGCCTTCAAGTTTTTTATCCTTAATTTTGGCTTTGTTAAAAATTTGTAAAATATGGTTTCTGATCTGTGGCGCGTATTTTTCTTCTACTAGTGATTTCTCCGCACGAATTTTCTCGGCGAATGTATTTAATTTGGTTTTCATGGCAGACAGATATTAAGTCCAGATGGATTGATTTGCAAGATAAAAAATTCGTAAATCAGTATAAGAACCTCCAGCCATAGCCCTTCTTACAATCATGATTCTCCGCGCTTCTCTCCCCATCGCTAACAATCAGCGTGCCATCACCGTCCCATGTCCAAGCCAGCCAAAGACTTTGATTATCCCGAGAGATATAAAAATGAATTGCATTCTCGCAGTCTCCGAAAAATTCTTTGATACTTGCAGGAGGCTCGCCCTGAAACATAAAAGGTTCGACCTCAAAGTTTGAATAACAGCCAATTCCCTCTTTTGTGAAGAAATATTCGCGCAAAAGTTCTCCGAATTTATTCGGGTCTTGAATTTTGGTGGTGTCGAATGAGATATTCATGTCGGAATCAATTCTCCAAATCCTTAATAGCGAATCCTGTGTCTTCTCCATCCTCTGTGCTGAAAATCCAACCGTTCCACATAAAAAACGGATAGGCGAGCTTCTGAGCTAATTCCTGCATGATTGTGATATGGCCGAGCCATGCCCGATTGTAACAAACGGTCTTCCAGTTGATTTCGGTATCTTTATGTATCAGGGCTTTCATATTTTTAGTTTTTATGGACGAGAGCGGTTAGTATCTGACCCAAGCCCTTCTGACTTTCCCGGAAATCTTCGTCAACCTTCTCCGAACAAATACTTTTCACCTCTTCGGCCTCCGTTGTCAACAAATCAGCCAGACCAAAAAGACGGTCAGACATCATTGTGTTCCCAGTTATATTAAATGCTTGGGCTAGATAATGAATTTCTTTCGCGATTGAATTAATTCAAGAAGAAGAAGAAGCGAAGGCATCATTTACAAAATTTTTCATAATTTGGCATTTCTTTTATTCCTTCATCAGAGTCGCGCAAATATAAGACATACAGGATTCAACGGAAGGAAAGGTCATATTTTGTTTGAATGGTTCTTTTTCGGCCCGAAGTTCAACTTGATTACCTCCCCCGCGAATCGCAGCCACACGATGATCGAAAGAGTAATTGAAAGCGTAAATATCCCAATGGCCCGGATTTCGGTTGATTACTTTAAAGTTCATGATTTTTTGGTTTGTTTTTTTGGTTTACAGACAAGACTTTATCCGTAGCCGGGCTGTCTGTCAAGGGATTTGACTAGAGACTCGCCGCTGTTTTATACGTTGGGCTGCCATTGTAATGATTATTATGTTTGGACGGATTTTTCTGCTTTAATTTTTTAGGAAAATAATCTTTAAAGCCTAATATTTTAGCAGCCTCACTAATTACCTCTATATTTTCCTCGTCAAAAGAAAATCGAATAATATCCAAAACCGTTTCGGGCGTATCATTACGAAAAATTCCAACCCCGTCCCACTGGTTTAATTTTTTGCAAACAAACTCCAATTGTTTATATGATATAGAGTGAGCTAAGGCACCTCTGCTAATTTTTAGCTTGGCAAGATTCTTTGTTTTGGAGTTTTTTACGCCATCAGAAATTTTAATACAAGTCAAAGCTCTGTGGGTTGCCTCATGACAATCTCGGCATAAAACCTGTAAATCGGAAAGGGGCTCGTTCCACATATTCTCATAGGTCAAATGATGGATTTCATTACCCCATTCTTTGCATTTTTCACAAATACTACCCCTTTCTTTTAAAACTTCCAGTCTTTTATTCTTCCAGTGTTCGGTTTGGAGATAATTTTTATACGCAGCTTGTCTTTCTGATTCCATAACGGAAGGATTGCGTTTTTGGGGGTAAGGTCAAGGAAAACTTTCTTCAATCTACCCGAACCTTATATTCCGTCTGAATCATCTTTTCAAGCTCCCCCAGCCAAACCAAAGCCGCGCGAGCCGCCAAACCTTCTTTCCAAGCCGGGGAGCCCCCAGAATACACCCCGGAAAAACCTTTTGTCGGGGCGCGGAAATCTGAATTTGCAATTACGGAATAATGCTCTTTTGAGCGTTTAATTTTATTCAGAGTTACCCTCAGATTGACTTTATAAGTATCCGAACGGAGATTACCAAACTCTCTTTCATACTCTTTCTGAAGGCGGGCGAGCGGTTCGTAATCAGACGGGAGAGGCGCGGAAATTTTAATTTTGGGGAACTTCGCCCGGAAAATCTCTCCCAATTCTTTGTCATCAAAAGTCTTAACAACCGGTAAAGACCGAATGAATACCTGATCGGCGTCCGAAAATCGGTCATTCTGAACCGTGAAAATCAGGCCGTCTTCCCGCTTGATTGTAATCGTGTTCTGGTCCGGCCTTTCAATGACTTCAGCCCGAATTATTTGCCCATCAGGGTTTGTCCACTCGCGGATTTGTGCGGGCGCGGGAGTGCAGGAGGAGAGAATGAGGGCGGAGACAATCAGGGTTCGGGTTTTAGTGTTCATGACTGGACTATGACTGACTTTTGGAAAGAGTCAAGAGGTTTTCTTTACCATCCCGCCTTCTTCCTGTATTTGTCCTTCATTCGGAACGCGCAAACATAATCTCCTCTGCCCGGCAACCATAAAGAGCCATCTTTTATAACTAATCCCTCACACTCTAAATAACTGCACGGTTCAAACCAAGAAATTGGCCAACCTTGAAAAAACTTGCAATGCGTTTTAATTTTGAATGTCATAATTAAAATCTTTCGTCTTGAATAAAATTCCCATCCGAATCCGAATAGAAGACCTTCTTAATATTTAGTCCACCAACAACGCGAGCGCAGTTCGGACAAGGGCGGGAAAGGGTTGGATTATTATCTTTGTCAATTCGGACCACCAGCATTTCACAATCACTTAAATCTTCCTCGCCATAGCGGATAACGGCAGACAGTTCCGCGTGCCTACAGGCTCTATATTCGGTCAGATAACCCTTATGATTCTCGTATCGGCCAAAACGATTTGAATTATGAGCCTTTGTATAGTCATTAATCCCTATTGCAACTGTTTTACCTTTCCTATAAATTAAACAACAATGATGGGATTTTCCGGTCTTTTTTGTTTTTAGGGCGGTAGCAATTTCAATCGCGCGATTGTATATTCGAGTATTCATACAAGCCAATCAACTCTGATTCAGCGCGTCCACAGATAGAGAAAAGCCGTTTCTATCACCTGATTTTTATCTTGCCCACTGACAACCCAGCCGGAAATATCGAACGAGTCCTCCCATTTTTCACCCTTAAAACAGGACCAGTCAGAAAGTTCAAAATCAAACCACAAAAAATACCCATTCTCTTCCAGCTCTCTGAGTTTGAATTTCAGATTTTCCAAATAGGATAGATTGACAGATAAAACCTTCATAACGCGGAACCGTTTGGGGACTGTCTAATTGTTTGTCATCAGCTCCGCATTAAAGACAGGTCGGCCCGGCAAACTACGGAGGCAATCCCTTGCCAGCGATTCTTGATAGAAGTAAAAAGGCTTATCGGACAAAGAGTAACGCTTTGGAGAATTAGTATCGCGGAAGGCATATTTGTTTCCGACCATGACTGTATAACGATACCGGGAATTAACCTTCTCCAAGTTTTCTGTCGCGCGGGCAATCTCGTCCATGGCACTCAAAATGTTGCTCTGGTGATTCACTCGTGGGCTGACTTTACTATTTAGAACTACGGGGGCGTTCATTTTTCGGATTTTTATTTGATTCTAACGGGTTTGTGTTTTGGTTTGTGTTTGTCTAACGATTCAAATACTGACAGACGGAGCCGAACTGGTCAAGTGTTTTTTCGGAATTTTTCAGGAATACTCGTTTTTTTTGTATTTTTGTCTTTTTGGTCTATTGGCCCGATCATTTTCCCAAGAATCAGAACAAGGACGAACAGATATAAATATTCAGGGGTCAAAATAATATTAGGTTTTCATGCAGCGAGAGGATTTTCTCGACTGTTTTTCAGAAAGTTCGGGCATTCAATGTCAATTATGATTGCCGAATTGATCGTCAGAGAGTGATTGAAAACAGATCGAAATGATTCCCAAGTCATCTCTCGATCCTCTCCGGGATCGTAAATCAATCTGTCAGACAAGACAAAAGCATGGCGGCGCTCGCGGCAACGGCCTTTACTGAATTTTCTGTCTTTGAATAATCCAGAGACATACACTGGGAATTTCAGAGAGACCGTAATCAGATCGGGGATTACCAGTTCGAAATCTTTATTCAGATTAATGATTTCGTGAGGTATCTCTTTATCTCTCAGGCAGCTCATAACATCTCCGACATGGGTTCCCGATTTATCCGTTCGGACCAGCCGAGCGGCCTCTGCCTCGGAAATACCAAATAGCATTCCGAATGATGCCGCGCCACATGTATAATCCGTTTGTTGGCGGACATGAATTATTTTAATCGGAGGGGTCATCATTCAAGGTAAAACACTTGCCCATGTTCGTCAATTTTTGTTTTCCTTTTCATGTTAACACCGCGAGAAATCAAAAGAGCAACCAACGAATCATCATCAAAAAGTTCGGCGGCTTCTTTAGAAATTCTTGCAACAGGTTTTGACAAGTCTGGTTTATGTAATTCTTCCCATTTCATAATTCAATATCGCCCGTTGGTCCGAAATATTTCAGTGTCGCCCCGCCAATTACGAGTCGAAACATTTGGAAGTGCTTGGCCATCCATACAAAACGGTCTGCGTCATTCATTTCCATAGCCTGTATTTTCGTTCAGAATTTCACCCCAAAGGCAAAAGGGAAATGTATCATGCCGCCAGAATGCGATTTGTTTTGTTTTCATTATTTGTTTTGTTCGTGTATGAGACTGGACGGAAGACAAATGGGAGTCAAGACTAAATCATTGCCTTTCTTGCATTTTCTCTCTTCCACTCCTTGTCAGCAAGAAGCTTATGAATTCTCCGTTCAATCTGCCTCATAGCAATCTTCGTGTTTGAATTAACCATGAATCTCTCGGAGTAAAAGCCCAGAAGTGGGCCATTCCGTATTTCGGCAACCGTTGTCTTCTCATACCCGGAGTCCGTCCGTTCGGGCTCAAATATAGAAGAGTGAGCCGCTGGATAACAGCCAAATTCGCCATTCGGAAGCTTGTAAAACCATGAATTAGTCTTCTCCCATTTATTCAGAAAGCCGAATTTTGTAGCGCCATTCTCCGGGCAAACATCGGTGTAGGTTTGAGCGGGATGATCGTATGAAGTTCGTTCGGACATGGGGAGAGGCTGGATGGAAGGCGGGTCGGAGTCAAGACAGATTTTTGTGGCTTGTTTTAAATTTTCGCCAAATTCCAAAAATATTTTTTTCTTTTTCCGTTTTCTTCAAAGTTTTTCCAGACATATTCAAAACCGAACTCCAAAGTCAAAAAACAGATTGACCCAATGATATTATGCCCGTCTTTAGCAACTGAATAGCCGAGCCAAGTCCAACGATCTATATTGCAGAAGAGGGCCAAGCGCTTAATTTGTAGTGTTTTCATTTTGGAAATCTCTCCTTCCGGTCTGTCATTCCTTAAAACTATTCTGCCCCGAAAGAATATTCTTCGGACGGCATTCAAAAATTCGATCACAGAGGGCGCGGAATTCCGTTTTGTCTTTCATGTTAAAAAGTTTATGCCAGAGGTCGGCCCGCCCTTTAATCCAACCAGAGCACTCTCCTCCGCCATCTTTTGAGAGCCGCCGGAATACATAAAAGTCGGAAGGATTATCCGTTAAGAAATAGTAGGGGAAGGAGTTATATGATCCTAGGGATTTCATATCGGAAGACTGACAAGAGATTGCGGGCGCGTCAAGGCTGGATTTTCGGTTTTTTCAGGTCTTCCCAAAAATTCGGATTGCGAGACAATTCTTCTTTCAAGCAATTCAGACCCCTTTGCTGAATCTTATCTTCAATCTCCTCGGCGGAATCCCTCCGGAAATCAATTAAAGGCACAGAGGAGGAGTCTTGCAATTCGCCGTCGTCGTGATATAAATTTCCGGCCCCGGAGTAAGATAGGGCGAGCAACCGGCGGAAGATTTTATTTTCGCGCTCTAATTTTTCTATGTCGTTTTGAAGATTGTTATTCATAGCGCAAATTAATTTAATTTTTATTTGTTATACCCAGCCAATTCCTACCCATGTAAATTCTTTTCCGTCTATCCGGGTGATTTTAGTGAATTTCTTTTCATTCTTGGTTGTCATGGCCCAAGTCGAGACATCTTTTCGGGTCAAAGGATTACCAAAAACACCATTCGCGTAAGCATAGATTCCGTTCTCGTAATGATAATGAGCGGCGTTCTGTGCGTCTATTTTATGCTTGAAATTAAATCCAACCCAATCACCTCTCAGATAATCGTAAACCTCCCACCAGCGAGTAGTTCTGTTATACCAGTATTTGATATGATCTTCGGAGTCGTGGGAGTATTCTTTGGTTTTGGATTTGGTTTTCATAATGCTTTTTTTTCTTTCAGCCGATAAAATGCCTCATCAAAAAATGGTCCTCTGATTTTATCTTCCCAATGGCCTTTGCACCACCAAGGGCAGTGGACTTCAACCAATCCTAATGGCATGGCGTTTTCAAGGTCGATCTTTTCCTTTTCGGACAATTCTTCAAATGTTTTCATAACTAATTAATAATAAAGTGGTTGGCGAAATCAGGGTCGAACTGATACCTTAAGCATTATGAGTGCTCGGCACTACCATTATGCTATTCGCCAATAAGAGCTTATAAAAGTGGTGCAAAGCGGTGGGACTCGAACCCACATTTGAAATTATCTCATTCCAATTAGCTTTATCCGCGTTAGAACCACGGCGGCATACGCTTGCAAAAATTCTAAAAAAGAACAAAAATGGAGCGCGATAAGGAAGTTGAATCCTTACATCAAGTTTGGAAAACTCGCGTGCTGACCGTTAAACACCAATCGCGCAAAAACTATCTAAAAAGAACAAAAAGTGGCGAGTCGAGAAGAAATCGAATCTTCAACCTTTGCCTTCGGAGGGCAACGCTCTTCTAGTTGAGCTACCGACTCGGAAAAAGAACAATTAAGACAATTAATCAACCCTCAGAATGAATACGCCTCCCCAGTCTTTTTATAAATACTTTCGAGTGCAGTTTTCCGCGAGCCAAATTCAACTTCATGGGCGAGAGAACGAATACTAGAGAGGGCCTCGCCTTTTCGGCGGCAAAGATCCTTATATTTCTCCGCCATCCCTTCTGCCCGACTCAGCTTTTCTTTAAGATAGGCGATGATTTCCGCATCGGAAAGAGGAATTTCCTCCGCTCGAACCGAAATGACATTGTGGATCGTTTGAATAACAGAGCCTTTAACCATGAAGAAGTAAACGTTCCCATTTCGGGAATACTCTTCTGCATTCACGGAAATTGGAGTTTTGCGCCCCTCCTGATATACTGTGTATTTTTTCATATTTTTTTTTGTTTTTTAAGTTTGTTTTTTAATTTGGAATCGGATCGTTTACATTACTTGTCTTAACTTTAACCACTCTACCCGCTTCCCCAGTCTTGTCAACCATTTTTCCGAGAATTTTCATTCCGATTTCCGGCGTGATGATTTTATTGTGATTCCCATTCTCAAAAAATGACTTAAAGCCATTAACAGCATGACAGACCGCCATGACATTACCGGAAACGTATCCTTTCTTAGAATCAATCCGGTCAATCGTTCGGTCAGTCGCCAGAAGGTCTTTTTGCGGGCGGGGGTCAGTCAGAATAGTTCCAGTGACTTGACATTTTTTCGCCCTCATTAAATTCTTATACGCGGTGAAACTCAGGCTGAATTCGATCCCGCGAGATCTTGCATTATCCGCCTTTCCGATATAGTTCCGGGCAAGTTTAAGATCGGAAAAATTGGTTGTTTGGTTTTGGTTTTCCATTACAGATATTACAGATTTTTTAAGCAAATCGGAGGCCATCCTGTTGATCAGATTGGCTCTTGTCAACTGGATTTCGACCCGAAATGTCGATTTTTTTCCTCAAAGCACCGAAAATTTTCTTTTGCCCAGCCGTCCTCATCATGACACAAAAACAATCCTTCTTCTGATTGAAATACGGAATGACAATCTCTTTTTGTATGCCTTGTCCGCGAAATTCAGGATCAGTGTATATCCAAAGAACAGGATATTCGGAAGGATCAAACTCGCCAGAGAATCCCCAAGCAATCATGCGATCCTTTCTTTCTGTTGTCTTATCAAAGACTGCCAACAGATTGAATTTCCCCTCCGGATACAAACCAGCCCGTATTCCCTTAAAGTATCTCCGTGCGGCCCAACGCGGAACAGTCAGACTAAGCAATTGATCCCAAATTGGATTATTCGGAGTGGTCTTGCCGAGATTAAACTTTCGGACGGAAAACATTTTACTCCTTGCCAATCCCCCGGCGACCAGTCCGAACCTCATGTTTATACAACTCCATTGCATGCCGGAAAGCCTCTTGAGAATGAGTCTCACAATTTCGATACCCATCCAAACAGCCTTTCGCATAGCCCCGCGCGAAACCTTTCTCTTCTGCTTCTTTCAGCAGCTTCTTTATTTGATATTTGAAGATAATCACACGCAGACCCTTTTATTTCAAATTCTTACGAGGCACCCAAAGGATCAGCCCGAGGTAGTCCCCTTCAATTCCGTTTGATTCGCGGGCAACGCTTCCACCTTTTTCATGCTCGGTAGCAATAGTTAATTCAGTATCATGCTTTTTCTTATGCATTTTCACGAGAGATCCGTGCATGGTCTGAACTTTAATGTTTTCCATCCCCGCCTTGTTAATTATATCAAGAATTGTCATAAAGGATTATTAGGTGAAGATCTCTGGAAGGTAGGTCCGGCGGATTATGTCTTGTCGTTGCTGGGAGACGATCCGGCTTCGATGCGTGCTTATGATTCGCCCGCCGGTTGTCGTAATGCGCTGCTGTAGTCCGCATGGTTGCCAGTGTTTCGCGCCATTCACGATAGAGCGGGCGCGGGTGAGCGTTACGCCATCGTGTTCCGGCAGGTATCCCCAGCTCGGTTTTGATTTCGGCCAGCGTGTGAGTATTCGGTATTTCATTTTAATTTTCTTAATTTCCCATCTTCCGAATCTGTTCCGCCGAATATCTCTCGCCGATGCGGACTCCATTAAAAACAATATGCCCAACCTCAATTTCATTTTCCTTCCCGGTCGCCGTCCCGCGAATCACCAAATAATGCACCGGGGGAATATTTTTCTGAATTGTCCGGCCATCGAACCTTGACTTTTCGTTCGTATTAATGATCTTTCCGGGAATCATAACCTTATTTACAATCAGAAATTCCGTATCAACAAGCGGTGCCGGGGGCGGCTCGACAATTCGGACAGAAGGCGGGGGAGCGGGCGGCGGGGTTTCCTTCCGGTAAAACTTGAAATATAGGAAAGACAGGGCGGCAATGACTATTGCAAGGTGTAGATATTTATTGTTCATTGGAGGAGATTTTCAGATTGAATCTTTTCTGTCAAGCGGTTTTCTTTGTTTTCAGAAAATAATCTTACAAAGTTTGGATAGAAGGATCGAGCCGAGAACTATCAGGCAGAGGGTCAACATAATGAAGCGGGCCATTGGGCGAAAGATTTTGGGTGGGTTGATGAAATAATTTGTTATTAATACTCAGCTCGGCTAGATCCCGCGCCTCGCAGCCACTATAATTCTGTGCGATAGCCTCCGAATAGATTTGCATGAATTTCAGGCGATAAATAGGATCGAGCATGCGGAGAAACTAGGGAGCCTTATTTGTCTTGTCAATCTCGTTTTTTGTCTTCTCCGGAAAGAAATTCGCGTGATCCTCCTCCGAATAATCAATCCAGAGATGCCAGCCATGGAAATCCCCCTCTAAAACCTTCTCAACTAACAAAACGTCCCCGCAGAAATACCGACTGATGAAATCGTAAAACGGGCTGACTTCATAATCCGTCCGACTCATTTCTTTCTGAAATTCGGCGTCATCTACTACTAAGACAAACTGGTGCCGGATAAAGCCTTGCGGGACAGGCGGAGCGGGAGTCGGAGGTAGAATTCTGACCGGCATAAAATCAAAGACTGGTTCCAGTGTACAAATCTTTAATTCTCTGAGCGACAGTAGTTGAAAGTTGAAAACCTTTGGAGCGGCCCTTTTCTATTAGGTGAACGGAGGGATCTAAACTAACAATGTCGCAATTAAGAGCAGCCGCAACCGGATTTGCCAGCTTATTCCACTCTCTGGTATATCGAGAGGGTGAAGACGTTACCCTTCCATCTGGGAGTTTATATTTCTTGGGGTTCATTTTGTTTTACTTTTGTGTTTGAGGGCGCGGTTGAATGCATCCAGAACCGCCGAAACATTCTCTGGGGTTGTGAATTTTTGTTCGGCTTCGGTCAGATTTGAATAAACGAGATAACCATCAAACAGAACTTCGGAATATTTCCCTAGTTGTTTTTCCAGCTCTGAGATTACTTCGCCGCGCCGTCCCCATTCTAGAATGTAATCAGAGTGGGTCAGTGGGTAAATTCGTTGTTCGCCATCGCTTTGCATTTTTAAAAAATGGTTTGAGTTTGTTTTTCTGTTAGGAGGATTGAACTTCAAATCCAGCCGCAATCAGAGCCGCCTTTTGTTTTTTCCCGCGCACTCCGAGAAGACGCCACGCGCCTTTTTCGGAATCGGACTGAGCAAGAATGACATCACCCTTTCGAGCGGTCCAAACAGACAGATTAGCGGAGGTATTAACGGTGTTATTTGCAGTATTTTCGTTCATGTTTTGTTTTTTATTTATTTGTTTTTCTAACTTAAATTATGCAATTACCCAATCATTGTATTTCCGGAAGAAAGAGCGCGGACGTTTTGGCTCCTGATAGATAATATCATTACCGTTGAACTGAAAAGAAATCAGGCCAAAACCTCCTTCTCTATGGAGTTTATATGCCTTGTCTGCGGAAACAGTTTCCCAATCCTTGCCTTCTACTTGTCTTGCCTTTTCTTCGTTGTCCACTTGAACAAACTCCGAACTTACATTGCTATTCGGGGCATAGTTTGAACTGAAATTCCCAAAATCTTTCACAGTGCCAAGATCAGCCACAACTTCGTATTCCGAAACGACAATCTTCTGATAACAGGCGTCCACCGGAATCCGACAAACATCCTTCGGAAAAAACTTGGTCAAGACAACTCGATCATCGCCAGAACCATAATCGCGAACAAAATCTTCAAAGCCGTGATGAAAACCGGGGCCGAAAGCACAATCCGGATCGCAGCTAATTTCCTCTCGCGGCATCTTATTATACTGACCCGGCTTATTATTAATCTTTCCGGTCCATTTATCGGTATAATTCGCCTTGATAGCCTTCATGCCATAAACCGCGCCGTCATCGCCAATTGGCATCTTATATCGCTGGAGATATTCGAAAACCATCTCGATTGAACTTTGGGTTGGATTCTCCATTAGATTATCAAGGAATCGAACAAGAGATTCAAAAGGAAAACCCTCTCGGATGAATTCAAGGATTCGTTCTGTGACTGAATTATGGAGAGGTTTATCTTTATACATGACTTGACCCTCGAAGATTTTGACTTTCCCGAAAGAAAAAAGAGAAATAGCTTTCGGCAGGGAAACAATCTGAGGGACAAGATCCCACTGCTTGTCTTTAATTGCCGCCAAAAGTTTACCATAACGATGATCGTTTGAATAGATCGTATGGGGCTTCTGGCAGACAACGGTGATGAAGTCTGGGGAATAAAGGAAAGGCAGGGCAGTTGAATTACTCATGATTGATTTCTTGTGTTTGGTTTTGGTTTGAAAAAATAGTTTCAATAGCTTGCGCTCGTTGTTCGGGAGTCGCAGATAGAAGAATTCGGGGGTCGGTCCAATGCTTCCCCCAGTCATTTACCTGTTCTGCGCCGGTAATATCGCATAAGGCATCCCAAAAGGCGCACCACGCATCGCCATCATCACCAAGGATTTCCTTTTCAGCTACATGCATTAAGTCGAGAGACTTACGAGATACAGATAGGAGTTGTTTTTGTTCGGGGGTCATAATTTGTATTTTTTTATTTAGTTTTTACAATTTTGAAGCCAAGGCGGTGCAGCTCTCCAGTTAACTCTACAACCAAAGAGGTTTTTGGAATTTCCTCAAGGTATTTGTAAACTTTCTCTGATCCTTCCAAGTTATATTCTGCTTCTGCCGCATTATAAAGCGCAGTAAGAAGTGCATTATACTCGTCTGATTCAAATGTTTGCAAAATTTTCATTTTAAATTGTTTTGAATATAGGTTAGAACTTCGGGCTCACCCCAGTTCTGACACGGAATATGCCGGAGCAAGGGGGTCTTGTCAAACATTTTCTTCCAAATCTCCCCGGCCTTTTCTTTCATACGCAGCTCTTCTTTGCTAAGGTCCGGTTTTGCACAAAATAATGCCGCCCCCCAATTATGATGCGGTAAGGAGTCGCAGCCTGATTCGCTCACCAGCTCAAACAAATTGGAAATCAGTTTGGACTGAACCTTACCGGCCTCAAAAATCTCATGGAGAGCCTTAATAGCCTCGTAAGAAAAACATGGAAGACCGTAATCCATCTTAGTGAAATTAATCTTCTGAGGCTTGAAAGCATCCCACTCCTTTTGAATAAAATTCTTCAGAGCAGTTCCCAATTCATGCCAGCCGTTCTCTACCAACTTTTTCCGATAACGAGAGGAGAAAACATGGATGACCGGGCATTCCTTGAATTCAGGGTAGAAATCACCCAGCAGATTAACCAATTCACCAAGGCGGGTCTCATACGGAATATTCTTTCCGTCACGAATCAAAAAGTAACCCGGTTTTGAATCAAATTCCACATTGCAATATTCAAGGTTCGATCCGGGGACATTATATTCCTCAAATTTCTGTTCTAGGCAGTCCTCCGGATCGTATGCCCAACAGTTGTAAAAACTATCGGGCTTCTGAGTTACAGCCGAGCAACGTTCCGCCCTTGGCTTGACAGGAAGTTGGATGACGGAATCAATATCATGAAAGAGGCCGAAATCAATTCCCTTCTCAGAGCAAAAGGACTGCAACTGTTCGACGCTTTCTGGCTGGACAATCCAAATACATTTATTATCTCCGAACTGATTCTGTTCAAAATAAAATCGGGAGAGATTCCGAATCTTGCCGCTCCCTCGCTCTTTCAGATCGTAGAAAACACGGGGGACGGAATCCTCTTTTTGATGCTTTTCCCACGACAAAATACTGGATTTGATTGTATATTGATCGACCGTAATTCGCCGCTTCCATTGTTTATCCCGGCGAAAATAGGAGACAAAATGGGGGAATGGTGTGGAAAATTCAGGACCGAGAATTTCAGTCTCTCCGAATTTAATTTTGATTGAATCTTTGATAATGTCTTTGACGATATTCAGCTCGCCCTGTTCATTAAAAAGATCGAGGTAGAGCTTCCGCGCCTCGTATTCGGTCTTAATTCCGTCCATCTTCTGTTCAATTGACTGCCGAATTTCGTTTTCTACTTTATGAAGGAAAGATTTAATGAAGTCGGTTGTTTTTTTCGTCAGGCTGACATTTTCGCGGGAGGCTGAAACATCAACATCACCAATCTTGCAAAAAATGACAAGTTGTTTTGATAGCAACTTTTGATAGAAACTGGAAAGATTCTGAATTTCCGAATAGTTAATCTTATACGGCACCCCGCCCATAACAATATAAGATTCGCCATTTGAGCCCACTCGGAAGCCCCAATCTTCCATTCGGAGATGCCATTTGTTTTCAATTCGTTCGTAATCCGATCCGGGCACAATGATTGGATGGGGTTCCCAGAAACGAAAGAGGCCGCGAGCTTCGGAAATAAAGGATGAGACATCAGACTGTTTGACCTCAATGGAGACCTCCGTTCCGTCTTCCTCTTCGGTCTGAACTGTCATCAAAAGGGCAATCGCACCCTTATCAGACTCGTTGAGGTACATGTTGTAAACCCGCTTGATTCTGTTCTGAATGCAAGAGACTTGAAAAGAAGGGGAATAGGCAAACCCGGCGAACTTTCCGATGCCCATCATTCCAATATATTCATTGGACTCTGATTTAGTAGAGAGGCCGTAGGTTGAATATAATTCCATGACCGTCTCGTGACTCATGGATCGTCCGAAATCACGGATTTTTAGAGTTGGTTCAAGCAGGGTCGGCAGTTGAATTTCAATCGGGCGGTCTTTTATAAGTGCCTCTGTATGAGCGTCTTGCGAATTACTTGCGAATTCTCTGAGGGTGCAAAGCGTCTTATTACTATAAACGCCAGTTCGCAAAATCCGCATTACATGAGCGGAGGTCGATATTTTAAATTCGGTCTCTTCAAAAATACCAGAGCGAGAGACGGGACGGTTTTCGGTTTCAAGTATCATACGGATAATTCTTTATTAGGTTGTTCAGACAGACGGTGACAGAATCGGCGAACTTGTCAAGCCACTAAACTCGACCCAAGGTATAAACCTCTGACTCTCCGGCATTCTCCGAATAAATATTCAGACTGACCCGTTCAATCCGTTCCATAAAGAGGTTTGCCCTTTCGTTGGCTAGATCAGTGACTTTCTGTTCGTTCCACTCAATCTGGCAGTCGATCTCATCACCGACCTCATCACAAATCATCTTCACGATGTAGTCAATTTCGGAAGATTTCTCTTTTATGATCTCCCCGCGAAAACAACTCATTAAAGCCTCATCCAAACGGCTGAGTGGACAGTGTATGTAATTGAATTGGTCTTTCAGTTTATGGACGGAGCCGGAGCGGAGAACCCCGTAATTGTAGAGGAAATTTTCTGTCCGTTTTAGGAAAGCATCGTCACCTGAGAAGGCCAGCGTGACATATTCCGAATTCTGATTGTCAAGGTAGAATTTTCCTGTCTCGTTCAGGAGTGTTGGGGTTGCTGACATTTGGTTTGTTTGTATTGTTTTAGTATTAATTCCGAACGGATTCAATTAGTTTGTTAATCCATTCCGCCCGTCCGTTTGCCCGCTCGATCTCTTCCTGAATTTTCTTTTCGTTCCGGGGAATATCCTCAACTGCCATCGTGAGGTGGTCGGCCCAAATCTGAAGCGGGGTCATTTCCTGATAATCCGACAGAGCCTTTTGATAATAGGAGTCACTTCCATCCCACTTCATAGTTTCCTCAATCTGTTTCACCATGAAATCCTTAAAGTTAACATGATCGGGGGTAGGCGGAGCGTATGAATAAACCCAAAGTAAGGCCTTTTCGAGTTTTTCCTTGTTTTTATTATGTTTTTCAATAGACGCCTTGGCGGATCTAATACCTTCGCGAATCACTTTCTTGCCATAATTAATTCGCTGTGCCTTATTCATGCGGATCAGTTTTTGAATCTTCTTCTCGGCGTCTTTTAAGGAATCTTCGTAATATTTTGTTTCTGCCTTGGGGATTTCCAGAGGGGCCTCCAGAGAATCGTCCCGCTGGTTAATGCAGGCCCCGAAAGCGCGGGCGCAAATCTTGGTGAAATCGGAAGGTTTGCGAGTTTATCTTCTAGGATGTATGCGGTGTATGAGGAGGGCATGGTGTGATAATTTGTTGGTTTTTAATTAATTGTTTTCTGTTTTTTTGTCTATTTGATTAGTTTGTTGATCGTATTTAAAATTTCCGCTTGCTCTTCCTGAGTCGGGCAGACTTCGGAGAAGAAATCCTGCAAATTCTGAAATTCTTTTTCCGCCCAGAATGTATACACATCAGTTCGGACTGAGGCTTGTCCGGGATTGAGGTTAATCAGGGTGCCTTGTAGGTCCGAATTCCGAAATTGGAAACCGAAAGAGCGGGAGAGAGTTTGGGTGATCGGATCGGACATCAGGATTGAATTAGTTCTGGATTCTCAAAGATATTTCCGATAATTTTGCTATACCTAGCGAACGCAATCAAGCTATTTTCGCCATCGCAAAACATACCGTCTTTAAAAATAATCTGGCTTCGCAATTTTGAATTATCAAACTGTTCCAAAATATCCCCTTCATAAATCTCCCGATCATTTTCGTCTTTTAGTCCGGTAAATTGTTGGAAGACCAGTAAATCATCAGAGGTGGCGTCAATTCCGTTGTGGCATTTTTCATCTCGGTAATTCAAATGACTTGAAATAACTTTTTGCCAGTTATATTCATAACGATTGCTGACTTTGCACCAAACTCGGAATTTCAGTATTCGATTCTGATTCATAATTCAGTCCTATTGGTCAATTTTTACAATTTCGTCCGAATTCCCAACAATCTTCTTAATATCAAAAACACTCAGCGTGCGATTTTCCGTCAAAACATCAATCAGGCGGGCGAGCATGGCAGAGTTATTCTGGGCAATCTCTTTGGCATTTTCGGCGACACCCCTCGTATCATAACCGGTATTTGTCAATTCCGATTCAATATAATTAACCAGACTGTTCGTTTGAGTTTTCTCCGGCCACTTATACGGTTCAATGTATGTGATTTCCATATTTAATAAACTTGCTTTTAGTTCAGCACTTCAATCTTCATGTCTCTGAATGGGATGCTTGGATTACCGTGCCAGCAAACCTCTCCAAAATCATGCATCAGACTCCAAATCGGATCTTCTAAACGGTCCCCTTCTGTTTTTTCTGCTGGGGCGTTCTTCCCCATGAAAGCGTGAATGCGATTGTAATGATCGGCCCCGTATTGGGTCAATATGACTTTACAGCGGCTATTCAGATTGATATTCATTCAGATTTCCCCGTTCTTTTTCTTCGCGGACAATTCACGATAAAGCCGGTGCAAAGCCAAGCGAAGCCCCTCTCGCTTTACAAAAACATCATTTGCCGCACAACAAGATTCAGTAATCGCCAGCGGTTTTACAGTTCCCGGTGCCGAATTAGCAATATCCACCTCGGCCCGATCTTTGTATGCCATAACAGCAGTTCGCGCACGGATTGTCTTCCGACTATGAGGCAAACGAACGGGCGGATTAAATTGGGTGTGATGAATTTCAAGGAAGACGCCGAACTTTTCCTTAAAGAGTTCCTCCAAATATACGTGAACCTTATCCTTGGCGGGCTTATTGGTAATAATGCTATTCATTTTTTTGTTTATTGGTTTGTTTTTATTTTAGTTGTCTGACCTGATAGAACGATAGGGGAAACCCCGATTCTGGTCAAGAGAAATTCCGAGCCCGTTTAGGGGGTTTGCAATGTCGGTTATCCGTTAATCTTTTTCCCGTAGCGATCACATTCATAAAGAACTTTCCCTGCCTTAAATGCAGCTTTATGCGGATAAGACGGCTCTGACCAAGTAAACATATCAGACGGATCAACCTCAATCGCGATATATCGGTCATTAGGCTTATCCCGAAACTCATCGCAGAAATAAGCCCGTGAACATGCGTGGAATTTACCTTCACCGCACTCTTCCTCTGATGGATTCCAAGATGGATGACTCATGACTGAGCCGACCAGCCAAACCGTCTCATTCTTTTCCCCTTCTTGAGTTTTCCAGTCGGAAGACACTTTCTTGTAAAGAATAATTTTATCTTCGTTTTTGTCGGTATTTTCTCGCTCATTCCATTCTTCGACACTGTATTGGCGAGGGGGTAGATTGATAATAGTCGAAGTTTCCGACTTTTTGATAAACTTGGCGATCTTAAGCGCGAAAATAACAGCGTAACCCGCGATTTCAATAACGGTTGAGGCGGAATGATTATGGATAGCGACCTCATTCGACGCTACAACGTGAGAACTTCCCCACGCTTCAACGTGAGAACTTCCCCACGCTTCAACGTGAGAACTTTCCCACGCTTCAACGTGAGAACTTTCCCACGCTACAACGTGAGAACTTCCCCACGCTTCAACGTGAGAACTTCCCCGCGCTACAACG